AATACTATGTATACCCGGGTTGCTAGAGTAGCTTATAGTAGCATGTACGTTGTCGAAGCCCATATCAAAATCGTCATATGTTGCCATTATTTGCTTAGGTACTTGTCGGTATACGTGTCGAAGACCTTTTTCAATTTCTGGCAACATACATCTTGGGTGCGGTCTAAAGATAATAGGGCGTTCACTGTGTGTTCGAATAGTATCGATAGTGTCTAATAGCCATTGGCTCATACTAGGCATTTCTGCCCACTGTAAACTCTTATCGTGTTGTCCGCATATTAGAATAAAATCCCCGTTGGATCTCCAAGGCTTACAAACCAGTCCCAACTGATCAGCGCGAGTCCCATCATTACCTTGCTCACTAAAGTAACCGTCTCTGTTAATTCCATTTAATCCTACTTTCCATGTTGTGCCACGGTTGATACCACCAACTTCTAATACTATGGTAGGTTTCTTTTGGTCCCATACTGCTTTATTTCTTGCCATTCGGCCATTAAATAGTACACTCCAAATAACATTAACATCGGCGCTATCATCATTATAGATAACAGTATGACCGTTATCCACAAGGCTGTTTGCAAAAGCAGTAAACACAGGCTTGCTATTAAGTGCGCCATATTCTGTCCAAAGACTAAACTTCATTCCAGTACGCTTCAGGTCTAGCATTCATTAAGTCCTTTAGTTGACTCTTGCGTTTCTGTTTGCGCCCGCCTTTCATGTGATCAATCCATCGGCCTAGTTCTGTGTTAATAAGAGGATGACCGCCGCCGCCAGTCTTTGCTGTCTTGACATAAATGCCTGCGCTGTAATCAAACACATGTGCATCTTCAAAACGCATCCTGTTTAATATTTTGCCAAACACATAACTGTCATGCCATTCATCTAATGTAAATATACCGTTGTCTGCATCTACATACATGCGTTCAAACTCTACAAGAAACTCTTTACACTTAGCAGTGTTTAGATTCATTCCGTAAAAGCCGCACTCTGGCCAAGTTTGTGATCCAGTGCCTCTGCCTACAAATGTCATCCAACTTTCGTTAGGTAACTGTCGTTCAAAGTCTTCTCTACTCCAGGGACTATGTACGTATGTATCTGCATCAACCCATACTACCCAATCCTCAGATCTTTCGCATGCATCAAATACAGCATATACTTTATTAGCAAACCTTACAGCATCCCACTTGAATGCTTTATGATGATCACGTGGCCGTTTATCAATAATTTCTTGCGGTGGCCTTCCGTTTGCTTTAGGAACAGCTCCCCATCTTGACTTAAATGCATTTAACTTAGGCAGTGCTGTTTTAGCATCTAATACAATAATGTTATCTGAATTTACAATAGGATTACAGTCTTCTGCATACACTAACAGTTTAATTGACGGGTCTACATTTTTAGCCCAGCTATCTAAAAACCTTTGTCCATAAACCATTAAGCCTTCGTAATGAAATGTTGTAACTGCTGTAATTTGCATGTCTGTTCCTTTATATATATTGTTTTAGGTGCTGCCAAGCTTCACCTGTTTTAAGTTCGTCAAGTGTCCAATGACACTGTGCTAGTTTTTGTAACCAGCGTTCTCTATCAAATTCTTTTGGATTCTCTATATCAGCTAATGAGTGATGCGTAACATCACTAGCTTGACTTCTAGTTGGATCAAGTACAAATGTTGGTACTCCTTCAATAGCACTTGCTACTGCCGGACTGCTATTATAGTTAACTACTGCATATGCTGTTGCAAAGTCTTCCATTATACTATCAGTATAACTAATTCTTACTTTTGGAATTCGGTAACCGGCTAACATTTTAATGTGGCCGCCAATCTTTTTATCACCTGGATGAAATCGTATTACTATAGTACGATCGCTGTGCGCACGTATTTGTCCTATAGTTTGTACAAGCCATTTAACAACACCTTGTCCGTCCATGCTCCAGCCACCGTCACGCTGGCAACATACTAATATATCCTTACCGTTGTTAAGTTTCCAATCCTTAACTTGTATATTCATGTCTGCTTTTAGCTTATCCCAACGCTTAGGATTTGGATTGTCGTAACAGTACTCTCCTGTTGTAGGGAATATGCCATCGTAACTATATCTTAAATAGCCGCTGGCATTTGTTCTATCAGCATACAAAAACAAATTTGCATCAACAATTAAGCAACGTTTGCCTCTATTAATTTGATTATCATACACTGCTTTGCGTAACAGCAAGTGCTTAGTTTGTTTGCTATCTGAATGTACAAAGCCTTGTAACACAGCAACATCAGTATTCATAGGATGCCATCCGGTAACAACTGCTCCCTTGTCTCCCACTTTGTTAACCCCTTCAATGAAGTTGTTAATGATTGCAGGCTTCTCTGGATTTCTATTTCCCGGAGGTATTCCCATTAAGTATGATGCTACAGTTATCATGATAAGTTATACTTCTCTATTAGACGATAGGCATTACCGTTTGCCATTTCATTTGTAGTATATTGACAGTATGCAACCCAATGTTGCCACTTCTCGACTAAAGTTGTATCCGAATACAACGGTGTTTCTATCTTGGTTAGGTCTTTTTCACAAAGCATGTCAGCAATGTTCGGCGCACTAACAAATGCAGGCACACCATAACCTATGGCTTCAGTTGCCGCTATACTATTATATGTAACAACTGCGAAAATATTATCGTCATCAAGTTGATTGTATATTGATCCGTTACCAATCCGCTCTCTTCTTAACCCTTTATCTCTAATAATTATAGGTCGCTTAGTATGTTTTTTAATTGTTGCTATTGTAGTGTCCAGCCATTCCTGTCTATTTATACCATAAAACTTACAAGGCTTATCACTAGGCGTTACTAGTAATATAGGGCCACCGTCTTTCTTCCAACCAGGAAATGTTAAGTATTGTAATCCAGGAGTTGACTCAACATATGTGCGCCATCTATCATCAGGCACGTTTACAAAGTTACTATGTTGCATACCATTTTTAACTACTCTATGATATATTTTACGCTTTTGTCTATTGCCTATGTATCCAGTATCAATATAGTAAAAGTCTCTTCCGGTTGCTTCGCATTCTCTAACAGCTTTTCTACTGGCCATACTTCTAATAGCAACTGGCAAATCCAATGAATGATTTTTTAACTCTTTATAACTAGTAACATACTTTGCATCAGTACCTTCTTGCCATGCCTTAATTATACCATCGTCTGGGTCAATTGCTAGTTGTGGGGGTATCACTGTAGTTTCATCTAACATTATTTGTCGTCCATCATATTTTGTAGTTCTTGTTTCCATTCTGTATGAAACTCGCAGTTTCTATAATTTTCAAACCACGGTCCGCCTTCTGTGTAGTGTAAAGCCTTTGGGCTTCCGTCTTTGTAATGACCAACTAAGAAATTCCATTCGTAATTTAAATCTCCAATCTCTTCGTCAGTTAACCAACTAAAGCGATGTAAGTATGCTCCGTTAATTTCTGGTTCGTTAACTAGGTCCATAGTTAATTTTGCATTGCTAGGATGCGCACAGTTAAACAACATTACACTTGACCAGTTCTTACGTGGATAAACTGTTTGCACTTGTCCATCCATCTTAATACCTTCTTTAGGTGCATAGTCGTGCTTAACACACATTACTGCATACTTGTCATCTGCTTGATCAAATAGTTCTTTAACGTCATCTAAAAAGATAATGTCACTGTCACAAAACAATGCCCATCCACTAAAGTTAGTAAGTTCAGGTATAAGGAAGCGAGTAAACGTAAACTCTGTACTTGCAAGTTTATCTACAGGACGAGTATACCATCCTGCCTCTCTAAGTTTAGATTGTATTAAGGGTTTTACTTCTACGTCTTTACTACGAGATTCAAGACTGTGCTTGCATACTTGATATGCAATGTCTTCTCGTGTGTCATAACCTACAAATACTTTCATGTATCTTTTCTTTCTATGTCTTCTTCAATGCAATTAGTACCGTATTGTATTTCAACTAATTTTAATGGAACATTAGTTTCGTTTGCTAATTGATGCCACATGCCTAATGGTATGTGCAATGACTGGTGTTGTTGGAAAGTGCCGTAGATATCTACATCTGTACTAGCATCCAACGTATACACTGTTGCAGTACCTTCTGCAATAAACCAATGCTCAGCACGTTCTGCATGACGTTGCATACTTAATATTTTACCAGGTTCTATAATAAGTTCTTTTACTTTACTGTGTTCATCATATTCGTGTATCACTCTATAATACCCCCATACTCTTTCAGTCTTAGGCGCTTTCCACTCTTCTAGTATCCAGCTCGAACTGTTAGCTTTGTTTTCTCCACCGACACCAAATACAAACTCTACACCTTCAACTGCCATCTCAGGGATGTTTTCAGATGTTCGGTCGCCGCCATTAGCAAATATTATTTTATCGTTAGGATAGTGTGCTTTAACTTGTTTTATAAAATTTATAGCAGAATTATCATCGTCCATAAATGTAAAAACTTCGTCTACCATTTGTAAGTTGTTTACAATACATAGGCGTTCATTCCAAGGCATAAATGCCCTGCCCTTCTTACGCTCAAGCCATTCGTCTGAATTTAGGCCAACGATTAATCGATCGCCTAATTTCTTTGCTTCTTTAAAATAGGCAATATGCCCGCTGTGTAGTGGGTCAAATCCACCTGTGACTAATACTACGTTCATGCTAATACTTATACTAGCACTTAATGGTCTTGCAATAGATTTGGATACAATGGTTTTAAATGTTCCCAAGGTAACCCTGCAATGCATTCATCTTCACGCCACTGACAGTACGATAAGTTGTTTAACCATTGCTGTCTATCAAACGTTTGTGGAGATTCAAGAGTAGCTAAATCTTTATTACTGCAATCCCATGCCATGCTACTAGGGCACATACTAAATGTAGGGATTCCTTCCATAATACTTTCAGTAAGTGCGTTACTATTAAATCCTACAACGGCCCATGCTCTATCAAAGTCAGTTTGTAATGCAGTTGCTCCAGACAAGAATCCTTCAGCTGAAACGTTTTCGCTTATTTCAATTCCAGGTAAGTTCAGGTCAGCAAGCATTTTTAATTGGTCGTTTCTTCTACTAGGATGCGGTCTTACTAATATTTTTCTATCAGTATGTTTTTTAATTTCGTTTATAGTAAACTCTAAAAACCCTTTGTACGAACCATGCTTTGTTAATAGATTTTTTAAGCTACTATCGCCCGGACGTTGTAATGTTAATAATACATACTCGCCCTTTGTGCGCCAATCTTTAACTTCAAGTTGTTGATCAGCTTTTACTTGCTTCCATCTATCGTCAGGGCAATTAAGATTGTTATAATATCCTTCGTCTCTAAAATAACTATACCAACTGAATCTATGATAAGACTTGCCAGGCTTGCCAGGATCAGGATGTGGCATGTTACGTCTAAACACAGCACTCTCAACACATATCCAAGGCTTATTACTATCTTCTATAATGTTATAAAACTTACCTAGTTTTCTTTCTTTCTTATTTTGTTTAATATTTGCTTGCACAAGTACGTCTGCACTATTAATAGTATCTAAGTCTGATGCAGGTACTACGATCCAACTTGAAGGAATTGGATGCCACGACCAAAGCAATTCTTTAATTGCAACAACTTTAATTGTCATTAATAAACACTAAGCCTCGATTTTTTACAAATGCCTTGCGGCCTTTTTTATGGTACTTACAATTAAGTGTTGATTCTTTTCTTGTTAACTTAGTAAGGGCTTCGTCATAACGAAATTTGTATGATGCCATAGTTTGTATCCAGTATGCTTCGTCTTGCTCGTTAACATGATGATGTCCTCCCCAACCTACTGGGGCATAAGTTATTACCATTACTTTACATGCTTGGAAAGAAGTAATATACTCTGGTATATATTTTTCATATACGTGTTCAACAAACTCAACACTCCAACCTAAATCATAAGTTTTTTCTAATGTTACAGGACCTTTTGTGAAATCATGTATAATAAACTTACTATTGTCATATCGATCAATTGTATGATCACCGTCGATACCTAATGCTTCCATTCTGTATTCTTTTTCAGCGACTTCTACCATGCCCCCTAATCCGCAACCAACATCTAAGAATGACTTAGGATTTAATACTTTGTGTAACGCACTTAATGCACCTAAGTCTAAGTTTGCTACATTGTTGTGTCCACCTAAGTGATCATCTAGTTCAGTCATGTGTATCTCCATTAGTTGACGCTGAATGGTTACGAGTAGCGTCAGCTATTGGAATTGTTTCTGCTAACATCTCTCCCATTAATTTCTTACGGTCTTCTCTAGCGGCTTCTAATGCAAATCGTTTTAGAAACTTTTGTTGAATACGTTCTTTAGCATTACCCTTAGTATGTACCATAACTTGATTTATGCCACTGTTGTTAAAAGGACTTTTAGCATTAATAGGATTTGGATTTAAATCTAAAAATGGTTCTTGGTCTTCATACGACAATCGTAACTGAAAGAACACCCAACTGTCATGTGTTTCACGCAAGTGATCCAAGCCAGTTAAATATTGATTTTCAAAATTATTAATAAATTCTCTAGCAATCGGGTTGCTAAGATTATAACCTACTAACCCACACTCGTCGTACTCACCCGGACGACCTAAGTATGTGATTGCTTTATGATCCGGAAAAAGTTTATCTAAAAATTCCGGTGTCATGGGGCTGTGCATTAATACATCAGCATCTAGCCACACTAGCCAATTGTCTTGTTGCACTTTAGCTTCTGCAAATATTGCAAATGTTTTGTGAGCAAACTTAATTCCTCTCCATTTAAATGCTTTAGTACCACCTTCTTGCTTCATGCCAATGTGACCATTATAGTGTGGATTGTCTTTGTGGCGCTCTTTAAATGCAACTAAATCTGGTGATGCGTTATATAACTCTTTATAAATTATGCGTGGGTGTACTGCTCCGACATCAATATTATCTTCACTGTATACTACAATGTCTACATTATTAGGAAGATGTTCTGCCCAACTTTGTATGTTTACTTTTGATGTTGAGTTCCAATATTCGTTGTTAAGACTTGTTACAAATGTGTATTTCATTATACTGATGCATCCTCCATTCCGGCTACTCTTAGTTTTACAATATTAGTTATCTGCCATTGCTTCTGGTCGAGACCTTTTAAGACTGCTAGCCATTTGTTACGCATTAACGCAAATTCATTAATAATCTTTTCCATATCAACTACATCTGTTTCACCGTCTACGTATTTTTCAACGTCACGACTTGACAATGCCCTTTGATAATTTTCAAGATATTTCTTAAAAAATGAGCTACGCAACCTACGTAGCTCAATATTTAAATAGTGAAGGATTGCTTCTACTTCTTGTAACTGATGAAAGCGATTTTCAACAATGCCTGGCATAGCCGAAGCAGAGCGTTCTACATTACCAGTTAGTTTAACCTCTTGTCGTGCTTCATGCAATTCCTTTTCAAAAAATGCAACAGCATCAGGTATCTTACTGATGTCTCTACTTACTTCACTATACCAACCCATTTATTCTTCCCAGCCTAAATCGTCTTCGTCGTCGTGTGAGTCTTCAGTATCAAGTTCTAGATAATAGTTAATTGCATTATCTAAAACGTTACAGCTACCGAAGCATTCTCTGAGAACTTCTTCACCTGTACCATAATCAGCTAACATGTCAACATATCGCTCTGCAGCCATTTCAACATGTTTCTTATCTAAGTACTCTTTAAAAATAACCCATACCTCAACAATCTGTTCGTCATTCATTTGTAGTTGCTTCCTCAATTTGCTCAAGAGTCGCTTCTTCAATAACTTCATCGACGATTGGTGCTGGTTTCATTTTCTCTTCGTATTGATCCATAACCATATCAAGTGCTGGACCTAGCCATTGCTTACGATAGTTAAGATGTTCTTCTCCGTTTAAGTCAATGTACTTGAGTCGATTGCCTTGCTTAACTAACAAGTTCTTCTTCTCAAATAATTCAACTAGACCACTGTATGGATTCATACCAGTTTCATAAGGAATCTTAACCTGCACACCTTCAAACGGTTTTGCATAGCGAGTCTTCATTACCTTACAACCAGCACGTATGCCCATAACTTCTGAGATCTTGTTGCCGTCTTCATCTTCTTTTAACTTCATCTTTTTCATTGCAACAACAATACTTGATGCATAGATAAAGCCTGCGCCGCCACTAATTTTATCATCTGGGTCAAACATATCTTGCGATGCGTATGTGTGGTTAGTACATACTAGTCCAACGTTCAATGAGCCAATCATGTTAACTGTGTTACGAACAAGTGAAGTCAATGCCTTAGGCTTACGACCCATATCACCTTTCATATCACCCTTGTTAAACTGATCAACGTCAGTAGGTGTTAGTAACATACCCAACGAGTCAACTACAAACAATACTTTAGGACGATCTGCTTCATCCATTGCACGATAGTCGTTAACAAATGTTGAGATAGTTTTTGCCACATCGTCGATCATACTCATATTGAGTTTGAGCAACTTCTCTGGGCTTGTGTCTACTTGCAATGCCTGCAACCAGCTCTCGTCAAGTGCATTCTCTGTGTCAATTAGTACTACAAAGATGTCTTGATCCTGTGCGTGTTTTACAATGTTGCCAGCGCAGAAATAACTCTTACCTGCTCCTGACTCACCTGCAAACACAGTAACCTTACCTAGCGGAACACCTTTGTGAAAGTCTCCTGAGATAAGATAGTTTAGTGCATATGATCCTGTTGAAATCCAATCAGTGGGATCGTTAAATCCTGTACTCATGCCTGAGATACTTTTAGTCAAGTCCTTACGGAACTTGCTTACGTCGAATGACTTAGCCATGTTTTCTCCTAAAAAGTCAAAGTAGTGTAGGGGATTTCTCCCCTACATGGTGTACCTAATTTTAGGCTTGTCTGGCGCGAATCATTGCAAGTATATCACTTGCATCGCCGCTTGGTGCCGCTGCCGCTGGTGCCGCTTCTGCAACTGGTGCCGCAAAAGATGCTTCAGCTGTTGCTACGTCTGCCGCAAAAGGTGCCGCTACTGCTTCTACTACTGGAGTTGCAACTGGTGCATCCGCAGTTCTCGAAGTTGCTGTGCCGCCTGCACTTGCGATATTTGGATCGCCTGTACGTGACTGCATGCCTGCTGGACGGAAGTATTGTGACCAACGATCTGCATCATATGGTTGATTATCAACCGATGCTTCAAACATTTCTTGCATAATCTTTACTGCAATTGCGTCTGGCTTCTTTGGAAGGAAGTCACCTAAGTTATACAATCCGTGTGCATCAATACCTTGCATTTCTGCATCACCTAATGGACGATCTCGACGTGCCCAATTTGATGTGCTGTAATCTGCATAACCACCTTTACTAGTTTTGTTAAGACGGAAGTCTACACCACCTGTGTAGTCTGTTGGTAACTCTTCCATATCAGGATCCATAAGAGCCTGTTTAATGATTTGAAAGATTTGTGGTCCAATAATAAAGCGTCGGATTGGATTCTCTGGAGTACTATCTTCTTGAAGTGGATTATCTGTTACAAATCCTTGGAATACGTATGAACGCTTTTTCCAATACTTACGACCCATGTCTTCTAGACTTGCGTCTTTAAACCAACCGCGTACTTCTGCTAAAATGTTGCAGTTGTCGCCATACATTTCCATACAAGGTACTTGTACTTGTACAGGCTTGCTGTTAGGCTCGCCCTTAATTCCAGAGAAAGGTAACTTAATCATAAGTCTCTCTGTCCAGAAAAATGTGTTGGATTCGTCTCGATCTGGAAGGAATCGGATAGTTGCGCTTTGACCTTCTGCAATATTCCAAAAAGGATAAATTGCATTGTCTCCGCCAGTGCGTTGTCCGCCTCCAGTTTTAACTTCTTGTTCTTTAAGTTTAGCTCGTATTTCTGCTAATGATGCCATAGTTAATGCCTCCTAATAGTGCCTATGTTTGTTCTAGTGCGTAGCTACATTGCTACAGTGCCTTTAATGTTACAGCACAGTTATTATTATATACTCTGTGCGTAACAATGTCAAGTCTTTTTTAAAGAAAAAGAAATAAAACTTATAAGTGAGTTAGCGTAGTCCTGCTAACTTACGAATTCTGTCATGCTCGCCTGTGTCTGGTGCTTCCATTTGCTGTGGTTGTGTTTGCATTTGATATTGTTCTACAGTTGCTTGCAACCGCTCAATAAACTGCTTTGCAGGAGTAATGTACTGTTCTCCATAGTCTTTTTCGATCATAGTAAGTATTGCTGTTTCACCTTTTGGAAATTCGCCTGCATCTCTGTCGTAGTAACTAACGATAAACTCACCTAATGGAGTCTTTTGCTCTTTAGGTGCCGGTGCGTCTTCTTTGCCCATTGCTGGATCATCGCCGCATTCTGCTTCATCTTCTTTGGCATTTCTGTCAAAGTCAGTTGTGTATAAGTATTCTATTACAGGGTACAACGTGTTTACAATTTGATTACCAAACTTGCCGTTCTTGCCCGAATCTGCATCACGCTCTAATTTCTTAGCTTCGCCACGTAGTGTCATCATTGCTTCAATAGCTGCCATAGCATTTTTATCTAGGCCTTTAAAGCCCTTTGTTCTTGCTTCAATGAAACTATATACGTCCCATACATCGTTTGCATATGCATTTGCTAAGTTGCCTTGATGATCGTCTTGTCCACGTTCAATCTTTTTACCTTTGCCACGTAATGCACCTAGTACATCAATAGCATCTTTACTTGTGTTAATGTATGCTTCGCTAACTTCTTCTTCATTAACATCAGCAAACTGTCCCATTAGTCCTTCAAAGTGTGCATCAATTTCAGATTCTTCTACTGATTCACCTTTCATTGCGGCAAATCTATCTCTTTGTGCTTTTTTAGCGGCTTCATCTTCGGCATCCATCTTTGCAACACCAGCGTCTCTATGCTTTTGTAGAGCATCGCCTTTTAGTTTGTGTGCTAAGTCTGCTTTGCCATGTTGTTTGCCTGCTAAACTCTTACCACCATTATAAGCGCCTGCTTTAGCCGCTTGGTCTGATGCACTTGATCTAGCTTCTTCAATTTCGTCATCAGATGCTTCACCTAATAACTCTTCAGGCCCTAGTGCTAATGCTTTAGTATGCTCGCTTACTAGCTTATAGATATATGGAAATATATCTGATAGTTCTTCGTTAAACTGTCTAATAGTAAGTTGATCAACCCAGTTACTTGAAACATCTTCCGGAACGTCTTCAAGTATAGTTGATTCAAAATTTGCAACTGCTTCTGCGTATACATTTTTACGTTGCAGTGTTTCTACTGTACGTTTTACTGCGTCAATACGATCATTTATTACGTCTGAATATTCTGCAAGACTTTCAGCCATGACACCGTTTCTTGACATATGATTCTTAAATTTCTTTAGCTTATTAAGCTCTTCTGACATACCAACAATGTGTTTGCCAAAGTCATCATACGCATTACCGCCTTCTGCTACGTGTCGTGCCATTGCTCTTGCACCATTCAAATGTTTGAACGGATACTTAAAGCGTTCGCCTTCTACACTTTCAATATGAATAGTCCCAATCTTTTGTGTGCGTCCGCCTGCACGTTCTTGGTTAACACTTTCAGTGTGCTTAATAACTATTCTTGCGCTGTCTACGTTTTGGTAACTTACTTTACCAGTTCCGTATAATTTTGATTCTGTCATGTTGTCGTCTCCGGAATTTGTTGCTAGGTATTTATAATCTCTTTTGTTTAAATTCGACTTTGTGATATCCCTAACGTCAAAGTTTAAAAGTCTTTTCCTAGCAAAACTCCTAAGTTCTTTTAAGAAGCTATACCAATTACTTTTTTGAATACTTTGTTCTTTAGTAAACAGTTCGTTATTATACATAATAACTACCCCGTCTTTTTCGCTTATGCTGACGCTAACATTACTATCTTCATCGTATTTAAAGTCAAAATATCTAGCATCTGTAGGAACATTAGTTACATTTCCTTCTTGGTCACCGATAGTTACTTCACTGAAACGTCCGCGTATCTTATTAAACAGCTCTTCACTTATTTTATCTAAATCTAACATGTAAGTATTTATCAATAACTACTGCTAATAAAGATAGGCATGGGCGGTTCGTAATCTTCAATTTGATCTGCTTGTGTAAACGTATTATAGATCTTAGGATCCCAGTCTTTGAGTACCGCCATCATTCTTATTGCAAGAAGTGTAGCACTAACTAAGTCATCACTTTGGCCACCTTTAGCTTGATAACTACTACCTGTTGCAACAAAGTTTTTAAGCTCTGATATAAAAGGTTTACTGTGTACAGTCATTTTATCATTCTCTAGCATAGTTTTAAGTCTACTACATGCTGTAATTTTAGTACCATGTGTAGTGTTAAATCCTTTACGGAACTTTCTTACATGTCCTTTGCGCATAGGTTCACTTACAAATAGTCCAGGTATATTCTCTTCACCAAAGTCATTAATAACAAGTAAACATGCTTCGCCTATACCATTGTTTTCAACACTCCAATATATACCGTTAGTGTTGCCAGTTTCTGATTGCAAGTATGTGCAGATATCTGCAAGCACTCTTATTTGTCCAGGAATAGCTGTTGTGTTATGTTGCCACTCAGCTACTTGTATGTAACTAGGTAATTCAAATACTTGTATAGCGGCGTTGTCGCCACCAGTACCCATACTAGGATCAAGGGCAACAGCGTATGTATACTCCGGTGTTGGCTTTTTATACCAACGGGTTTGTCCCATATTAATTAGTGGGGTAGTGCCTTCCATAGTTGCAAGTTTAATACTGTTAACAAGTGTTTCATCATACACAAGGAATTCACAGTCATATTCACGGCGGAATCTTTCCTCGCCAATGCGTCCTAGTTCTTCTTGTTTCCATTTAGCATCTCTATCTGGATGCTCTTCCCAATAACTACGGAAGCTATGAAACCCATTTTGGCCTAGTTCTTGTTCATTGCCATGCTCGTCAAACTTATCTTCAGCACCTTTCCAAATTGTAGCAAAAGTATCTTCATCACTATTTGGTGTGCTTGTAAGAATTGCTCGTCCACCAGTAGCTAGTGTCGGAGATATAGAAGTCCAAAAGTCAATAGCAACATTAGGTTGTACAAATGCAAACTCATCACAGTATAGTAATGATATAGACATACCACGTCCTGTGTTGCCTGTTGTCGTAGCACTAACAATACGTGATCCGTTTTCAAATTCAATACTACCTTTGTTGTAGTTTGTAACACCAGCACGTATATGGTCTGGGCACATTTCATAGAGATAGCGTATGCGTTGCATAATCTCTTGTGCGCCTGTATACTTGTGTGCGGCAATTAGAATAGTTTGATCAGGTACAAACATTGCGTACCACGCTAAGTAGATTGCCGCACATGTTGTTTTGCCTGTTTGTCTAGGCAACATGTTAATATTAAATCGATAGTTGTGATAGCTTGCAAGTAGACGTTCTTGATATTCAAATGGATCAAAAATAAGTTTACCTCTTACAGGATGTTGAATAGTTGCAAACTTTCTAGCAAAGTACATGTATCCTTCATCTGGCTCCATACACTTCATTAAGTCTGCAATTTGTTCTTCAGTAAACGTTTCTTGTCTATTTGCTTTCTTAATTAAGACGCCGTCTAGTGCTGTTGCCATTAGTGTTCAACCTCCCACATTCTACCGTGCTTCATAAACTCACCTATAATATTAACACTACGTCTGCGCTCAATAGGATCAATTCGCGGAGTAACACTATGTACACTGTGGGCAACATTTAAAAACATACCAAAACTATTTGCTTTATACGGAATTTCAACATGCGGAATATGTATATCATCTTCTACAACTCGTGTTTGTAAGGGTTTAAAACTTTTTACTTCTTTAATAGTTTGATGTATTGTAAAGTTTCCACCTGCTGATTTGTCAATATCTTTTTTCATATACAACAACCCTGCGTATATTTCTTTTGGATTATCTAAGTGCGGAGTTCTTGATGTACTTGTTTGGTCAACTGGTTCGTGTACTACAAGTTGACAGTCGGTAACATGTTTACCTTTTGACAGTTTGCGCACCCCTACAGTATCTGTAATTAAGTTTTCGTAAAACTCTTCGCCATAATATTGTAATATGCCCTTTTCAAATAACTTAGCACAATCTCTAAAGTATTCTGGACTAGTATGAAATTCAAAAAAGTCTTCCCATATAGCTGGCATAACTGCATCTACATGCGCCTGTCGGCTTTTATATCTATAACAAATGCCTTCATCACCTGCGTCAGTACTGCATACTAAGTCTTCAGGAAATGATTTTTCTAATTCGTTGTATACATTTTGTGGCAATGCATTGTCAACAGCCACATAAGGATACGGAAACGATTCTACTGTTTTACAGTTTTGTATTACACTCAATTTGTTCATACAAGTATTTACTCAAAAGAATAGGACCCGGAGGTCCTATTGAGTTTGTATCTTGTTAATGTTATCTAAAAGATATATTTCTAATTGCTTCTAAAGTAGCTTCGTGCTCTAACGTAGCTTCATCTTTTTGGTCAAGCGTTGATTCATCGTTTTCGCTATTAATAATAGATAAAATTGTATGCTCGGAAGGTCCACGTCCATTACTCCAATCATCTACAACTTCATCTGCTATTTTTTGAATTTCGTTGTCTGCTATTGGAAATGTTATGTTTCGATCAGTGATTGCACTAACTACTTCATCATACCAAGACTCGATCGCGGCTTGATTATGTTCGTCTGTGTCTTCATTAGCTTCGTCATGAACGTCGTCCCACATATCAGCCATTTCAGGATGTTTTTTTACAAATTCGTCTTTTCCCATTTCCTGTGCATCTTGATGTATATCTGACATTGCACCTTCGTTTTCCATCTCTTGTGGAGCAGATACACCTGAAAGTTCTGCTAGCCTTGCAAGTTCAGCATTAGCTTCTTTGCTTTTGCCTGTAATACTATAAGAAGTATCAGCTTCGTCAGTATCTTCTTCGTCATCATCATCACGCTGTGCAATCGCTTGGCTCATTGGCTCTTCTTTATTGCCATCATTGTCTAAGTCTGGAAAGTCTGGCTTTGGTGCATCTTTACCTGTCTTTTCAGCAAGTGCGGCATATAACTCATCTTTAATAGATTCAATTTGTGCATCTAAATCATCTTCAGTTGCTTCGTAGCTTGATTCTGATTTTGGCATCCACCAGTCGCCGCCTTCATCATCACAATCGTGACTGCAATCTGATGTGGGCTTGTGCATTTCATCACCACAGTCTTTACATACCATTGTTTCATCCATGCCGCCTTCAACTGCTATTGGATTGTCGCCATCAGCTGCCGGTGCATATTGACCTTTCTCACGGTTGATGCCGCCAGCTAAGTCACGTGTCATTGTTTGTGTATCAAAATACTGTTCATCTGGCTCAGTTGTTGAAGCACTAAATCCGCCGCTCATGTCTTCATCAGCTTCGTCATCCTTTGGATTCATTTGTGGCATATCATCCATTGGACTATCTGTTGGTCCGTCCATTGGCATCTTCATAATGCTAAGTGCTTTGTCCATTGGCATATGATCTGAGTGTGGCATATCCGTTGGGCTAACTACTTTAGCATCTGGAGTATTACCTGTTCTCATAATGTTTACAAGTTGTGCAACTTCGTCTGCATTATCGCCTGTCATTGAAATATTCATCGAAGCAGTTTCACCCAACGGGTTCGTTGTTTCGTTAATTGTCTTAATGTCTTTATCTAACTCTGCTAATTTAGCTAATAAGTCTTTCATGTTATACGCCTCCTACTGGGCTTTTAGTGTTTTCAGTATCACCTATATCGGCACTTTCACCCTTAGGTGTTCCTGCTGTAGGATCAATTATACGCTCACTTCGAGCTGTTTCTAGTTCTTTAAGAAGGTCCATAACTCTGCTGTCTCCAACTTTGTCTTGGGCGCTTTCGCCTCCCATGTCTTCGGTTTCTAGTTTAGTTTCATAAGGTTCTTTTGTCTTAGAGTCTGATTGGTAATCTTCTCTAGGATCATTCATGTTTCTTACTATAAAATACGCCTGATTGCATCCACAACTATCAGCAATATATTCTTGCAACACTTGTGATGTAGTAGGGTAGTTCATTTCTGCTTCCCAGTAAGTAACTTCCATATTTTGTAATTGTGGGAAATCTAACGGACGTTCCTGTATTGGTGTAGCTTTACCAGCACTCATGCTAATAAGTTCAAACTTTTGTAAACATGTTTCCATGTCATCTTCGATTCCTTCTGGCAATGCACCTGCATAACCTATCTTGAACGAATAAGTCTTTTTAGACTCTAATAAAATTTCTGTAAACGATCTCATGATTAATTCCTTATAAACTATTTATCCTCTGACATACCTTTTAGCTTCTCAATTAAGCTATTTCTGTCAGTGACGACATAACCTGCACCGTTAACTATACCAGCTTGTGACTCCGGATTACCGTCTTTGTCTTGTTTTTCTTTTTTAAGTTGTAACTCGACTATTTTTAATTTGTTATTAAGTTTAGCTACTTTGGCATCTAAACTAGTTTTAAGCATGCCGCCTGCTACTTCAAATACTCTACCACTATAACGTGCTTCAACATTCATACCCAAATCCATTAATTCGTCATATGCTGTCATTGCTTTGTCTGCAATTTCGTTAAGCTCAATATCTGCCTTTTCGCCTAAACCTTTTACACTAGGCAATGCAGAAGATATTTTATCAAACTCGGCAATGTCGCGCTTAGTTTCTTTTTGATCAACTAGTGCAGTTTCGGCCTTTGTAGCTTTGCTTGCATTAATTATATCTTGCGAGTCAGGTAAGTTTAATAGTTCTTCAAGTTTTTTTGTCATTTTGTGTTTCCATTAACTGCTACTATTATTTAGCAGAGTTAGGATCATTCAACCATTGTTCTTTGGTCATGTGTATATACCAAGCTCTGTACGGCTTTCCTAACCCTTCACCGCCTGGATTATACAAATAAGGAACTAACCAATCAGGGTAACCTTTACCTGAGCCTGCATTATTTGTTTTGATAAAGACTTTATCTACATACTGAAATACATCATTTAAGAAAAATATATAATCAAATTTTTCACCTGGCTCTAAAAACTCTTTATCAAACTCTGTTCTACTAGCAATAAACAAATCATACTTGCCCGGAAAGTCCATAGGTTTGCCGTTGTAAATGTACAAGTGATGCCTTTTTAAATTAATTAAATCACAACACTTTTTAAACATTGGGCCTGTAACTTCTTCTTCAATATCAGTAGCTTCAACATGTATACCTTTTTGCATAAGCACATATGGTAACATTCCTACCCCAGTGCCAATGTCAATTGCTGTTTTAACATCTGTTAGCATGCCAAATTCTTCAGCTTTTTTAACCATATATTCTTTCTCTGAGAAATGTCTATCCCATTGTCTAACATACTTTGCACCTCTTACAAATTTACCAGTTTGCATTGCTATGTCTGTCATTTGTTCTTTATATTGTTCTAAATCCATTATCTTTTTCCATTATGATAGATATCGCCTTCGTTTAAAATACGAAATTGAATACCTTTTTGTTTACACCAAGCATACGCCGCTTCCCATTTTGCTTGGTTAACTATCCAGTGTGCTTGGTTGTGGGCGCTTTTGCCCACAAGGCTTTTGTGTGTTTGATTGGCTGGCTTTATTTCTATGAGTTCAACTTTTTGTTTACCTTTTTTATCACCGTAAGCAATAAAAAAGTCTGGTACGTATATTGTTTGCTTGCCAGTTAATGGGTTTCTATATGGAATTTTTATACTTTCACTTGCCCATTGTGTAATTGCAGGATTGCCGTCACAGAATTGCATGAAGGTATATTCCCAACTGCTTCTGTATATTGGAGCTTTGTTACCTACGAATTTTTCCGGATTCTTTAACGTATATCTACCCTGAGCAAACCGACCCATATTACACTACTATGTTTCTGTTTTCAGTCCTTGGCGTTTGAGTTGTAATCTTATAACCAAGTGTACTAACTTTTTGTCTATTGTGATTTAGTATTTCAGCAACAATTTGACTAATTGCAACATCTTCTAATCCAGTTAATGTATCAAGCAATGTCATTACATTTACATCGTCAACCTTTGCTTGTAGTAATAGTACAGTAGCAACACCAGTAGCACTTGCTATGTCAAACCCTCTTTTTTGAAAGAAGCCTACTACTGCGTCAACTTGGTTAGCAGGGTAACTAATAGACTCAGTAAAGTAATTGTTAAAGAATGCTTTAACTTCATTGCCGCTGTCTGTTGGTACTAAGTTTAATTCTGCCATTTATCTAGGTCCATTGTTAATTTTTGCTTGTTCGACTTTAGTTGAATAGTTAGGAGAAGTAGTTTCAACACTGCCACCGCTTGTATCAGTTGTTGATGCAGTTGATGCAGTCTGTTTTGGAAACGTAGTATTTTTAAGACCACTAGCATTTTCTTTAGCAACACTTCCTAATGCACCTGTTAATATATTAAATCCTTCTTCTATTAATCCTTGTTTAGATAAACTTTTTGCATTTTTAAACGTATTAAATGTATTCAATGCAGAGCCAAGATTAAACGTGCCGCCTGCTAAGTCTCCTAATACACTACTTAGTCCATTGGCTACACCGCCTTGACCAAAAAGACTGCTAGTTCCGCCGCCTGCTACAGTTAATGGACTAGGTGTTTGGTCATAATGCTCTTGAGCAAAGCCTCTTGGAGAACCTTCTCCAGTAGCTCCTCTACTATAAAATATTGATTCGTATGCAACAGTCATTTGATTTTGTAGCGTAGTACTAGCGTCAGCTTGATCCATACTGTCATGTTGAAAGCCAGTTATTATTGGATTAACTAAAGTAAATCCTGTATACTGATGTCTGGCCATTTGATAAATTGTAATTTTATTAAAGAACGGGTCAACTGAATCGTTGTCAAACCCGTAACGGTATTTGTGATCCTCTGCACCTTTGTATGTGTTTCTTGGTGAATAAGGTGCTGATACACCGTCTGCATAATGACCGCCGTCTGCATAATAATATCTATAGTATGCTTCCATTAGCATTGTAGTAATGCCTAAGTTGTCATCATGGAATGTAATGTTTACTGGATCGTATTCTAAACTAGTTTGTAAATTCTTTTTACGATTGTACATGTTTTTAGTTACAGTGTTCATACTTACTTTTGGTAAGTCGACTGATTTAACTAATAAGTTTATTTCGTTTTTATGTCGTTGATCTAATTGTGGCAAATTTGCCGACGCAGTTGGACTTAGTTCTATTACAACATGGTAAAGGAACTTTGCCTTAGGTGCCAGCCTAAACGCATCATCAGTATACAGTCTAGCCGCATGCTGAAAGTCTGCCATGTCACCTTTTGGGTTAGTAGTGCCGCTTAATACGTTATCAAGAAACCCATTTAATATGTTTGCCATCGAACTCTCCTTACTAATATTTATCTATAACATAAAGTACGCAGATTATTAAAGTAAGTAATTTTGTTCCATCCAGTAAGATAACTTCTCAGCAAAAAGTTTACTGGATTCTGGTCCAGGATGCCCGCCATCTCTTGCAAGGTCTTCGGTCTTTAATCCTTCATTAGGATATAAATTTGGAGCATTAATTTTATCTAACGTATATAATGTTTCCATATCCCAAGATGCAAATACTATTCTTACCTTATTTGCCTTTGCGCTTTCTGTAATTATAGATACAGCATATATAAGATTCATTATAAACATGCTATTATCATATGTGGCATATATGTCTGTCCACTTCTTTTCCTGGCTTTTATCAAAGTTTGGATTCTTCCAGGGTAGCAGTTGCAGTTCCATCGCCCAATCTGATGAAATTTCAGCGCAATCTACTCTATGCAAACTTGGTAATAATATAACCGCATAATTTAAATTTAAAACTTGTTGTGTTGCTACAAACGTTCTGGCAATACGTAATACACTTGCACCGCCTATGCCAAAATTATACTTACACATGTTATAGTGTTTAGAAAGTAATGTAGTCCAGAGTTTTGACGATTCTACGCCTTCACCATACGTATTGCTACAACCATAAAATCCTATGTTTGGTCGTTTAGCTTTGTTTCTCCACACGTCCCTAAACCCATATTGATTTATAGTATACTGCCAGGGGTCCTTATCAAAGTTTGGTGCTTCTTGTTCGCGTATGTACGGATACTGCCAATTTAACGAATCTAGAGGAACACCATGTCTATTTTTGATATCTGCTAAGTGAAACGCCCTAAAGTTTCCAAATTCTACTAATTCTGCTAGAAACTTAACATTATATGGTGATAGGTATCTTGGGTCTAGTTTTTCGTTAGTTATAGGACCGGGGTTTCGTTCCTTTAAATTGAGACTTTCTAAATCTGTTCTGATTGGATAATTCATATAGTATTTATTTTACTCAATAGTAGCAGAGATAAAAAAAGGAACCGAAGCTCCTTTTAATAATAACAATATGGCACTTAGGTTATATTACTAACCAATACCGCCACCGCCTGTAACTAGACTATTAATAGTTCTACCTACTGCTGTTCCAATACCGCCACCTTGTGACTGTATTGCGTTATCGTAACGTATACTTAATGAAACTGTAACTGGCTCGTTAGCACTATATGCTAATGAGTTGTAGTTTGCATTTTGTATAAAGCAACCGTATAATTCAAAAGTGTCTAGTACGTTAGGAGTGTTTGCTCCGTTGCCGCCATCTAGTATTTCGATTCTAGTTACGAATTTGTAATCAATGCCACTTGCCGCACCTGATTGCTCAAAGAAGTCAAACTGCTTTTGTAGCTGTTCGCCAACAAGTTTTTGTACATTGTTGTTTACGTCTTCGCGCAAGTTAAGTGTAATCGGATCCCATGCATGCTTACCTGCTAGGTATGCTCTACTGTTGTAAACTGGGATTTCAATTTCCTCAAAGTTTACTACCGGACGTGTCACGTCAATTACTTGCTTTGTTAGTTCTGTTGTCGGTGTTGATACACCAAAGTTCTCAAGTGATACCCTGAAACGATACTGTAACTTCGGCATCAACAAACCTTGTGTTGATGATGAAGTGTCACTCGCTAGTGGTACTGTAATTTTTGAGAGTGTTGAAATAGCCATATTATAACTCCTGTTGCTAGTATTTATCATTTAATGGAGGCTATTTCTAGCCCCCATTTTATTAGATGTTAAAGACCTGCAATTTCCCCTGTATTCTTAAGTCTAAGTGGAATAAAGATAAACTCCACAGCCTTAACTGGTTCAATTGCTATATCTAAGTATAGTTCGTTCTTGTCTATTCTGCTTGCTGTGTTGTTTGACTCATCACATACAACTAGATAGTCATATAACGCTCTTGATCCAACAAGTTCTAAGCACAAGCTCTCTGCGGCTTGTTTAATCTCATCTCTTGTTATCTTATCATTTGGTTCAAAGATATAAGGCTTAGCAAGTTTGTTAAGTTGACTTCTCATATAGATAACAAGTCTAGCAACGTTAATTCTATCTAATGAACTTGCATTTCTTGCACGAGTCTTCTGTCCAAATGCAACTAATCCAGCACCTGTAATAAACGTAATTGGGTTAACTTTAACACCATATAATGTGTCGCGTTGTCCTTCGTTTAGTGCTATTGAATTAAATTCGCCTTCTGAATCAATATAACCTGTTGCTGTTGCGTTAGTAATGCCGCCACGTCTTGTACCTGCTGGTGCAAACCATGGATAGCTAACTTGGTCACTTAGTGCAAGAGTTCTTAGCATCATGTGACTTGGTGGAACAACAATGTTGTTACCAGCATTATCACTGCTAAAGCCCCATGGATAATAAATGCCTAAGTATTCATCACTAGTTACAAGACCTTCTGCATTATCTTCAACTGCAAGGTTTACGTTAGTACCCCATTCGTTGACTGAAGTTGCATCTGGTGTTAGTTTTGGTGGACTATCTCCAAGTACAAACGCTGTAATTCCTCTATCGTAGTTTAATGTAACCATTTCACCAATTAGCTCTGGATAACCTGGAGTAGCCATTACGTTAAAGATTCTTGATTCATCATCTCTAATTGCATCGTTACTGTTAAGCATTGCTTGTAGACTTTGGATAACAACTTTACGCTGTGCCGCTTGCCCGAAGCTTCCTTTGCCGTCTGCTTGGTTAGCTGATTCAGTAACCCAACGGTGTGTATAATAGCTTGTCATTGCTTCACTGCTATTAAAACGTTTATTAAGTGCATTTGTATCAACACTGTTGCGTACAAACTTCTTAACGTTAAAGCCACTTCTACGTAAGTTAACTAACAACATACCTTTTGGATATAGTGCTGGATCTGGAGCGTCTGCATCTAAGAAGTTATTTGTTAACAACTCAATGATAGTTCCAGCTACATTACTAGTAGCGCCTGTTAATCCCCAACGTGCATCTGCAAATAGTACACCGTCTTCAGTAGTTTGATCGGCTGCATCTAGTAATACCCACTTTGTAGTAGCACTACTATATTTGTAAATTGTTGGATAATTATCTAAGTCTGCTGTTGAAACCCAAATGTCACCATTCTTAAGAGCTGTACCATCTGATTGGCCAGTAGCCGCTAGTGGTTCAGTTGCACTTACAATAGGTCCTGCTGGACTTGTTTGCTGTGCAGTACTTGCATCGTAAAACGGACTAGTTGCGTCTAAATAACCAACCCAAGTAGTACCATTGTGTACCATGATATCAACTTCGTCAGTAATTGAACTATACCATAGTGTACCGTTTGCTGCCAACGCTGTTGGAGCTGTGGTGCTTGCAGTATATGTTAGTACTTGCCAATTTGAAGCAACAAACTCGTTTGCTGTATCGCCTGCTGGTGCAGTATACAAGTTAGTAGTTCCGCTGTTTGCATTTACATAAGCACTAAAGCCCATTTCTGCAAATGCCGCTCCGCTATGGTCTTTGAAACGAATTTCGCCGCCCTTGGAGTGGCTAATAACAACTCTATTTTGTGCGTCAACTGTAGCACTAACGTTAGTTAATCCTACTGCGTTAATTGCGTTTGCAACTACTTCTGCGTCTGTTGCCGCACCAGTTGTTGTTCCACTTACTGCTGTTACGCTTTGTAACGCCGCATTGCCGACTATTGTCTCTTGTATATTAATTGTAAAACTTGCTGACGACATTCCAGTGCTAATTATGCCACTAGTAATAGTTGTCGGACCAGTTGTTGATCTTTTGTAAATTTTAAAATCACCAGCTGTAACTGTTGCTTCAGCATCGTTTGCTTTAACATAAGTTTGTGTTAATGATAATCCAGAACCGCCTAGTGTCTTATCTAAGTTGAAAATTGCTTCATGGTTAGTTGCATAGATCGGAGCCGCGCTAGTATCCCATAGCTTAGTTCCGGCATTCCATACTTTAACTTTCCAGTTAGCACCTTTGTTAGGTTGTGTAGTTTTAATCCAAAGGCTTCCTGTTGGACGTGATGTAGTATCAGCTGTCTTGTACTCTGGTACGCTTGTATGAGGAGCAATAGTTAATGCCGGAGCATAATATGTTCCTGCGGCAAAACCAGCTGATGCCATAGCACCAGTTCCTGCGGCAAGTACAACGTTTGCACCTGTAGAGAAAATATGCACAACACTATCAATAGATGCCGCTGTAACGCCACTAATTGAAGCTGTATTAATATCGCCTACTAACGAAGCACCAGTAGTGCCACTAGCAGTAACAGTAGTTGAGTTAATAATTATTGTTTGACCTACAACGATTGTTGGGTTAGCAGTACCCGCTACAGTAGCGTGACTTGCTTTCCATGCTGTGGATCCAGTCTGTACCCAAGTACCTAAGTAGTTCTTGTAGTAAAGTTTGTTAAGTGTAGTTGTTGCAACAATAGCATAATCGCCAATTGCGCCAACTGAACCTTTTGGAGCTCCGCCTGTAACTTTAGTAGCATCAGTAATAACTGTTGGTACTTTGTTAGTAAAGCTCTGTCCACCTGTTACAGAAGCAGCCGCTGAGTTCCATGCAAAAATACCAAATATTGACATTGCTGTATCGAACCAGTATGTTCCTGCCGCAGGATATGCAGTAGGAGCAGTTGATGATGCTGCCAGTGCATCTAAGTCAATAGCCGCTCTAGTTACATATGCTCTGTTACTTACACCTAATACACTGTAAGCCGCTTGCAAACCGTATTCGTTGATTTCGCCGCCGTGTATTGGATTGTTGTTAGTGTCTGTCTTGAAACTTGGTTCACCAAATGTTTCTACCAAATCACGCTGTGATGTGATCAAGTAAGGTTTACCTGCGTTAGCAAGCAATGTACCTGGTGCGGTACCTGTTCCTGCGCCGTTCTTTTTATCTTGGGCGGAGGCTATAAAAATCATTGGTACAGTGCCGGGTTCTGCAGGTGTATAGAACGATTCGTCTATTACCTTAACCTCAACACCTGGGGATGATAACGCCATTTCTGTTTCTCCTAATAAGTGTGTTCACTATTATTTATATGAATTTAGTAATAACACCATAAGATACACCGAATAAAAGGGGCACAAAAGGTGAGGTAAATACAATATGAGACCATTATGCATTTGTAGACAAAGACCTGCCGCTATAAATTACAAAAAAGGCAACAAAACGTACTATCGTAAACATTGCGAAGTATGCTTACGCAACGGACCGCACCACGGAATTCCTAAATGGAAGCAAGCTGGATACACTAAAAAGACTCATTGTGAGAAGTGTAATTATACAAGCGCCCATACAGAACAATTTAATGTATTCCATATAGACGGAGATTTAAACAATTCGTCACATACTAATTTAAAAACAGTATGTGCGAACTGTCAGAGAATTATACAGAAAGTTGGGAAGAAGTGGAAGCAAGGTGACTTGCTACCAGATTTTTAAGATAGTCCATAGTTTTGTCATTATCTATTATTGCGCTGTGGTCAATACTGCACCACATGTATTCTGACTGATGTACTTCTTTTGGTTCTACTCCTATGTCTTCATACATGCGCAACCATACTGGATCATCACCTCGGCGTACTCTCCAAACATTTCCACCAAGTGCATTTATCATTTTACCTTCGTTAGGAAAACGTACATCTGGAATAACATAATTTTGTGTTGGATTTTGCATAATTTCTTGCTTTACCATGCTAACCCAAATACCATCAAAGAAACCTTTACGCATACAGTCAGTACCAAACTCTTGTAACACAAGCCTAGGCGTTATTTCTCTGCCAGTTTCTTTAGACCAAAAGTCATCTCGCTTTTCGCGCCAGTTTCTGCTTTCATCTGTTATACCCTCAAGTAACGCTCTATCCCAATCAAACATTTCTGCAACTGCATCTTTAAGTTTGTCTGCAAATGATAGTTTTTTAAAGTTGTATTGCTCTACCAGTATATCACCAACAGTACCTTTACCGCCGCCAATTAACCCACATATTCCGATAATCATTTTTTTTCCTATAAAGTTATTTGTTCTGAACCATATCCAATATTACCTTTAGCAAAACAGTTAAATGCAATGCCATATCTATCTTTTTTACTATCTAAGCGATCTACTTTATGCTGTAAGTGTGACGGAAATAATAGTATGTCTCCTGTTACAGGATTTGTTGTAAATTGTTTTATATTGTACTGGTTGTAGTTTTTCTTTTTATATGTTAATGGTACACTATTATGAAACAAGTTAGGATACATATATGCTTTTTCAAAAGTTATTGGAGCAGTTGTAGAATCTGCATCAATATAATATACTCCGCTAATCATTGATCCTGCGTGTCCGTGACTTACAATATCTGCACTGCCTGCTCCTGCATCAATTTTATTAATCCAACTTGCTTGTATTTCAAAATTAATATGATCTTCAATGTCTAGTACTTCGTGAGCAAAATAATCAATAGATTGTTGTATTAATGCTTTAAGTTTTCTAAGTTTTTTATTGTGTAGTATATGCATGCCTTGTTTATGTTGAGGCAAATGATCGTCTGTTCCGTCGTGGCCTACTGCTTGTATAGGATATTGTAAGTTTTTAACCCAGGCCATAGTAATAACATCAAGAGGACCAATATTACTTTTAAATAACGGCACAGAAAATAAAGGTATTACTTCATGATTCATAGATCTAGCCTAGAAGTTCCGCCGCCTAGTGTACCTCTAGCAAATAAATTGAATGCTAAACTGAATCGCTCACTGTGTGTTATATTTTGTGTTACCATATGCTCAACATGTGACGGAAAGATAATAAGATCGCCTGCTATTGGATTCAATGCAAATGTTTCTAAATTATATTGATTTGCAATTTCTGTTTTGTAATCAACATTTACAACATCAGGAAATAAATTATGATACCCGTGTGCTTTCTTAAAGTATATTTCACCAGCATCTTTTTCATTTTGAATATAGTACACTCCACTTAACATTGCATTTGAATGCCAGTGCATTGAATTATGTTCGCCAGGTTTATGTCTATTGATCCAACTGTTTTCTAAAATAAAGTCGAGATCATCGTGTATGCCTAATTCAGTATGTACAAAAAAGTCACTGACTTCTTTTATCTTTGATTTAAGTTTTTTAAGTTTAGGCTCATTTAATATATACTTGTTAGCAGTATGATCATGATCAGTAGCTTCTTCAGGGAAGTGTTGATTTTTAATCCAAGCCATTGTAATGATATCAGGCTTGCCTATGTTTGTTTTGAATAGTGGAACAGACCACATTGGAGTTGTTATATATTGCATTGTTACATTATATAACGATTCTTCTCCAATGTCAAGTCTTTTTTTGAATTAGCCTATAGTAAATCCGTAACCAGTACCGCCTGCCATTGCCATTGATACTTCGTTCTCTAGTTTTTCCATTTCAGCTTGTGCTTCTGCTTTAAGAGTATCACCGTTAAGTTGTGACCCGCCTTGTGGTCCTGCAATCGTAGCAAACTTTGATCGAGCTTCACCTAACATGAATTTACATGTAGCAAGTGTATAACTTTTAATCCAATCAATTGCCATATAGTCCGAAAACAAAGATTCGTCCGGACGATAGTTGTAGCAGTACAACATTAATGTTTCTTCTGCTCTTGGACGTTGTAACATTGTTAGTTGCTTTGAAACACTGTTCCAATTGAACTCAATAAACGAACCAAACATTCTTCCTACTAGTTCTTGGTACTGACTAAACATATCGTATGTTGCTAGTCCTCCCATATTAGAACCAGAAAGCAAATATGTATTTGTGTATGCTAAGTTAAACGGTTCAAATATACTGCCGCCATCTCCACCGCCACTTCTTGATCCTACACTTCTGCGGAATATTGTTCTTACTTCCATTACTTCGTTTGGAAGTGTGTATGTATTTTGATCTACGATAGTCGGCATAAACAAGTACGATTCTTCTGCAGAATGGTCACTTCTTTGACGATACCGAGTAAGTGCTTTTGTTAGTGCAGTTTCATAATGTACAGGGTCAAGTTCGACATCTACCATTCCGCCACCTAACATAGCATATACATAGTCAAAAATTTCTTGTTTCTTTGTAGTTGTGTTTGCCATATTTTAAATCTCTCCATTAGTATTTATCGTTACGATAAATATGTATAATAATAGGAGAACCAATTTGCCCAGATTGTCGTTATACAAACCGGAAAAGGGCAAGGATTATACGTTTTTAGACAAACAGATCCTTGAAATGTTTACAATAGGCGGAACTGATGTATTTGTTCACAAGTATCTTGGTCCTAGCAATCCGTCAGCAACTGAAGCAACTGCTGATCAACCTACGTATGCAGGCGGAGTATCAGCCTCTAATATTCAAGATATGTTGTTTTTAGAAAATAGAGATAGAAAATACGATACTTCTATATACGAAATGCGCGGCATTTATAATATACAAGATATAGATTTTGATCTAAGTGCATTTGGTATGTTCTTGCAAAATGACACAGTGTTTATGACAGTACATATTAATAGCAGTGTAAAGACACTTGGCAGAAAGCCAATGAACGGTGATGTAATCGAGTTGCCGCATTTAAAAGATGAATATGCACTTGATAATAATACTATGGCACTTAAACGATTTTATGTTATAGATGATATTAACAGAGCCGCAGAAGGATTTAGCCCTACTTGGTATCCGCACTTATATAGATTAAAATTAAAATCGTTAGTAGACAGTCAAGAATTCAAAGAGGTATTAAATTTACCTGCAGAAGAAGGTTCTGATACTACACTACGAGATTTACTTTCAACATACGAAACAGAAATGCAAATTAACAATGCAGTAGTTGCTCAAGCAGAATCAGATGCCGCAAAGAGCGGATTTGATATTAGTCATTATTATACGTTAGCTACTAACGCAGACGGAAGTGTTGCATTGCAAACAGCCGATGAAACAGATTTAGATGCAAGTAACATTAGCCTAAGCGCAGATGAAATTGCTGATAGACCAAACAGAGCCGGTTATCAAGGATACTTGCTAGGTACAGGAGCATCACCAAATGGCGCGGCGTTTGGCCAAGGTATTGGATTCCCTGCAACTAGGGAAGACGGTGACTACTTTTTAAGGACAGATATGAGCCCAAAACGTTTATTTAAATATGATGGTACTAGGTGGCTTAAAGTACAAGACGATGTTCGTGTTACACTATCTAATACATCTACTCGTAATACACAAAAAGGTACATTTGTTAATAACACAGCTACTAGTCAGATAGCTGGAGAAACAGTAACAGAGCGTCAAGGCTTATCGAAAGCACTTAGACCAAAGGCGGATAATTAATGTCTCAACACTTTTATGACGGACAAGTAAGACGATACATTACACAACTAGTAAGGATGATGAGCAATTTTGCTTATAAAGACGGTGCAGGTGCAGAAGTAGTTGTTCCTGTCATGTATGGTGACTTAACTAGACAAGTAGCAAGTATTATCAAAGGTAACTCAGAAAATAAAATACCTAGTGCTCCTAGAATGGCTGTATATATTACAGCATTAGCAATTGACAGAGATCGCACAAGTGATTCGAGTTATGTGAGCAAAGTTAATGTTAGAGAAAAAGCATATGACGAATCTGGGAAGGAATATTTAAATTACGAAGGTAAGAATTATACGGTTGAACGACTAATGCCAACACCGTATACACTTACAGTTAATGTGGATATATGGACAACGAATACTGATCAAAAGTTACAGTTACTTGAACAAATTTTAATGTTGTTTAACCCAAGTTTAGAAATACAAACAACAGACAACTACATTGACTGGACTAGTTTAACAACTGTTACACTAGATAATGTAAACTTTAGTTCTAGAACAGTTCCAGTTGGTGTTGACGACTCAATTGATGTTGCTACATTAACCTTTGTAACTCCAATATGGATCTCACCTCCAGTTAAAGTTAAACGACTAGGTGTAATTACAAATATTATTACAAGCATGTTTGACGAAGCACAAGGAACTGTTGAACTAGGATTAACAGTTCCAGAACTTAATGCGTTTGATGACGCTAGTGTTGCTGGTGCGCTTGATAAGAACGGTGGCAGAACTGTGCAAACAACTAATAATTCAATAACACAAACAACTAACTATATGGGTTATGATGCATATGTAGACGGTAGTATTGTAAAATTATTAGATAAAGGAACAATTGGACAAACTAGTTGGAGGAATGTACTAGACTCGCATCCGGGATCATACCAGGCGGGTATTAGTAGAATTTATCTTAATAAACTAGATACTGATACAGCAATTACAGGCACATTTGCGTTAAATTCAATAGACGATACACAACTAGTTGTGAATTGGGATACTGATTCATTCCCAGCTAACACTGTAATTGACAGTAGCAACAGATCATTAGGTGCTTTAACATCTATTGATTATATTATTGACCCAACTAAAACATTCCCAGCTACTAAAGCACAAGGAACTAGAGTACTACTACTTGGAGCAATAGGCGATGCATCTAATACTGACGGAGCCGATGCTTGGAAGAACACAAATAATACAGACTTAGTTGCTAGTGAAAACGATATTATCGAATGGAGCGGAAGTGTATGGAGCATAGTATTTGATGCATCGGCTACAGTTAACGCAACTACAGTAACATATACTACTAACCTAAATACTGGCATACAGTACAGATGGAACGGCGAAGATTGGTTACTTAGCGTCGAAGGACAGTATCCACAAGGAACATGGAGAGTTGCACTCAACGGATAACTATTTTTATGAAAGAAATAGTCTGTAGTGGAGCCTTATTTTATAGTTTAACAACAAAAAGATTTCTCTTTTTGCATCGAGCTAGTGGCAAACATAATAAATTATGGGGATTAGTTGGCGGTACTAACGAAGGGGCAGAAACTCCTTGGGAAGGTCTTCAGCGAGAAATTACTGAAGAAATCGGCGAGCTTCCTCCTATTACTAAAACTATGCCGTTAGAAACATTTGTATCTACTGATAGTAAGTTTTCCTTTCATACATATCTATGTGTAATTAAGGAGGAATTTATACCTAAACTTAATACAGAACATGACGGCTATGCTTGGGTAAGTTTTAGTAAATGGCCTAAGCCATTGCACCACGGATTGCGCAACACCCTTCAAAGTAAAATTAGTCTAAACAAGCTAGAAACTGTATTTAAAGTTATTGATTTACTTGACAAATCTTAACTAACCAAGTATAATAACACTATGAAAGTATTAGTTCTCGGCGATGTAATAATCGACAAATATATCTATGGCACTTCAGAACGTTTAAGTCCTGAGGCTCCTGTACCAATTGTTAAATACCAAAAAGAAGTTTGGACAATTGGAGGTGCTGGACTTGTTTACGAAAACTTGAAAAGCCTAGGAGTTGATGTAACACTATTTAAAACTGAACAACCTAGTAGCATTAAAACTAGAGTAATTTGCGATGGTCATTATGTTACACGCATTGACGATGATAAACATGCAGACAGTGCCGCAGTATTAGATGCTGTACAAGCAACTGATTTTACAAAATACGACTATGTTATATTAAGTGATTATAATAAAGGTGTACTAGATGAGTCACTTAATATAATTGAACACTTAAATGCATTTGGTTGTAAAGTAATTGTAGATCCTAAGGAACATGCAAATCATTATATCAATGCCTGGCTAATAAAACCTAACTATAGTGAGTTTACTAAGTTTGGATTTATAAGCTGGCAAGGTAATATTATTACAACCAACGCTGGTGGCAATGTTGTTGCTACAATAGATAATACAGATTACGATATTCCAGTCGAAGCTGTAGAAGTATCAGATGTTACAGGTGCAGGAGATTGTTTTTTGGCCGCATTTGTATACGGATTAACAAAGCAATACAATCATAAGCAGTGTTTAGAACTTGCTGTTAGAGGTTCTAGAGAAGCAGTTAAGCACGTAGGCACATACACACTTACAGTAACCGATATCGAAGATACTATTGTGTTTACTAATGGCGTATTTGATATATTACACATTGGGCACTTAAAGCTTCTTAGCCATGCCAAAACACTAGGTAATCGCTTAGTAGTGGGCATTAACAGCGATTCCAGTGTTAAGCGATTAAAAGGTGATTTAAGACCCATTAACGATGAAAGCACCCGCAAGGAAAGCCTGTTAATGCTTGGTTTTGTAGACGAGGTAATAGTGTTTGAAGAAGACACTCCGTTGGAAACAATAACCATCTTAGAGCCAAATATTATAGTAAAGGGTGGAGACTATATTCCAGCTACAGTAGTAGGAAATCATCTTGCTACAGTTGTTATTTTTCCTACAGTTGAAGGACATAGCACAACAAAGATAATTAATTATAAAGAGGAGAACACACTATGAAATTTATAGCGGCAATGGATCACAGCGGCGGATCAACAGGCAGTGTACTAGAACGTTACGAACAAGAGTATACAGAAGAAAACAAAATGGACCTTGTCCATCAAATGCGATTGCGAATGATTAACTCGCCATTATTTAACGGTGAATATATTTGGGCGGCAATACTTTATACAGATACTATCGAACGTGGAATCACAGAACTACTTAGAGACAAAGGTATTGAAAGCTATGTTAAAATTGATAGCGGATGCGAAGCTGATGGAACACTAAAGGCATTTAACGTTGAAGCTATGATCGAGTTTGCTCACGAAAATGATTGCACTGGTACTAAGATGCGTAGCATTGTTAAGACTACAGACAGCATTGACCCAATATTAAAACAACAGTTTGAAATTGCGCAGACAATTGTTAACAACGGCCTAACTCCAATCGTTGAGCCAGAAGTTCCAATTGATCTTAAAGAAAAACGAGATATTGAGATACAGCTTCGACATGCAATGGAAGATTACTTAGACAACTTTAATGGACAAGTTATTTTAAAACTTACTATACCTGACGAAGCAAATTTATACCAAGCATTATCACAGCACAAAAATGTTAAAAAGCTAGTCGGACTCAGTGGCGGTTATACAACTTCGGAAGCAGTTTCTAAACTTAGTCAACAATTAGATATGAGTGCAAGTTTTAGTAGAGCATTAAGCGAAGGGCTGTTTGCACATCAACACCCATCCGAATTTGATAAAAAGATCTCTACAAACATTAAGAGGATCGAAGGAGCTAGTTCGTGAATATTACGCAAGCGCCGCGTCCTACTTATATACCTAATGAAACTATTAGACCAAGTGTACCGAAAGAAGATGTACATTGTGTGGACGAAAGACGGCAACAAGTAGTATCACAAGTTAAAGTAGTACAAGAACTGTACAGTGAGAAAGCAAATAGAATTTTAGAAGAATCACGCAAAGCACAAGTACTAAGCTACGAAGCTAATGGCAAGCGTAGATTAGAAACAATACAACAAGGCACTATATTGGACGTAAAAGTATGAAAATTTTAGTTACTGGAAGTGATGGATTTATTGGTCAAAATCTTGTTACACACTTAATGAGTGAAGGACACGGTGTTGCCGAATACGAGTATGTAGAAAACACTGTTCCTGACTGTAGTCAGTTTGATAGAGTTATACATATGGGTGCAATTAGCAGTACTACCGAAACTGATGTTGAAAAGGTAATGAAGCAAAATTTAGACTTTAGCACTAAGCTATTGCAAGTTTGCGACATGCAAGGTGTTGATTTAATTTATGCATCTAGTGCCAGTGTATATGGACCTACTACACATTTTACAGAAGATGGCCCGTTGCTACCGCAATCTCCATATGCTTGGAGCAAATACTTATTTGATCGCGATGTGCAAAAATTAGATTGGAGTGAATACCAATGTAAAATACAAGGGTTGCGTTTCTTTAACGTTTACGGCGAACATGAGGATCATAAAGGTTTTCAAATGAGCGTATTTCATAAGTTTAAAGAGCAAGCAATTAGCACAGGCAAAGTTAATCCATTTGCGGGTAGTGATGATATATGTAGAGACTTTATATACGTAGGCGACATTTGTAAAATTATTTCAAAATTGTTAGTCACTGACGAAAGCGGAATATGGAATGTAGGCATGGGCAAAGCAACTAGCTTCGGTAGTGTTGCTAAATGTATTGCTGACAAATATAATGCTACTATAGAAGAAATACCAATACCTGATAGTGTAAAGAATCAGTATCAGTCGTTTACAAAAAGTAACAACGATAAATTATTAAACACAATAGGTGAATTTAAATTCACTACACCATTTGAATGGATTGAGGAGAATAAATAATGGCTGAACAACCTACAAGACTAGAAGGCAAAGTAGACAAAGGCTGGGGATACGAAATTATCTGGGCAACCAATGACAAGTATTGTGGTAAAATTATGGTCTTTGAAAAGAAGGGCAATAAATTTAGTATGCACTTTCATCGAGAAAAAGATGAAACATGGTTTGTAAATGAAGGAAGTTTTGCTGTTAGGTGGTTAGATACTAAGACAGCTACACTGTTTACACATACACTGACTCAGGGAATGACTTGGCACAATCCTCCGTTACGCCCACATCAGTTAGAAGCATTAGAAGATGGAAGTAGTGTTACTGAAGTTAGTACAGCGGACAGTGTTGAAGACAATTATAGAATTATTCCTGGAGATAGTCAAGCTGGAATGCACGAGCAACTTAAAGAAGAAAGTGTATCTGATGAGTAGTCCGTCGATTGTATGGAGCAACGATGTTGACATTGATGCTTTAAAAGAGTTTCATCATCCTGATTATATTGCACCTAAGTGTGTAGTTGGACTAGATAGAGATGGTGTTATAAACGTAAATAATGACGACTATGTTTCTAGAGTTTCTGACTGGGAATTTGAAGAAGGCAGTCTAGATGCAATTGTTCGTATACGCAAACACGGTCATAAAATTGTAATACTTACAAACCAAGGTGGTATTGAAAGGGGATTGTATACTGAACAAGATGTAGAAAAAGTACACGCCCACATGTTTTCAGAACTCGGCAAAGCAGGGTGTCCTAGCATAGACGGGTTGTATTATAGTGCTAGTAGCCACAAAACAAATATGTATGCAAAGCCCAATGTTGGGATGTTTAAGCGATGTGAAAAAGAAGTAAAACATATAAAATTTTCAAAGGGCTACTATGCTGGAGACAGTATTAGAGATTTAAAAGCCGCTATGAAAGTTGGTGCTAAACCTGTTCTTATTCGTACTGGACACGGCAAGGATACTGAAGAGCTTGTAAACAAACGATTTTCATACAAGCAAATTAAAAAAGCAATGATAGTATTTGATAATCTTGCAGCCTTTGCTGATTGGTTAGAAACAAAATGATAATTGTTCGAGATGATTTAATTCCTCAACAACTTCAGGATCATCTCGAACTATTAGTATTTGGTGCTGAAGATATTCATGCATTGCTACCACTAACATGTAAACAGGAAACAACAGCAAACGACGGAATTAATCCGTTACCGACTAGTTTTCAGCATGTATTAAAAAGCAGTACTAAGCTAACTGACTATTACGGTACCTTTAGTAAAATACCTCAACTTGTACTAGATAAACTAGAAGTTCGTTGGGTCGATATAATACAAGCAAGATTGTTTATTACAGTTCCGCATAAAACTAAACTGCCTCACTATAAGCCGCACACAGATAGAAACGAAGATCATTTAGCACTAATATATTATGTAAATGATTCAGACGGTGACACTGTGTTTTTTGAAAATGACAAAATAGTTAAAAGAGTATCACCTAAAAAAGGTCGAGTCATAGTGTTTGACGGAAGTCATTTGCATGCCGGCGGCTTTCCAACCGACATACCACGCTGTATTGTAAACTACAACATACACGCTTAGGCTTGCGCTTCGCCCCATCTAAGAATAATATTTGTCAACACGTCTGAACCAGCAGTTTTGTATATGTTAATAGCTAAAACATCTGGACCATTTGGGAATGTACCTCTACCACCTAATGTAGTATTTGTAAGTTCCTTCAAACTTGTAAGATCTAATGACGCTCTTTCATTTGGTGTTGCAATAAACGATAGTACAGTTTCGCCTGGTTGGGCAAATGGTGGTTGAACAAACTGTAATATAATAGTACCACTACCACCTGGGAACGTGCCAACCATTGCATTATTAAACGTTAGTTCGTAATAAGCAGTTCCAGCAAAGTTTAATGATACAATGTTGTTAACCAATGTACCTGAGGGGAACGTTGGATTAGTTGTATTGCCCGATATAGCAGTACCGTTAGCACCGCCTGATGCTTCCCAACTTGCCGCTGATACTAGCGCACTGTTAGTATTTGAAACTGCTCCACCTTTTGTTAATGTTACATGGTTTGAACTGTTTGCACTGATTGACCCTGATGTCCGTCTACTTAATCTAAAGTAACCATAACTGCCGGAGGAAGCAATGTATGCATCTTGTACTGTTGTGTTAGATTGAATGTTAGTTCCAGTTACTGGTACACCAATAACAGATTCAGTTTCGTATGTTCCAAATGTAGCTCTAAAATCAACAGCATTAATATACAAGTACTGACTATTATTACCTGTATTATATATTCCACTGTCTAATACCGCAGTAATTGGAGTAAGTGCATTAAGTGTAGTTTCTGTCGCTGCCGCACCAGTTGACCATGTAATACCAGCACCAGACGCAATCTGTGCAAAGCTAGGTTGTCCACCTTGTGCAAGTCCTGATAATCCTGTCCAGTTAACCAGTGACGGGTTAGTTGGATAGTTTTGTGGGTTAAGTACCCCTTCAACAACAATGCCGCCTGTGCTAGTTTCTGAAGTAATTTCTAGTCCTGTTAGTAATAGCTGTGCTCTGTTTAGTAGTTCTCTTTCACCCAAGTCACCTACAATAGCGTTTGACACACTAGGTGCTAGTCTAATCATAAATGCTGTTTGTCTTGTTGTACTAACAGTAATAGCTTGTTCAGCGTATGAGAAAATATAACCACGATCTTCATCAAAGCCGCCGTCTGTTATAAATGCACTACCCCAGTGACTAATTAACGGTGTTGTTGTATTACTAACTAACACAACTCCAACACTTGCGGCATGTACTGCTGCCGGACCAGCGGTGTACGTTCTTGCCGCACCTGCTTGGAAGTTTGTTAAGCCTGCCGCTCTAGTGCAGCCTGTTAGTGTATTATTTGATTCGGTTCTGCCAGTATAAGTTATAAGCTCGTTGTTAATAAACAATGTACCTGCGTTTGGAAAGAAGTCTACATCGTCTAAATTTAGTGTTGTATCAGCAATAGCTACTGCTGTTCTTAATTTACCCATTGCACCTTCGTTAGTAACTTCATAACGCACAGGTAAGTTACCTGATCTCATAAATGCTTCTGTGTTAATGTTTGAGTTACGCATTCTGTGAGCATACACAAAGTTACCATCTGCTCCACGTACCATAAAGTCAATAAAACCAGCACCGTACCATGAATATTCAATTCCGATCATTTGCATCTTTGATATTTCTAATGCATAACCACTTGGGCCAGTTCCGTCCATTCTGTCTAGATTAAAGTCAGCTTGTCTAACTTTCTTATCACTTACTAAACAAACTTTTGCACCTAGTGCAGTGTTTACTCCGCGATAGTCCGGAGTAACGTTAATTTCTGTTTGGCTATTAACATGCGAAACAACATGCGTCATTCCTCTAATAACAATTCTGTCACCAGTTTTTAATTGATCTTGGAAGCGGGTGTTTAACCCAGTTACTACGTTTGTATCTGGTGCAATAGTTGCAGTACCAGCAGTTTGCTTAGTTGAAGTACGCTGATTAACTAATAAGTTAGTACCATCATACTCCCAATAAATTCCGTTTTGGTCATCAAACACACCTGAGCGTACTGTAGCACCGTGCCATTGCTTAGTTGAAACTTGTGCATTAAAACTTAATGTTGCCGTAGTTGCGCCTAATCTTAAATTTGCTGTAACTTCAAATGTACGTTCATCTATAATATCATTAACTGTATATGTACTATTATATCCTGCTGTAGTAATACCAATAATATTAACTATGCCGCCAATTTGTAGTCCGTGATCGTTATCGTCACATGTTACAGTAATAGTCGATCCTGTTTCTAATCCAGACGATGTACATGAACGTAGATCGTAACTTGGAGCAAATAACGCACCAGTTGTATACATAATACCCTTACCTGATTGGTAACGAATATACTTTTTACTTTGACGTATTGCTTGTGCGCCATGTTGTGGTCCACCTGTGCCTAATTGCACACCACCGTCATATGGTCTGTGAATAAAGAAGCTGTCTGGTCTCGGATACACAGTAGCGTTAACAATATTAGTAGCATCTGTAACAATTGCACCAACTGCACGAGCTGTGTAGTCTAACGAGCTTTTAGTTGGAATTGCTATAGCTAAGAATGATCCAGCCGCTAAGTTGTGATTATTTGAATTATTATCACTTGATACTGTTGTAATAAATGTATCACCTGGTACTAGTCCATGTGGGCTATCAAACGTAATTCTCATAGTAGCTAGTGCTTCGAACGTAATATTTGCAAGTAAAGCTAATTGTGCTGTTACTGCCGCATCGATTGTTATAGTTGAATACAATGCTAAATCATCTCCAGCATATGCATCGCCCAAAGCTGTGTATGTTACAACTGAACCAGAACTATCAATACTCGCAACTGATATTGTAATATCATGTACTGTAGGAGATCCGCCTAGACTTCCACCTCCAATTAATAATCTATTACCAACCGCATACCCATTACCAGGGTTGCCACCGCTAATAGTATATGTACCTATTGAACTGTCAGCACTTGTACCGTCTCTTAGGATGTTAAAGTTTGCGCCGTTACCTGATAGTGCGGCAGAGTTTACAACTACACCAGTAAAGCTCGCATCACCAGATGTACCAGTACCTGAACTAGATACTGCTGTAATAGCTCCTGTGCCGCTGACTGCTGTTACTGTAATAGTAGCATCGTTAGCTGGCGTAGCACCTGCAAGCAAGTTACCAACTATAGTAAACTTTTGGTTTGCAACAAAGCCGCTACCGCCGCCACCAACACTGACAGTATATGCTTGACTTGCTAATGCAACGTTAAATGTTGCTCCTGAACCTAGTAACGGAGATGATGTTGCTCCTGCTTGTGCTCCTGCGTTGTTTGCCGCACCAGAAACAGTTGCAGTAGTTATTGCTCCAGAGCCGTCAACAGCGGTTATTGTAACTGTAGCATCGTTTGCTGTTGTAGCACCGCCTAAGTTTGTACCTAATATTGTTAATGTTTCGTTTGCTACATAGTTTGTGCCAACACCGTTTAATACAATAGAATATGTTGCACCTGTGCGAGTTACATCAAAAGTTGCAGCCGAACCACTACCGCCAGTTGCCGCAACACCAGTATAACTAGCTGTAGCATCTGGTGCAGTACCTGTGATAGTTGTACCTGTTATGTATCCGCCAGCGCCTATACTAGTAACTAGTATAATCATGTCGTTAGTACCAAAGACGCCGCCAGTAAATTGATTACCTACAATTTGTAATCTGTCATTTACAACATATCCACTAGTGCCGCGCAATGCTGTACCTGCCGCTGAGAATGTTAATAGCGGTCCTACAGTAAGTGTTGAGTCATTATCAACATCTGTTACAGTTAACACTATGTCGTTAGTAGGTGTCGCTCCTCCTAGAGATGTACCTGGAATTGTTATAGTTTGGTTAGGAGCAAATTCGTCTCCAGCACCAACTAATGTTACTGAATACGCTACTCCGCTTACTGCTACATTAAATGTTGCACCTGCACCAGTTAAATTTTGTCCACTACTAATATTAGCATATAGTGTAGAGTCAACTGCTGTACCAGTTGCTGTTTGTGTAAGTATTTCACCGCCGGTATCAACAGTATTAATAGTTATTGTACAATCATTGGCTGGACTTGTTCCGCCTAGTGCAGTACCAGCTATAGTAAGAGTATTGTTTTCAGCATATCCCGACCCTATATTTTGTATTGTTGCAGAATATACAGTGCCGTCAGCATTTATATTAAGTTGCGCACCTACACCGCTCGAACCTGTTGTAAATGCAGGGTTTGTGTATGCATTCTGTGCATTGGCTGCTGTACCTGTAACACTGTATGATGTCGGATAGCCAACTGAGTTGGCCGCTGTAATTGTTATCTCTGCATCATTTAGTGGACTTGATCCACCTAAGTTTGTTCCAGCAATTTTAATTACATCATATACTGCATAGCCTGTTACGCCAACTTCGTTAACATCAATGACTGCTGAATAAGAGTTGTTTGTTGCTGTTAGGTTCCATTGCGCACCTGTACCTGCTCCGCCTGATGTTGTACCAGTTACACTAGTAAATGTTGGTTCTACTAATGCTCCGCTATATGCGTTACCTGCAAATGTTACGTCCCATATGCCGCCAGCACCATTGCCGTGTAAGTACGTTGCCGCAGGAGAATTAAAGGTGCCTGTACCTGCAAAGGCTGCACCAGTTACAGCCAACGCTAATACTTCGCCGCCGGTGTCTACGTTAGTAACATTAAAAGACGCATCGTTAGCAGGACTTTCTCCGCCTAATGCATCTCCTAAAACTTGTAACTGATCGCCAACTTGATAGTTTGTTCCTGATATAAAAATATCATCAACAGTGTAGCTGCCGCCGGATCTACTAATACCTAATATTAATCCCTGGCCTAGTGATACAATATTTGTTGCACCAACGTTGTTATATTGTACGTAGTTACCTTTAAACTCTTTTGTAATTGCATCATTAAATGTAACAGTTAATCCTGAAATACTGTTAACGATCATAGCTTGACCGTCACCTCTGTTAGCACCTTGTCCTGCGGCAATTCCAGTTACACTTTGTACAACAATTTCAGTTGCGCCTTGTGCAGTGTCTGCTGTCATCACTGGGGTTACAATAATGCCGCCTGTACCGACTTTACCAGTTACCTGAGTACCAGTACTAATACCAGCTCCTGTCATAGGAGAACCAATCTCTGGTGCCGCTCCGACTGTTACATTAAACGGAATTACATCTTCGCCTATAGGCACAGTAAGTGCTGGTTGAATAGTACCACTACTACCATTACTTTGAACAACAACGTTTGGAGATTCGCCAATTGACGCTCCTGTATAAAATCCTGCTTTACGCAACTGTGTTGATTCTACTTGTATATCAATTGTGCCGCCGTCGCCAACTTTAGCTTTTGCGTAGTATGTAAATGTAGTTTGTGAAGGAACTTCAGTAAGAATAAATGCGCCTTCGGCTCTAGCAACTCCAACAACACTTTGATTAAGTCCTTTAACTGTAATTGCATCGCCTGCAATAAATCCGTGTGCGCCAACTGTAGTAATTGTAATAAGTGATGCACCCACTCCGCCGGTACCTGCTGAACTATCTGTTCTTACTAAAGTAGTATCAGTTTCTGTACCTGGAATTTCGTACACACTTGGATAGCCGCGCATTGTAGCAATAGCACTCCACTTAGTAGGCTGTAGTCCGTACTCAAAGTCAGCGTCTAACATACTTACAGGAGGAGCAATACGCATACGCTCAATTGCGTCTGTACCAAATTCGTACGGTCTTACTATAAGCTCGTCTGTGTCAATAAATATTTGTAGCTCGTCTGTAGATAATGCTGTTGCTGTAGAAAAGTTTAGTTGTAACTTAGTAACTGCGTCAGTTACTTGTAAGTATTTTTTAAAGTCTTCGTCTGCATAAAACTGTTCGCCTGATGTTCCAACATATCCGCGGAACGTTTCTGTGAAGCCGCCTTTAAGTGTTTCGTTAAAGGTATATATTACTTCGTTAGCCGAAGTGTTTGTAACTAGTAGTATGTCTGAGCTATCATAGTTACCAATAAACTTAACATACCCAACACCAGTGTCTACAAATGTTGGTATTGCTGTTAATCCTGTTGTAATTGTATTAACAACAATACTAACTAATTCGTCAATTCGTGTAGTTGCTGTTGAGCCTTCGTATACTTTTGTAGCATCAGTAACTTGAGCAACAAGTCCTAATTTAGCGTAAGTTATTTCTGGTAAAACATAATCAGTAATTAAGTCACCAATAAATGCATGTGTGTCAATTTCTGGAACTCTGTTACCGTCAACTTGTGCTGTTTCTCCATCCCAATATTTTTTAGCATATGTAATAGTCTTACTATTACCGCCATAACGTAAATCGTACAAGTATGAAGTTAAAATATATCCTAAGTCTCTTTCGCACTTTGCTTGATTGTATGTGTATGTAGATACCCAACACACTGCGGCAACTATTGCTGTTTTGTTAGTGTTAATAGCCGCGTGTGCCGTTTGTATAGTTGCACTTGCCCAAGTTACGGCAGGCAAAGTTTTAGTTATTGCATCTAATGAAGTAGCGCCGCTTTCAAGAACATCTGCAAATATATCAATAAATCCACTACAAAGCACTGCTTCAGTAGTTGTTGCATTAGTTCCACTAGTAACCTGTGTCGTTGTGTTGCCTGACGAAGCTGTAACTGTTTCGCCCTTTACAACTTTTGTAATGACTGTTTGCAAATGTCTATAAGCCGCAACTACCTGTGTTTGATGTGTGCCGCTTAATACAACTGCAAGACTTGCTGCCGAGTTAGTAAACAGTTTAGCTAAATTATAACTTCCGCTATTTCCGCCATTTAATATATCATATACAACTGCTTCAATAGCATATCTTACGTCACATGATCCTGCTGAAACGCCGTTTGCTTGCGTTGTATCGTACGAAGCGTAATTTAAGTTAGTCCATGCAATAATTTCGTTTCTTAAAAAGTCTCTATTTGCTATAATCTTATCTTTGGCTGCAATATTAACGGCAGTAGCATCTGTCGGATTAGTATAAGTTGGGGTTGTGGCGGCTGTGATGCCATTCTGTGAAATATCATTTACTTCAACAAAGAATGCATTTGATCTTGATACTGCTGTCGAGTCTGCGGCTACGCCTGTAAGTGCCGCAACTGCTAACTTTGCTCTAGTAATTGTTCTAAAAACTGTATTAGACAAATCTAAACTATTAGCTTGTGCGATTCCTAAAAAGTATGCGTTATAGGTTGTCCCTAAAGCTACATCAAATGCAACTCCGTCAATCATGTACCCTATATCTCGTTGGCACTTTACAGAGTCAACAACTTCTTTGTTAAGATATGCAACACTCTCCGAAAGCAAAAATGCTTTGTTTGCATTAAGCAATGAGTATGCGTTAGGAAATAGGTTATCTGAATATCCCATTCCCGGTTTAAATTTGTAATTATTTATTCTCTTTTTTGCCACGTTCTAAATTCCTAGTGCGATTGCAAGCGATGTTGCCGTTGAGTCTACATACTTTTTATTACTTATGTCAGTATTGCCTGTAGGATCACTCGTTACGGTAGCTGTAGTAAAAGCCGCTGTTGACGGAGTCGTTGCACCTATTGTGGTGCCGTTGATTGTTGTTGCTGTTACTGGAACTGTTGATCCAGTCGGTCCTACAATACCAATTTGTGTACTGCCGATAATTACTTCTATTTTATTGCCTGCGTCTAAGACAATATTTGTTCCTGCTTTAAATTCAGCAACACCTAATCCATTTGCGTTAATACCTGTTGCTGTTATTGTTCCGCCAACAAACATATCTTTAGCTACACTTGCGCCGCCTGCTACAACTAAACTACCTATGCCAATGCCAGTTGAGTCAGTTGTTGCATTTACTGCTAATGATTGTATTGCTGTTGATCCAGTTACAATTAAGCTACTAAAACTACCAGTGCCTGTTACTACCGGATCAACTACTGTAATAGTGCCCTTTGGTGTACCGTCTGCATCACCGTAATATAGTGTAGATGGCGCATCTGCTGGAACTGAGACAACAAGTTTGCCTGTTGTCTTTCCTTGAGCAGATGCTCCTGTTGTTATAGTATTATCAGTTGCAGTGTGTGCTATTCCTACATTGTATAATGTTGTACCATCTGTGTTTATTAAGTTAAATGTTATAGATGATAATGTTAGCGTAAACGAATACGAAGTTCCTCTTGTAAATTCTATACTAGGATTATCTGTTGCCGCTACTGTAAAATCATCACTAGCTAATCTAAAATTACTAGAAACTTCAGTAGCCGAGTAATCACCTGACGTACTAGATGCGCCTCCGCCAACATATTGCAACGAAGTAACAACAACGTTACCTGCGTTGTCAACAGTAAACCCTGGACTTTTATATCCAAACTCTGATTCAAATTGACGGTATTCTATAGCCACTTAACATGTCTCCAATTTAATATATTTATCCACTTATGGTTATGCGTGGCTACGGAAATATGTAGCTGAAAAGAATGCCTTTGCACCTTTGTCAGCGGCTGTTTTAGGGTTTAATATAAGTTGAACATACGAGTTTGTAACGCTTGTTGTAACGCTAACTATATCGCGTGTTGTACTTGCTCTTCCGTATACTACTACTGATGCGGTATCCGGCGATGCTGTTAGTAATACCTTAATTACTTCTTTAACATCTTTGCCGTTTTCAACGTTAATAGTGTATTCAGCAGAGGAAAAATCTCCCATATGCCATTCATCAATAACCAGGTCGCTTTGGACTTCTTTCCACATACCTTCGTATGAAAAGTTTATTCCACCCTTCAATAAGATTGTGCTTCGAAGTCCTTTTTTTAGAAATTTAGTTAAATCCATTATAGTATCCTAATATCTACAATGTATTTATCGCTATTCCTTATTGGCAACAGTTACAAGTTTACCAAATTCTGGCAAATATAAGTATTCTATATCACTTTGCTTTAATGTCCAAATTGCATCTTCTATAGTTTCAACAAGTGGTTCACCGCCTAAGTTAAAGCTAGTGTTGAATATTATCGAACACCCTGTCTTTTCTTTAAACGCCTTAATTAAACTATAATAGTTTGGATTTTGTTCTTCAGTTACTGTTTGTATTCTGCAAGTTCCGTCAACATGTATAATACTAGGTATCTTTTCTGCAATGCCTGGTTGGCAGTTAACAGCATACATCATATGCGGACTATCTTCCATGCCACGTAGATCAAACCATTCGTGTACGTCTTCTGCTAGAATAGAGCCTGCAAATGGACGGAAGTATTCTCGGTGCTTAACATCATTAACATAGTCTTTGCCGTCTTCAAATGTAGGATCAAATAACACGCTTCTATTACCTAATGCACGTGGCCCGTTTTCACTTCTTCCTTGGAACAATGTAACAATATTTTTCTTAGTTAACAGATCAACAATATCTTCGTTAGTTGCGTCGGTAATAGTTACACCGTCTACTGTAGTCTTATCAATAATATCTTTTTCAGTATAGTTATTGTTAGGACCTAAGTACAACGATTGTGTTTGTACAACTTTTGAATCTTCTTCTAAGCCGTACCAAAACATCATTGCCGCGCCCATTGCTGTACCTGCATCATTACTTACTGGTTCAACATATACTTCAATGCCTTCGTCTTTAAGTGCTTCTAAATAATGATAATTAGCAACACAGTTTAATCCGTAGCCGCCGCTTATTACTACTTTCTTTTTACCAGTCAGTTCAACAGCATTTCTAATTAAATTTGTAACTTGATCTTGTGTTTGTGTCTGACACGCATATGCCATATCACGTCTGCTATCTAACAACGTTAAGTCGTCTTTAGTTTCCATTTGATTAACTTCATTTAAGAAGTCGTATATTCCACTGTTTACAATAGCACCATTTGGGTAATTAGGAACAATTACATTTCTGTTTGATAGTGGGTAAATTGACTCTTCGTCAAACAACTTAGGTATAGCATCGTTAGGCTTACCATATGGAAATAATCCCATAGTTTTTCCAGCTTCTATTCCGCTCCATCCACAGTATTGTGTAACTGCTTCGTATACTTTAACAATACCTGCTCTGTCACTTACTATTGCATCGTGCATCCCACCGTTTTCACCAAACATGTCTGACGGCATTTTTGTTAAGCCGCCCGGGATTGGTTCTCTAGTTCCGTATACTTTAAATTTAGTATTAAATTCTGCAGGGTAATCGCAGTCAATAATGCTTTCTACTTCCCAGCTCATCACTTGCTCGTTGTTAATACTTAATGGTATAAATGTGCCTGCTCCGTCGACGATTACACTTACTGCGCTATCAAACCCGCTTCTGTAAAATCCACACGCCGAATGTAGTTTGTGGTGCATAAATGCTAAGTCAATAACCTGAGGATGTTCGTAAGATGTTGAATTTGATTTTTGATCAATTAATCCCAATTTACGTGCTAACCCGGTATACATATCATCTCCGCTGTAGTCAATTTTGCCAGCAGTTTCTTTTAACGGTTGAGTATGTGCAACTACTAAGTAGTCAATTTTATCAGTATAATCTAAAATTTTAACCATACTTGCAAATGGCCCGCCATCATACTTTTGCCTAGACAACCGTTCTTCTTCAATAGAAAATACAACTTCGCCGTCTTTAAGTAAACATACACCACTGTTGTGGCCTCTTGCTATTCCCGCGATCCAAATTGGTTTCTTGCTCATTTAAAATCCTCTGTATCTGTTACCTTGCCACTCGGGCAAGTTATTATATATTGTTTCACAAAATAAATTAAAATCTCTGTGAGTCTCTTTATACATTGTGTTAACTTTATCTATCCAAATTTCTGTTTGTTTGCTTAGATCCTGGCTATTTTTAAGTTTTGGTTTAACTTGTGTTAGTAAATATTCTGCATGTTGATTTATGCTAGGATGTCTGTCAGTAACAAACACTCCGTTGTCATTAAACTTAAAATGACTAAGTTTGCTATTCCACGCTGTAGTACCTACTGGAGCAATCCAGTTGTCGTCTGCATTTATTAAATCTTTGTATATAGATAATTCAGGAATATCTTTCCATATGTTACTAGTAGTACCTACTTCGCCCATTCCTGCGTCTGGATAGTCTGAGTTCATTTTTTCAATTTCGCCCATGCTAGTCATAAACCAATTACATTGTAAACTTTTTAAAAACCCTTGGGCTAATAAAATATTATTCAGCATATGCAGTGTGTAACTAGTCTCGTCCCAAAATGTTTTAATCCAAGTATCATTGTACGTTTTAGCATTAATATAATTAAATATACTTCCGCAAGTTTTCCAACCTACTCCGTGACTACATCCTTCTCGACGATTGTCAGTAGTATGATAATCGTTTCGCAAATGACTAGTCCATTGTACAATTACAGTATCGGTTGACGTGAGGTGTTGTCTTGCATGTAGTTCGGTTAGGCGTTCGCATATTGCACGATTGCCTAACCCTGGATATCCCCAGTTTTCGTATGTGTCGTATTCAGTTCCTAGCATGTCAGCCCAAGTTGGCCAAGCATAATTACTAAAACTGCATCCTAATACGAATAGTCGAGACATTACTTAGAGCTTTTAATATTAAGTTCAGCGTCGACTACGTCTGCTATGTTTTCAAATACTGCGTCAACAGTATCATCATCTATAACTTTAGGCAGTTGTCCTGCACCTACTTCTGGCTCTTCATCATGCCCAGTGTGTACAAGCGTACCATTAACAACACCAACCACATAATCAACAATATTACTATCCATTGACATTAAACTTTCGTTATGTCGATTAGTTGACTCTTCTTGGGTAATACGAATAGGATCATATATCCTGTCAGATTCGCCTAGGTCTAATACGTTAAAGTTTTCAGCGTCTGGATATGACACATTTATTGGGAAAGTAGATCCATGTATTGCTGTAGTAGTTGTACCTACACAATACGATAAGTGTTGTCCTACACTATCGCATCCTAAGAAGTGATCAGCGTATTTAATCATTGATGCCCATTGTCTTATATTCAACCCTTCGGGCATAGCTATTTCATTTTTTAAGCCTTCACCTTTAAGGTCAATTTTAAGTTCACTCATCATAACAATAGCATAATCCTTTTCTAGTTTTTTGAGCATAGTCTTTAGATCTTTAAACTCAAAACTTCTAGCAGTGTGATCAACCGGTGTGTCGTCGATAATTTCAATACCACGGCCAAACGGCTGTATTACTAATAGCTTATCTTTTTTGATTTTTTCTTTAACTTCGTTGACTAACTTACGGCCCACAAGTAGTTCTTCTTTACTAAGTTTCATTGTAGGTCTAGGCAGCTCACGTACACCTTTGCCATTTAGTTCAATGTCAAACGCTTGTGCTAAACTACACTTTTGATTATAGTATTCCCAAACCCTGTACGGCTCTGGATATGATACATCTCTGTTTTTTAGAACATCTTTAAATAAGTTTTTATGCCAAGGATCATATGCCCTAGCATCTAATGTTGGATGTCCTTTAAACATGTCTGTGCCACCTTCGCACACGATGACAAATTCAGTATCACCTGACTCTTGTTCGTATAATTCTAATGCGGGTATGGAACACAGCATTCTACCTGCGCCGCCATTTAAAAAAAATGCTTTTGATCTTGTTGTCATTTTACTCTCTTACTCCATAAAAAAAGACTGGGTCTACTAGTATATATCAACCACATACTAGTGACCCAGTCTTTACTGGATTGAGAGAAACTTCTTTAGTTTATTCTTGGTCTGGCATCTCAAAGTAAGGAAGTACTGCACTTGGAAATGGTATTTTCCAATGATTAATTCCTGCATATCTTACATCTGCAACAACTACTTTAAGCCAAGCAGTATAATCAACTAATGTTTGACGATCTTCTGCTGTCAAGACATTGTTAGCTTCGTCCAATAATGCACCATCAATAGTAGCTGCCTGTCGGCGTGCCCCGGCAATCACTGACGCTCTATCGTTAACGTGTGTTCTAAACGTAGGTCCTGACCAGCCGTCACCGACTATGTCATTTAGTAACGATTCGCCCCAGTGTAAGTGGGCAAGCATGCCAGATGTACCTTCGTATTGATGAGTCCACGTCCATTCGTTGCCGTCAGCATCTTCAATATTTTCTTCGTAATCTGCTATATCTGCATGCGTATATTCATGTGTAACATATGCACAGCGCATTGCGTTGGCAGCACTAGAATGTGCATCTACTGTACAATAAAGATAGTCGTCTTGTTCAAAATATGATTCATCAAGACTTCGATCATCAGCTTTGTCGCCACGTCCGGCTTCTCTGCATTGAAAGTCATCTTTATCAATTTGCATTAAGACATATCTAGGTCCTGTATAAGTACATTCAAAAGACAAGCCGGATTCGGTTGTCGTATAGTATGGTTGGTCTGGTAAATTTACCGTAAATGTTTGGTTAGCCATTTTTGTTTCTCTCCGTTTTAATTATTTATTAAGTTGCCACAAATCTAATTTTGATTATGGAATCTCCGCCAGCCCAACCGTTATCTCTAACGCCTGAACAAGGCATAGCTGGTGCGCCACCATGACCGTGTGGTACATACATTGTACAACCTAACGTATCATAACAACCGCAATGTCTTACTCCGTTCCAACAGTTAGTCCATGGTGACCCTTGTGTTGGCATTCTGCTCATTGAGTTTAGTGCTTGTAAGTAACCTGAAAATCCCATGCCTGACCAGTTTGACATACCGTTGTCACTTTCTTGTGCATATGAAAAGACTCCGCCGCCTTCACTATGGTATCCTGGCGGAATAGCTACGTGATGCGATGTACTACAGTTACAGTTTGGATAACAATGCCAGTAAGTAGTACAACTAATATTGCCCATTTTCTGAACATCGCCGCCGTATGCACATGCACACCAAGCACTCGGACAGTGGTTACATATTAATCCACAGTAACTACCGTACTGAGTAGAGCAAAACCCGTTTGCACTCATACAACACCAACGTGCTGTACTTGTTGAACAAAAACTAGTTCCTGATCTACCGCCTTCTGCACATATACAACCGCTTGTGCCGTTGCCATTCCAACATAACATTCCTGCTTCTGAACAACCTCTGTTACATATTTGGCTTGCATTCCTGCAACTCTTTCCTGCATGCATACATATCCAACAGCCTGCTGCCATAGTTAAATTATTTTTCTTAACATACGCTCCAGAATTTCCTGGTAGCGTTGCTGAACAACAGCACATTCTAGATCCGCTGCCACCTGCTCCGATAACTTCTACGTCAACAGTGCCTGCCGCTGGTGCAATCCAGCAATGACACCCACCTTGTGTAGTGTATTCAACTACTGTTGAAAACGCAAACATTTTTCCTGGTTCTAGGTTATCTTCAAGTGCCGGTGGTGACCGAGTTTGTAATATTGATGCTAATGTTGCCATTGTGTCTCCTAACTCTCTATAAACTTAATTCTAATTGCGCCCATACCACCTCGATGAGCGTGGTCTCTAACACCCGGACAAGGAAATGGTCCGTGACCTCCTACACCGTATGGTACATTACTTTGACAACCGTTTGAGTTATAGCAACCGCAACTGTTGTCACTTGTGTAACATGCTTTCCATGGTATACCTGAACCTGGTGTTTTGCCTGCGCCTGCTAACATAGCAACTGTTTGTCCATAACCCATGCCGCTCCACTTGGATGCTGACGTATCGTTTGAATTTGCAAATCCAACAACGCCTCCGCACACAGCTATCATTCCTGGGGGGAATGCAACATATGATCTAGTTTGACATATACACGCCGGATAACAACCCGTAAACGCCATACAACTTATGTTTCCGCATATATTAACATCGCCGCCATACGCAATTGCGTCATGCTGGCCGCTACACTGATTACATATCATACCGCACTGTGGTCCTATGTTTGTTCCACAAAAACCGCCTGCAAGGAAACAGCAATACATTGATGGGGTTGTTGAACAATAACTAACGCCGCCTTTGCCGCCTCTAGCGCACATGCAGCCGTTTGTCGAAGTACTAGTCCAACACACTGTTGAAGGTTCTGAACAACCTCTAAAACATAGTGCATCGGAGTTTCCGCAAGCAAATCCCGTACATCCCCACATAAACTGACTTGTTGTCATGTTTATTACTTTCTTAGCATATGATCCCGAGTTGCCTGGAATACCTCCACCACAACAACACATCTTTGCTCCACTGCCGCCTGCACCCCAAACTTCTATGGTTGCAACGCCAGTTGCCGTAGGACACCAGCACCAACACTTACATGCTTTGGTGTAAGTATTGCCTTCTGCAAAGCTATATATTCTACCAGTCTCGAGGTTTTGCTCGCTTCCGCTTGGAACTTTAGCTTTTAATAATGTTTCTAATGATGCCATACTTATTTTCCTTTGTAATAACTTCTACTTAAACTGCGCCAATGATCCAACCGTATGTGCTGCCACTATACGTTAGTGTAACAATTGCTCCTGCTACGTCAATAATTAAGTCTTCAGTAGCTCCGTTAATTTTAGCACTATTTCGGCCTATTGTTATAGAATTACTGCTTGCATTACCTGCAATATCCAATACCTGTATTGAGTCGCCAGTAAGTACTGTTGCAACTGCTGGCAATGTAATAGTGAATGCACTACTAGCAACGTTTGCCAGTATTCTGTCGTTTACTACAGCACTGTATGTAGTACTAACTTCTCTGTTAGTAACTCCAGCTGTACCAATTGTTGTAATATATCTTCCCATGGTTGTTTTCCTTTATCCTTTAAATTACGCTGTTGAGGTCTCAATGCCCATGCACACTGCTGATGCGTTTGCCGCACTACAATATGCTACTATATTTTGTGTAGCCGCTAATACTATACCAGTTCGTTCTAGTACACCCTTAGCAAGTATTTCTACATCATACTCAATGTATTCAGCGTTCGTTGGTGTGCCGGATGCTGAAACTGCTATGCGCATTGTTACGGCTTGGTTGCCTCTGTTAACGATATTTAAACTTGCAATAGTGTATGTGTCTGCCGGAGCAGTATATACCGTTGTATTCGTTGCCGCACTCATATCGTTTGCGCCTAATCTTCCTGTTGCCATTCTTTTTTCTCCTTAGTTCAGTAAGAACATTTGTAGTGCTACTGGCGCACCTGCTATTCCGCCTTTGAAGTTCACTACATTATTTATGTTAATTGAGCCTCCACTGGTCGTAGATATTTGATTTCCTGTAATTTCAATTACACCTGCTGTTACACTGTTTACGTTTAGTGTAGCAACACCACCACCTATTTGTGATGTAATGTAAGTTTTAATTGCTTTTTGTGTTGGAACAATACTGTCACTGTCTGCACTAAATGTACCATCTGTGCTAAACTCACTAATAACAGCTCCGTTGCCACCTAATGCAACACTACCTAATTGCAATTCATTAAGTCCGGATATGTTAAACGCTTCAACGTTTAGTGTAGCAATACCAGTTGCCTGTTCAACGTTAAACAAGCCACCAACTCTAAAGTTACCATCTTGGTCAGTACTTGTGTAAAACACTCGTCCTCCACCAAAGTTGTTTGTTTCAACTGCTGGATCTGGAACTGAGCTAGGATCGTTTGGATAGTTAGTATTAGTAAAGTTACCTGTACCAATGTCTAAGAAGTCATGACCAGTTAAACGTACCTGGCTAAATCTTCTACGTATTGTAATTGCATCATCATGCGGTGGACGTTCTGATGCTAATATTGTTGGACTTATTTGTAGTAACGCACTATATGGTCCGTTGCCTACTAAGCCTGTAACAGCAACTAACTTATACCAGGTATTAGCTCTACTTGCAAATTCTACGTTTGACCCTTTTTGTGGACTAGCTGTTAACCCATCAACTCGTATTTTAGTACCAGTTTGTTTAATATCAGCGTAACCATCTCCGTTAACTGTTCCGGTAGCAGTGATGTAACCTGTACCTCTATTAGAGAATGTAGGTTGTGTAAGTACTGCGTTGCCAACTCGAACAGTATGTGCCATTTCAATTGTATTGTTAGGATCAACTAGTGTCATAACTGGCGGACTTGCAATACTGTAGCCGCTTCCAGGATTAATAATTCTAACTTCAATAACCTTTTCATCTGATACTCTTGCTCTTCCTCGTGCTCGAGTACCGCTTGCTGGCGCCGCAAATACTACTCTAGGTGATATTATATATGCAGTAGTTGAATCTAGTGAGCTTACTATTCCTGTACCAATTGCATGATCCCAGCCAGCCGCACCGTTTGAATCTTTAAACACAGTTGCTACCTTAGATCCTGAATTATATACACCAATAACTCCATATTGTCCTGCACCTAATCCACTAGTAATGTAAATTGACATTCCATTATATGCACCTGTTGCGTTAACATCAGTAGCCGCTAAACTAATTTGTGTTGCGTTACCTGCTTGTGCGTTACTTGCAACTTCTTTATATCCGTCACCGCCGTATGTTGCACTGTCTGAATCAATTTGTATTTCATACACGCCGCCGTTAACAACGTTAGTAGCACTAACTGCCGCGCCAAAACCGTCGCCTGCAAATGCCCAACGTGTTGCCGCACCAATTGTTGCTACATCAAATGTACAAACTGCCGCTCCGCCGCCGCCTACTAAGTTATCAGCAACAGTAATAGTGTCGTTTTCTGCATGACCAGTACCACCTTTAACTACTGTTACTGCATACGTGCCATTTGCTTCAACTTGAATACTAAATTCTTGTCCAGTACCACTGCCAGCTGATGTGCCAACAATGCCGTGATATGTTCCTTTAGTACGCAATGCATCTGCACCACTTACTGTGTCAACTGTTAATAATGAACTTGTTTGTTGTGTAGTGTAACCTAAACCAGCATTTAAATATTCAACTTGTAATATTTGGTTTGCTCCGTCAGTAAATACTGCCGCAACTTGTGCTTCAAGTTGTTGGTTATCAACTTTACCAAGAATTGGTACTTCTGTACTGTCAATGCCTTCTGCAACTGATCCAAAATCTCCGTAGGAGTTGTTACCGTTTGTAGCACGAACTTTACCGCCTGATTCTGCAAGATAACCAATATGACAATAGTATGTAAACACAGATACAAGTTCTGCTCTACCTAAGTTATTAACCCAAAAGCCAATACCGTCACTTAAAATTTGTGTAAAGTCGTTTGCAACAATCGAATCGTTGCCGCCATTGTGTATTGCTCCGTCTACTTTTAGTCCAATACATGCTGTACCAAAGTTCGATACGTTTTGTACATATGGAGATTTTGTAGTGATCCAACCACGAGTATCATCTGGTCCCCAACCTGGATCAAGACTTACAAATGCTCCTGCACTTGGACGTCTAGTTCCGTATGAATTGGCACTACCTAATGCTCCTGACAATCCACTTAATGAACAGTTTCTTAGTCCACTACCGTTACGCATGTAGAACATATCTTCTAAATTGTTATTCGAAAGCGCATTTAAGTAATAACGTCCTGCCATAAACACTTCATAGTTTGAACCAAATATTAAGTCTATTTTAACTGCATCAATATATCTGTTGACATCTCGCGCACAAGCTGTTATAGTATAATTGTAGTTTGCATATGTAGCCGAAATATAAGCATGAACTTCTGCAATCATATATGCTCTGTTTTGCTCAAGTATTTCTACAGCATATGTAAATCCTGTAGTTGCATTTGGAATAAGTTGTCCTCTATATTGAGGTACTGTACTATCACCAGATGCTCCGTTTGCACCAAAGTCAATATAATCTGCAAGCTCTGTAAACAAGTTAGAAGCATATGCGCCTGCTGCCGATGAACCTGCTGGGCGTGTTACTACTTGTGTTACACTATTACCAGTTGACTCAGTAACGTTACCGTTTGTTATAATTGTTGATGCTATTGCCGCAAGTCGTGTTATTGCCGCAATACTCTTTGGAACATCCTCTGATGCTGTTGCTGTAGCTGCCGGACTAATTTTAGTTGAACGTAATTCGTCTCCTACAATCGCTGTATCTTCAGGAACCCTAATAGGAAGGAATTCATAAAACTGTCCTGTTTTAACAAATACTGTTTTGTTAGCCTTTTGTGCTATTGGAACACTGTTAGTGTTACCAGCTTTAATACATGCTGTTGCTAAACCAAGTAAGTGTCTAGCAGTTGGAAGTACGCCGGGTCCTGTAACTGCGTTTTCATCTGATCTAACCCATAAGTGTGCTGTTACATTACTTGATACTCCTACGTTAACTGTAATAGTAGTTGACGTTATTGCAGTAATTACCCTAAATGTTCCTGATGCTGGATCAGTTGTTCTAGGATAAAGATGTTCAGTAGCATGGCTATCTTGAGCACAAGTAAATGTTAATGAATTTTCAGCAATACTAACAGTTCCGCCTACTTTAAACGGATGCACTCCGATAGTAAGTACTAGTACGCCCGAAGCTGGAGCATAAGTTGACGCAGTTGGTTTATACATTGCACTTTGTGAAGTTGCAAGTGTTGCTGGTGTTAATTGCGTAATTGGTGTACTTACACTGTTTAATCCTTGATAGTTTAATGCTGGAGCAGTTTTTTCCATTACATGAGATACAAGTAATTTAAGATAATTAATTGCCGCTATTGTTTGGTTTTCTTGTCCTGCTACTTGGCTCGTTGCACCTACAAAATATGCTAATGCGGCTAACCTAGATCTAACGTTTCCACCGTGACTAATATCCCATATAATTGCATCAATTAGCTGTCCAGTGTCTCGACGACATGTTTCTTTAGTATATGTAAAGCCACTAGTAAACGGTGCTCTATTATTTGAAACACCATGATCGATCCATTCAACAACCTCAGCTTGCATAAATGCTCTGTTTTGTGCTAACAGTTGTCTATCGTCTGCGTTAAATGCACCCTTTTCAATTTGTTCACATGCAAATCTTACAGTCTTAAATGGTCTGTCCATTGTAATACCGTAACTAGGTGCGTCACCGTCGACACCTTTGTTGTAATCACAATAGTAAACATGATTAACAAATCCAAAGTATGTCCATTCTGGAGCCGTTGCATCGTCATTAACTTTTAATACTTGTCCAACTTTGCCAATTGGCAATCTTGCTGGACCTGATCCACCGTAATAAAGCAAATCGCCTGCTGTGGTTAAGTTGCCTGATTCTGCACCACCTGATAAGAAGTTCCAATATGTGCCCGGACCGTCATTTGCAGGATCATTAACACCTGTGTTTGAAGTGTGTGCTAGTATACAAATGTATGCGTTTACGCTTTGCGTTACAACATCACCTGCATCATACAATGTAGAGTTAGTAAATGCCGATTTCCATGCCGCACCTTCGTTTAATCTGTCCCAATATGTTGAGTTTGGAGGACGTTGTCCATTCGAGTTTTTTGTAGCTAGATATGTATAGCCACCTAAACGTACTACGTCACCTGTTCTATAATCCTGCGAACTACTATCGTCTCCATAGTCTCCAACTAAGTTAAATCCAGTTACAAACACTGCCCAATCTGAGGCTTGTTCTGCTGGCTTTTTCTCTATGTTATTAGTTTTAGCAATATATGTATAGCCGCCGTATGTTACAATGTCACCTGGCTGATACTCTGAGTATGGTCCCCAAGTGTCTTCGAACTCTAAACCTGCAACAAATATTGCCCATTTAGATTCATCTAATCTTAAATTTGGTGCAGTTGCATTTGAAGTGTGATGAGTAGTACAAATCCATGTACCGCCTGAATCTTTTACAACATCGTTAATTTTGTAGCGTTTAGCATTTGCCCACTCGCCTAAGTATTCAATACCTTTATGAAAGTAATCCCATTTTGCTTGGTCAGCTTCAAGACCTCCAGCAACAGTGGCTGCTGATGTGTGTCCAGTTTTTGCTCTATAAACTTGACCGCCATATCTAGCTAAGTCGCCTACTCGATAACGTGTGCTAACTTGCCACACATCTTTCCAGTCTTGACCATCGCTCATCATATCCCAGTTAGCTTGGTTTAATTCTAAGCCTGATGTAGTATTAGGAGCACTTACGTGATATACTGTACAAATATAAATTCTAGATCCATACTTAACAATGTCGTTAACTTTGTAACGATAGTTTATTGCCCAGTCAGCTTTGTAATCAAATCCTTCCGAAAATAGATCCCATTTAGCTGAAGAACTGTCATCACCTAACGTAGCTTCAAGACCACCTATAAGATCATCGTCGGAAATATGTCCAGTATTACAAATATACAGTAAAGATCCATATTTTACAACATCGTTAATTTTATAAACTGTTTGTACAGTCCATTCGCCTTTCCATGTTTGACCATCGGAAAATTGTTGCCACTTTGGTGTTGCATTATTTAGATCTAACATAAAATCTGTTTGAGCAATGTGCCCGACTACACATATGAACGTCTTACCGCCATATCTTACTACATCGTCTTTATAGTAAGTGGTAGAAGAAGTCCATTCGTCTTTCCAAATAAACCTAATTCTACCTAATTTAAACTCTGCCATGGGTCACTCCAATGTTATTATTAGTATTTATCAAAACCCTAAACTCCTCAACTATTCTTAATTTTGTTTGCATTAGAATGCCCCTCCTGCAAAGAACGCATGTGCTAACAATGTACCAGCAATACCGTGTGCTACTCCAGGATTTGTTGGATCACCTTGTATATTAACCGTTGCTAAAATGTTAATTGCTCCATTTAGCGGAGTAAAGATTTCATTTCCTCGAAAGCTAATATTACCTGCGTTTAATCTGTTAACAGCTACGTCTGAGCCACCACTTGAAATACGTGACTTAACATATATACCAATTGCTTTTTGTGTTGGTACTATGTTATTAGAGTTTGCTGTGAATGTACCGTCTGTACTAAATTCTCTAACAACTGCTCCTGTGCCTCCAAGCACAACACCGCCTAGGCTTAGTTCTGATAATCCGCTTAGATCAAAGAAACTTGCATTGATTGATATTGTACCAGTCGACTGTTCAACTTCAAATAACTCACCAACTCTAAAGTTACCATCTTGGTCAGTACTTGTATAAAATACTCGTCCACCATAATATTGTAATACTTCGTTATATTGTTGTGGTTCGTTTGTTGCATCAAATCCAAATGTATATAATCCAGGATATGCTGTATCTCCAAAGTTACCAGAACCAATATCTAAGAAATCGTGTCCAGTAAGTCTAATTTGGCTATAGTTTTCTCGTAGTGTAACAGACGTACCGTGGACTGGAGATTCTGCTCTACCAAATGCTGGGCTAACTTGGAATGTTGCTTTAAAGACAGGAGCAGTTCCTGAATTTGATACTGTTTTAACAACATAATAAGTAACTCCGTCAATGCCGCCAATAGCAATGTTATCACCTGGTCCGGGTAACTTTGTTAAATTTTCAACTGTTAGCGTATCTGTTATTTGCAAAATGTCAGCAAAGCCGTCGCCGGCAGTAATTTTAGCCGTTGCACTAAAGTATCCCGTGCCTCTATTTGTATAAGATGGCCATCCAAGTACTCCGTTATTAACACTAACACTAGTTGTAACGTCTAATGTAGCTTGTGGATCAAATACTGTAATTGTCGGAGGACTTGCTTCGTTATAATAACTTCCTGGGTTGCTTATAATGAAGGTACCGATCCTGTTACTACCAACAATTGCAATTGCTTCTGCTTTTGCTCCAGTAACAATTCTTGTCGCGTCGTTTGAACCTACTGATACTCCAACCCACACGCCGTTGTTGGCTGCAATGCCGGTCCAGTCTTGCGCTGCCAGTGTTATTTTACTTGTCCAAGTAAATCCATCTCTACTAAGTGCTACTATATCAGATAACGGATTAAGTGATACAAACAGTCCTTGGTTGTAAGAAAGATCTCTCCATTTTCCTGTTTCCATACTACCTGCATGCCAAGTTATCCCGTCTAAACTAACGGCTGTTGGGCATGCTGTACTATCGTCCTTTTCGCTTATAGCAACAAATCTGTCATTGCCGTAAATTACTTTATTCCATTCTTGACTTGATGGTAGTGCAACTTCTGTCCAACTGGCTGCGTCATCACTACTATACATTGCTTTGTTGCCGCCACCTTGTATAATTACAAACTTACCTGCACCGTACGCACAACTTGCCCAATCAGCAGTTACGCCTACATCAACACTAGACCAAGCTGTGCCATTGTTAGTTGATTTTGCAATAGTCGTTCCGCCTGTACTGTCAGAAGTTCTAGCTACTGCAATTTTAACTTGTGATCCAGTTTCTGTACTTCCTACTACATCAGACCAATCTAATGAAGTTGGCAATGTAGTGGCTGTCCAAGATGTTCCGTCTGTAGAATAAGCCGAAGCACTTCCGCCTTCTGCAACAGCTACATAGTAACCGTTGCTAAAAGTAACAGCTGACCAATCTGCTGTTGAGGGCATAGTTGTGCCGGACCAAGATGATCCATCTGCTGATAATCCAGCAGTAGTTGACCCTTTTGCAACAGCTACATATCCATTAGTGCCGTAAGTAATAGCTGACCAATTAGCTACACCAGGTAGTGTAATTGTACTACTTACATACGTTGGTTCCGGTATATCTACTCTTGGTTCAATCACATAATATGTACTATTATCAAATGCAACTTCGTTGGGCATTCCTGTAACATGTTCCCAACCAGGTTCGCCGTTTGATTCTTTTTCAACTATGACTTGTTTTATATCCGATCTAAACGTTTTAATTTTAGCGTATTGTCCGGTTCCTGTGCCCGACGAAATTCTTACTCGCATACCTTGGTATTTTGCAGGTGTTCCTGTATCTGCACCTGATAGTATAATTTCAGTAGCAGTACCCGACTGTGCTTTGTTCAATACATATTGATAGTTCGCTCCGCCTATAAAGTTAGAGTCTTCTTCAGATGCAAATATTTCATTAATACCGCCACTTCTAAACTCAGTGTATTTTGGATCGGCTCCTGTACCAACACTAGTTAGTGCCACAAGTGCGCTAGTATAATCTTGTCCGGCATTAGAATAACCAAACCCACCTATTGTATTTTGGTTGTTGTACACATTATAAATTTGTGCTTCGTTTGCTCTATTATTTACTGTTGCTGTTGCTGGAGTTTCGCCAATATTAAACCCTTCAGCAACTGATCCGTACAACCCGTAAGAGTTGTTACCATTCAATGCTCGAATTTTGCCGCCAGCAGTAGCTAAGTATCCAATATGACAGTAGTATGTAAACACAGATACAAGCTCTGATCTACCATCAGCATTAACCCAGTATCCAATACCATCACTTAAAATTTGTGTAAAGTCGTTTGCAACCATTGACTTGTTGCCGCCGCCGTGTAAGTTTCCGTCAATTTTCATACCTACACACCCTGTACCAAATGTTGATACGTTTTGTACATATGGAGATTTATTAGTGATCCAAGCATATGAATCACTAGGGCCACTTGCAGGATCTAATGAAACATATGCTCCACCATTTGGGCGTCTTGTTAAGTTATCATTAGTAGCGCCTAACGTACCGAGCTTACCAGACAATGTCATATTGCGTAATCCAGTACCGTTGTGCATGTAAAACATATCAGTTGCTTCATAACCAGCCGCTGGTTGTACTGTTACACTTCTTAATTCGTCACCAACAATAGCAACATCTGCCGGAACAATAATTGGCAATACTTCTTGATATATTCCTGTTGCTATGAATATAGTTGCAGGTGCTCTAGCTGCCGTATCACCTCTGATATATTGACATGCATAATTTAAAGATGCATACGGAGTATCTGCACTGCCGCCAAACCCTACTGCATCTGTACCCTCCATTGAAACGTAATAAACCTTTACTGTTTGGTTTAACCCTTCCCATTTAACTGTAGCATCTTCGGCTACTTTAACTACTTGTCCCTTTACACCTATAGTAAGGTTTGTAGGAGCAACTGTGCTGCCATCATAAGAAGTATTAAATGTTCGTATATCACCTCGATACCTTAATGCATTATTTGATGCCGATGTTGAACTACCAAAGTATATACTCCAATACTCAAATGCTCCAGTTTCTGTGTCAGTGTCAAAAATTGGTCTTGCTTCAAATATATTACTGTAATGTGTTTTCTTACAAATATACGAAACACTCTGGTCTAGAACAACGTCGCCAGGATAGTATTGCAAATACGTACTATCAGATGCATCATCTACAGTCTGATAACCACCGTATTCTCTCCATTCACCCTGCCACATTATTCCAGTTTTAAGTAGTAACCATTTTGTTATTCCTTCTACAGGAGGATCACTTTCTGCATCGCCTGGCTCTATTAATTGAGCCGCTGTAATATTAACTCTAGCTTCGTACAAGTATCCGTTTTTGCGTACTACACTACCCGAAACATAAGTTTTGGTTATGTCCCAATCGCCTTTCAACTTGTAGCCTCTAGTTAATAATTCCCATTCACCTGCGTCTTGTGCTACTCCATATTCGTTAGGCAAAATGTTTGTAACAATTTGTAATGCAGTATACGAGTATCCGCCGTATGTTACAATATCACCTGGTTGGTATACTGTAGTACTAAGCCATTCAGTTTCGTATCCAAGTCCAGGTATCCATAGATCCCAATCATTAGCTAGATCAAACACATCAGTTCCGGACATTCCGCGCTTTGCTTTATACAAACTAGATCCGTATTTTACAATGTCATTAGTTTTGTGGTATAACCCGCTCCATTCGCCTTTGTATTCAATTCCTTCAACAATTAGTTCCCATTTAGCCGCTGACGAATCTAAACCTAAATCAGTTCCAATTCCTTCTTGTATTCCGTCATTACTAGTATGACCAATTGTACATCTATAAACGTTGCCACCGTAACGTACTATATCATCTTTAATATATCTAGTTCCAACAGCCCAGTTATCTTTCCAATAATCACTTCTTTGTAAAGTTGACCAGTTGCCTTGATTATATTCTAATCCGTTGTTTGTAGTATTTGATTGATGATTAGTTATACATAAGTACACAATGCCGTTATATCGCACTACATCATTCTTTTTGTATTCAGTATATGCACTCCATACGTTTAACCAGTTATAGCCTTTAGCAAACGGAGCCCACTTTGCTTGATCAGTTTCTAATCCCAATGCCACACTTGACGCACTAGAATGACTATCAATACAATTGTAAAGTATTCCTCTATATTTTACTAAGTCGTTTACTTTATAAAATGTCGAAGGTAACCAGTTGCCTTTCCAGTCAGTGCCGTCGACTACTTGCTCCCATTTAGGAGTAGATTCGCCTGCAACAAGGAAGTCTAAGTCACTGTTAAAGTCTGCTGATGCAGTATGACTAACTAACGAAACAAAAGTCTTACCACCATATGAAACCATATCGTCTTTAATGTACGCTGTGGCTCCAGCCCAAGGACCTTTCCAATTGTAACGTATTCTATCAATTCTAAATTCTGCCATTTTCTTGTCCTAATTCTTTAAGTAAGTGTATTTATTTGGCCGCCCATGCCACTATGATTTACACAATAATAATATAGTGTTGGTGCGTTTACAGGTATTTGTATCTTAACATATGCGCCTTGTACACCTGCTACACCTAGCTTTGTAACTCCAGTAGTATATTCTACGCCACCGCCCCATGTTCCGTTTGGTGTTATTGAAAATCTAATTGGATGTGTATTGTTACTAACGTTAGCTTGTCCAAATGTATATGTTTGTCCTTCAAATAAGTTTAGTGTAGGTGTAAGTATATCATTAAGGTAGTATCTATTTCCAGTACCATATCCTGTTGTGCCAGTTGCAACAGTAACTTTAAAGTGGGTTGGATTGTACGCACTGTTGCCGTCTGTACTTACCCCGGTAGGATACGTGTACGGTCTATTAATTCTTACAACTAGTTCGCCTTCATCGTTAATATAATAAAACAAATGTCTGTCATCCCAGCGCAGTTGTTCGTATGTTAAGTTTTCATAAACATAGTCATGGTTCTGATCACGTCCTTCAAAAAAGTCAACGCCTTGTTCAAAGTCACTGTAATTTTTTGTGGGGTCGCCTGGTTTATTAACTTGTATCGATGCATCTGGATCCATTTGATCAACTTTTGTAAAAAACAATTCGCCGTCGTCGGTCCTGCGCAGTCCATAAAAGAATCTACCATCTAGTCCATCTAAAACATTTTCTTGATTATTTCCAAAATATGCCATGTTTTACTCCTATACTATGTCTACGTAACTGATAATAGCATCACAGCTATCAGCTAAATTACTTTGTACTAACAATGAATTATTTGCTGGAATAATTAATTTCTCTCCACCAAGCATTCCTTTAAAGCTACTATTCGGAGCTACCATTACATCTTTCATAAAGTAACCTTCTACGCTTGTATCGTCCTTAACATAAATGTTAACGTTAATAGCAAACTCAGTTATATTTGCAATATTGATTCCTAATACAGTAGCGTTAGTTGATCCGTCACTTGCAAACACTTCAATCTTTTGTGTTCCTATATCTTTAATAATTTTGTTTCTAAAATATGTTGCCATTTTTTTATCCTAACGCTAATACGTATTCTAATGCCAGCGACTCTGCATCACCAAAACTTATGCCGCCGCTTGAGCCTGCAACGGATACCCAGTTAGTTCCGTTATATAATTCTACTCTAGCCGCTTGTGTGTTATATCTAGTCATTCCTAATTCAGAGCCACTTGGTGCTGGACGAGTGGCATCTGTGCCTACCGGAATAACTATTCCTTTTGTTCCTCCAAACTTAAAATATCCACTGCCTGTGTTCTCAAAAACAGTATTAGAATTAGAAACTGTATTTTTAATAATATTGTTTTTAATACTAAAGTTATCTATTACAACACTACCAGTGCCGTTAGCAAGTAAGTTTAAGTCTGTGTTAGTACTTATCGTTGTGATAGTACTGCTGTCAATTTCTATATCTGCAACTTCTAACTTGTTTGTAACAAACTTAGTTGCTTCTAAACTAGCAGTTAGTGTGCCTGCATTATAAAATCTAATAATATTGTCATTTGCACCAGGAGTATTTTCCGCTGTTATCTTAGTGTCGCCGTCTTGGTCTTCAAGTTTTGTACTTAACTCTACCCAGCTACCGTTATACCCTTCAAACTTATTAGTAGTAGTGTTGTATCGTGTCATGCCTGTTACAGGACTAGCGTTCCGTTGGGCTGTTGTACCTTTTGGAAGTAGCATACTATCAGTACTGTTAACTTGCAGTATACCTGATGCTGGAGTTAATACCATATCTCCATCTGTGCTTAACACGTTTGTATTGAAACTAAAGTTTCCAGTAACAACACTACCGCTGCCGTTTGCACGTAGTTCTAAATCACTGTTACTTGTGGTAGTAGTAATAAAGTTATCATCAATTAGTATATCACCAGTTGTAAAGCTGTTTGCTGTAATCTTGCCTGTGCTATCTAATTGGGTAAGTGTAACTGTTCCGTTAACTGTAAGATCTTTTGTAATAACAACATTGTTAGTCGGAACTAAAATAGTACCAGTGCCATTTGCACGTAGTTCTAAATTACTGTTTGATGCAGTAGTAGTAATAAAGTTATCATCGATTCTTATGTCTTCAAAGTCAGCAATTCCTGTTACAGACAATATTCCAGTTATGGTTGCATTGTTTGCATTAAACCCACTAGTTGATTGTACATTTGCAAAGTTAGTTGTTCCGTTAATCTGTAAGTTGTTTGTAATAACAACATTGTCATTAGGAATAACAACACGGCCTGTGCCATTTGCTTTAAGTTCTAAATCACTGTTAGATAATGTAGTAGTAATAATGTTGTCGTTAATTTGAATATCTTCAAAATCAATCTGACCGTTAATTGTCATAGTGTCATTTACTACAATGTTTCCAGTAGTAATATTTTCAGCAGTTACTGAGTCTAATACAGTATTACCACTTACTGTTAAATTGTTATCGATTACAACATTACTTGATGCTACTCTAACAACTCCAGTACCTGCCGCTTCTAGTTCTAAATCACTATTAGTATCAGTTGTTCTTAACAAGTTTCCTGTAATTTGTATATTTTCAAAAAACGCTTGTCCTAAAATAGACGTTGTACCGCTTACATTTAAGTTACCTGTAATAGTTGCAGTTTCACTAACGTTTAAGTTCCGTGGAGTAAATGCTCCTAATACATTTAAATTTTGTTCAATAACAAGATTGTTACTTGGCAACCTAATAACACCGGTGCCATTTGCTCTAAGTTCTAAATCACTATTAGTATCTGTTGTGCTAATGATGTTATCGTCAATTTGTATGTTTTCAAATTGGAACGCTCCATTAACTGTTAGTGTATTAACGTTTAAACTATTTGCACTAATATTTCCGCTTGCTGTAAGACTAGCAAGAGTAGTTGTTCCTGCAACACTAATGTTTCCTGTAACTGCTAAATTGCTACTAGGAATAGTAACATCACCTGTACCAGACGTACCTAGTTCTAAATCACTATTAGTATCAGTTGTGCTAATTGTATTATTTTGAATGTTAATATTTTCAAAACTTGCTTGGCCTGCAATAGTTACTCCGCCGGACACATTTAAGTCTCCTGTTACAGTAGTTACTCCTGATGTTTGGATTATGTTGCCAGCTACTTGTAAATCATTTTGCGCAACTACGTTTCCAGCAAATGTTGCAGTGGAATCAAACTGTGTTGTTCCGCTAACTGTAAAGTTGTTACTAGGTATTGAAACTGTTCCAGTGCCGTTTGCACTTAATTCTAAATCACTATTACTATCACTAGTGCGAATTCTGTTTCCAGTAATATTAATATTATCTAAGTCTAATTCATTTGCATAAATCTGATTCCAACGTTTAGTTACTGATCCTAAGTTATAAGTTGCAGTTATATTTGGTGTTACATTACTATCTATGTCACCAGTAAATTGAATACTGTCTGTGTCAGCATCGCCAATCGTAATATCACCGCCGATAGTAACGTTTCCTGTTACGTCTAAGTTTCCAGTTATGCTAGTGTTGTCAGCAAGTATTATACTCCCTGATACACTTGATATTGTCATGTCTGTTGTAAGAGTTTTTATTGTACTGCCCTGGATTCTAAAGTCTCCAGTTTCAATTTTAGTACCATCAATAAATGTAGTATCACTACCTGTTTGGAACGTTAATCCATTAGTAGTAATAACTTCTAAGTTCGCTGTGTTAAATTGCACTTGCCCAGTTTCCTGGTCAACAAAGAATGCATCGCCAACTCTAAAGTCACCTCTATGGTCAACACTAGTAAAATGCACTTTAGCTGAGTTAGCTTCAACAACTTCATTTGCTTGTACAACTGTTGAATTATCATTATCAACTGCTTTGCCGTTACCTATGTATGCAAAGTTTTGCCCAACTAGGTATATTTTTACACCTGGGCCGTCACCGTATGCTCCGTGTGTACCATATACGTTTGCGCTACCAATTGCTCTAAGTTCGCCGCCAAAGTCAGATACATCAAACAAGTCGATAAAGTTAGCAGTTGCTCCTCCACTAAATTCTATATTTTGTGCAATTTTAACATCTTCTTCAAACTTAACAGCCGCATTCACTCCGTCGAAGTGTGATAAGAACTTTGTTTCTGCGTCACCAATAAGTGCGGCACTAGCAACAGTAAATCCTGCATCTGATGAGTATCTTGAACTTTTGCTAATTCTAACGTCGTCAATGTATCCACCTACTGCTGTTTCGCCAGCAAAGGTTGCACCTATTCTTACAGGCTTACTTGTTCCATAATTATTGTTGTCGAGTATTGCAGTACCAATCTTAGTACCGTCTAAGTATAATTTAGTTGTGTTCGCCAGTCTACTTACAGCAATATGATGCCATGTATTTGCAGATAATGTTCCGCCTGTAATTCGCGTTACGTCTGCTACATTAAATTTAAGTGTAGTACCGTCAACCAATAATGTTGGAGTAATGTCTGATACTAGTCCTGCACGTAAATCAAATACTGTTTGTATTCCACTTACTGCACTCAATCTAATAAAACATTCTAATGTAAAGTCGCCTGTACCAAATCCAAAGTCGTCATTGGCGCTCATACTTATATAGTCACCAGTTCCGTCTAATAGTAAACTAGCACTACCAAACTTCTTTTGTGCGGTACTTAGCTGTGCATTACCAACTGCACTTTGATTCTTTGCTTGGCGTGTTGTAACCTCAGATACGCCTGCAAGTTTTCCAGCTATATAAAACTTACCGTCTGCGTCTTTACTAGCAATTGTTCCTGTACCTAGTACACTACTTCCGTCGATACTTTTTAAAGTAAACGTTTCGGCTGCCGCAAATGATCCTGTTAATCCGTTTACTCTTATTGCAGTTCTACCTGCATTTTTTAAGCCTGCTGATCCATCAACTGCATATAATCCTTTTGAAGCAAAGTAAGTAAACGAGTTTAACCATTCAACTCGTGTTCCGTTAGTTATTGAAAGTCCGTTAACACCCGGAGTAATAAATGTTACTGCATGAAATAAACAGCCTGCTTCTTTACTAGTTGCGTGTGCTACTTGTCCGTCTAAGTATGCTCCGCAACCTGCATCTCCTTGATCAAATCCTCTAGGATCGCCTGAGCTAACAACTGACCCTGCTGTTATTACACTTACATTTCTAATATAAGGGCTTCTAGAAGTTACTGTAATATTAGTTGCAAATTTAAATGCGTAACCTTCGTTTGCGCCGCTATTGAAAAAGAAGTCTTTAACAGTTAAATCTTCAACAGTAACTTCGCCATTGAGTAAAAATGCATCATTGTTATTAGTGCCCACTGTAGGTGTAATATTAACAGTACGCATACTGTGGCCTTTAACAGTTACACCTGCTGGAATAGTCATAGGAAATACTTCTACATAATCTCCTGGATATATATGAATTGTATCACCGGCTGTTGCAAGTGTTAATGCCTTTGTTATTGTAAGTACCGGGTTGTTTTGATGCAGACCTGCGTTTGAATCATTGCCACCCTTTGCTACATAATAAATGTTATCGTGTGTTAATCCTAAATTAACATTTCCAACATTTAATGTAGTTGAATTGATATTAGTAGCAGTAACCGTAGTTGCCCAAACGTTATCCCACCGCTTTGCTGTGCTACCTAAATTGTATGTGTTGTTTGCATCTGGAATAACATCACTAGCTATTTCAGCGTTAATAGTAATGTTATCAGTATTTGCATCACCTAATGTAATGTTGCCGTTTGCTGTAATATTACCAGTTGCATGTAAGTTACCAGTTACATTTGTGTTAGCTAATAGCTCAATGGTTCCTGTGCCGTTTGCATCAATTTCTAAATTAGCATTAGACTCGTTTGTAGAAATAGTATTTCCTACAAGAGTCATCGAATCAATAGTTAATCTGTTTTGATATATAACTTCGTCAGCAGTACCTAATAATAAGTTGCCGTTAGGGTTAGTAATTGAATTGCCGCTGAGTTGAATTGTACCAACTGTTAGTGTTCCGGATGCCCTTAGATTAGTAGCGTTAAGTGTTCCTGCTACGTCTAAATCATATTGAGGAGTTGCTGTGTTAACACCAATGCGACTGTTGTTAACATCTAGATATAATAAGTCCGTCTCAAATGCTAAGTCTACCCCGTTTCGAACGAGATTTGACTTTAAGAGCGGACCGGATATGCGACCTACAGCCATCTTAACTCCTTAATACGGGGATCCTGTCCCTCTAGCCACCTTACGTTGCGGGCTAACCACAGTCTGATAACAACGATACATTTTAGGTCATATCTTTGTTATATAATGTATTTATGTGATTGTAGAATTTGTGGCTACTAGCCAAATATGATAGTGTAAGTGTTTAACAAATCTTCCATATCACTTAATGATGCCGCACCGCCGCTTCCAACGGCTGTTGTCCAGGACACACCGGTAAACACTTCTAAGTAAGAAAGCTCAGTATTATATCGAGTATGTCCTCGTTCTGGTGATGGTTCTCTTTGAGCTGATGTACCAGACGGAAATACCATTCCTTTGTTATCTGTAAATTTTGCATAGCCAGTCCCAGAGGCGTTATCAAAAGTAACTGCACCGCCATTATCAGCAATAAATTTATTATCCTGAGCATGAAAGTCTCCAAACGTAACTCTAGCATGTCTAGCATCTAGTGTAAGATTTGTGTCTGTTCCAGTAACAGTAATATTGTTGTCTGATAGGGTTATTCCACTAAGTTCAACTTTGTTAAATTCAGTTTTATTATTACTAGTAAATTTAGAAACAATTGATCCGTTTACTTTAAAATTTAAGTCATTGCTAATACCAAGTGTTGATAGTTCTATTCCTGTGTTAAGGTCATCTGACAATAATGCACTACTCAATACCCGACTAGTAGTTGGTCCGTATCCTACTACTTGATTTACACTAGTGTTATATCTAATCGAACCAATTGTTTGTGATGCATTTTCTTGTGCAGTTGTACCCTTTGGAACTATCATTGACCCTGTTGTATTAATAGTTAGTACATCAGCTGGATCTAATTGTAAGTTGCCACTTGTGTTTGTAAAAACATTAGTTCCAAACGTTAGTCCATTATAATCAACAGTTCCGGTGCCATTTGCATTAAGTTCTAAGTTGCTGTTACTAACCGTTGTTTCTATAAAGTTATCATTAATTTGTATGTTGCCAAGTACTTCAAGTGATCCTAAATCTACATCATTTTGTATATTAATGTTTGCCGCATATAGCTTGCCTGTTACTGTAATTCCGTTAGTTATCTCAACGTCTTCGTGCATTCTAACAGTGCCAGTACCGCTTGCACGTAACTCTAAATTAACATCGGTTGCTGTAGTTTTAATCGTGTTGCCACTTATTCTTACGTTATCAATTTGTACTGGAATTCCTGCACTACTTGTATTCAAACTAGATACTGTAAGATTTACAGTATCAAAATCATTTGCAACAGATACAACACCAATAGTAGTTACACCATTAACAGTTAATCCGTTTTCAATAGTAACGTTGTCATTAAAGTTAACTACGCCAGTACCGTTTGCTCTAAGTTCTAAATTGGCATTTGAATCTTTTGTACTAATTACATTACCGCTTAAAGATATGCCTTCAAATATACTGCTACCAACACCTGTAATCCCAGTAGCAGTTATATTATTTGCAGTAAGTGTATTAGTTACTGTAGTCGATTGTAATGAAGTTTCTTTAGTTGTTGTTAAGTTATTACTAACAATAAAGTTTTCTTTAATCTTTACATTGCCTGTTCCAGTACCGCTTAATGTAAGATCACTGTTGCTTGAAGTTGTAGAAATCTTGTTGCCACTAAGCATAATATCTTCAAATATAATTTGCTTATTTGTCGAGTTTAATGTTTGTACTATTAAGTTGTTAGCGCCTAAATTGTTTGTTGATGTTGTAGCAACATTACTAGTTGTTGGTGTTATTACATCGCCTGCTAGTTCGACGTTATTTTTAAATCTAACACTGCCAGTTCCAGATGCCCTAAGCTCTAAGTCACTATTACTAGTAGTAGTTGATATCATGTTATCAGCAATAGCTACATTTTCTATAACAGCATCACCTGTGAGTGTAATGTTTTGTGAAAGGAATTCCTCTGCAATAACTGCATCGAGACCAGATACGTTTACTAAACTAAAACTAGCAACAGGTGCTATTAAGTCTCGGCCTAATACTAAATCTGCTAATACTCTAACTGTACCAGTGCCTGCTGGAACAATTTGTAAATTAGAACTAGCCGAAGTGCCTTGTAAAACATTTCCAGTAAATGACACATTATCAATTGCAACAAATCCTTGTGCAGTTAATGTAGGTGCTGTTGTTGCTAGTAACGTTGCATTATTACTTGTAATATTATTAGCAACAGATACGTTACCAGTTACTCCGGTAGTACTTGAAAATGTGTTTGTTGCTCCGGTAGTTTGAGTAAAGGTATTATAAAATCTAGCAGGTCCTACAATAGATACTGTGCCACTACCTGCGGCTTCTAGCTCTAATCCTGCGTTTGATAACGTAGTGGAAATACTATTTCCTGTTAGGTCAATAGTAGTAAGTACTGCATTGTGCCCTGTTACTTTATCCCAGCGTTTAGCACTGCTACCAATTGTATAACTGTTTAAATTAGGAATTAAATTACCTTCAATGTCTGCATTAAAGTCAATCGTATCAGTGTCTGCATTTCCTAGTCTAATTAGTGTGCCGCCTAGTGTAACATTACCTGTTACGTTTAAATTGCCCTGCGCTATAGTATTACTAGTAAACGCAATATCGTCTGCATTTGCATCTAATTTTAAAGTGCCTACAATTGATTCCATTGTAGATCCTGAGAATCTAATAAAATCTGTTTCTACTTTTTCGCCTCTTAAACTAACAGATTGTCCGCCTGTCGATACTGATAATTTCTCAACACCACTAAAGTCAAAGTTAGTAGAATCAATTACAGTTTCTCCTGTCTCCTGATTTACTATTAAAGCAGATCCTACTCGATAAGTGCCGTCTTGGTCCATTGACGTAAATAATATATTAGCACTATTTAATTCAGTAACTTCGTTTGCAGGTACAACTAATGTCTTATCGTTACTTGTGTCTTTGCCAGTACCAATATATCCAAAGTTATGATTTACTAAGTAGATTAAATTACTTGCGCCGTCAGCTTCGATACCTTTAGTGCCGTATACATTTGCACTACCAATACATCGTATTTCTGCGCCAAACTTTACACCTTGTCCTGCTTGCCCAGTAGACCCTTGTTCAGCTTTAATTCCAATTGATGCAAAGTAAGCAAACGAATTTAACCATTCAATCCTTACACCGTTTCTTGCTGTTAATCCTTGTTGTCCTGGAGTAATAAATGTTGCCGCATGGAATAACATACCTGCTTCTTTAGATACTGTTGTAACACTTGCTCCGTCAACTAACGCTCCGCGTCCTGCATCTCCTTGATCAAACCCTCTAGGATCTCCTGCACTTGTTACACTACCTTTAGTAATAACTGTACAGTTTCTAATATAAGGACTTCGTGATGTTACTACAGAACTTGCTTTATATCTAAATCCATAACCAGTATCAGCACCACTATTATAATAGAAGTCTTTAACAGTTAAGTTTTCAATAGTCACTTCACCGTTAACTAAAAATGCATCATTAGACTCAGTTGCTCCAGTTGGTGTAATAATAACATTGCGCATATCTTGTCCAGTTATTGTTACATTTACTGGTACAGTTAAAGGAAACGTTTCTACATAAGTTCCTGGAGATATGTGTATAGTATCGCCCGAGGATACTAATGTTAATGCCTTTGTTAATGTTAATACAGGATCTAATTGATGGTCGCCTGTAAATGTGTTGTTACCATTTTTAGCAACATAGTATATATTACCTTGTCTGTTAGTAATGTTAACACCGTTAACTATTGCTGTAGTTCCGGTAATATCAGTTGCTGTTACATCGTCTGCCCAAACGTTTGCCCAGCGTCTACTAGTACTGCCTAAATTATATGTTGCTGTTACATCTGGAATAACATCACTTACAAGCTCTCCTGTAAATGTTAAATCGTCATCGCCGTCGTTACCAATTGTAATTGATCCGTCTGAAGTTATAGTTCCACTAGCTTGAATATTACCAGTAACATTTGTGTTTGTTAGAAACTCAATAGTTCCAGAAGCGTTTGGATCAAATTCTATACTTGCGTTACTTAGGTAACTGTATATTTTGTTGTCGCGAAGTAATAGTTGATCAGTGCCTATACCAGTTGCAACTACTCCAGTACTCCCTGAAAGTGTTATTGCTCCGCTTAATGCTGTAAATCCTGTAGGTCTAAATTGTAAGTTTCCAATAGCAACAGTAGTTTGTGACCGTAAGTTTGTAGCACTTGCTGTGCCAGTAATAGATAAATCTTGTGACGGGGCAGTTGTGTTGACACCAATTTTGTTATTAACTACGTCAAGTTTAAGAACAGGAGTACTAGCACTTAAATTTCTAAAATCTAAGTTAACATTTTGTCTTAGAAGATCGTCCTCTAAGACTTGCCCGCTTATTCTTCCTAATTGACTCATATCTATCCCTTACTTGTTACAGTATTTAGTCGTAAAAAAAGGCACACTCGGTGCCTTTCATTATATACATTTAAATGTATTTTTTAGTTTTCGACATACTTAATACGTGCCGCGCCGTTACCGCCTCGGTGTCCACTATCTCTAACTCCTGGACACGGTATGGCTGCTGGGCCGCCTGCACCGTAAGGAACATACTGGGTACAACCGTTCATCTGGTAGCAACCACATGATCTGTTACCCATCCAACACGAACCGTGATACACGCCCTTGTCTGGATTTTTGCTCATTGCATTGAGTGCATTTACATACTGGTGAATTCCTTGTCCTGACCAGTTAGAGTAAGGATTGTCTGTTTCGATAGCGTATGTTACAGTTCCGCCTTCTTTAGAAAACATGTTTGCTGGTAGTGCCGCATGGTAATAGAACATACATAAACAAGTGACATAACAGCCTAAGAAACTTGCACAACTAATACGTCCACAGCAATTAACATCGCCGTTGTACGCACACGCAATGTGTCCGCCATCGTACATACATACTAGACCGCAGTTTGGACCTGTGTTTGTCGCGCAATATCCGTTAGCACGTAAGCAACAATACAGTGATGGTGTTGTTGAGCAAAAAGAAGTTCCGCTTCTGCCGCCTTGCGCACACAAACAACCGTTTGTACTTGAGCTAAACCAACACATTGCTGAGTTTGAACTACATCCTCTGTTACAAAGACCGTCTGCATTACCGCACGATTTACCAAGACAGCCGCATGTATAATTTCCGCTTGTTACGTTGAATGATTTATTAGTATAAGCTCCTGCGTTGCCTGGTAAGCCTCCGCCACAGCAACACATCTTGCTGCCACTACCGCCTGCTCCCCAAAGCTCTGCTAATACTGTTCCGTTTCCTGGAGCAATCCAACAATAACCGTTGCACAAGCAAGTATACATCTGCCCATTGTCAAACGACCATATTTTACCTTTTTCTAGGTTGACTTCAGCGGCACTGAAGTTCTTGCTACCTAGTAATGTCTTTAACGATGCCATGCACGTATCTCCTTACAATTATTTATCAAAGTTATGAATCACAGTGATTGGCTTACCTGCCGGGGGCGCCGATGAAAATCTAATATACCAACCTGCGGCTTTCCCAGCTGGGTTTTGAATTAGTGAATAGTTTGTTCCTGAAATTTGAAATACTGACTCAACTAACACTAGCACGTTTTGTGCGGCAGTCGGAACAGGACTATCAATATCTCCATTAGCTAACGGACCAAAGTCTAGTTCACTTGCATCGCCTACGCCTAAATTCTGTTGTACAATATTTACAGGTTCTTGTCTTTTTAATCTTGCCCAAGTACCGTCTGCATAGGATTCATGGGCTTCGGTTTCTGTATTATATCTAATCATTCCATTAGCTGGAAATAGCGGTCGACTTGCAGTATTGCCCATTGGTACAACTACTGCTTGTTCACCACCTAGTTGAACAACTTGATTGATATCATACCTAATACCTTTAGCTTTGATATTTCGTACGCTAGTACTTTGTGCTTTGATTAATCTCATTTTTTACACTTCCAAGAAGCTTACTGTTGCGCTTAAATTAGTAGGTGATTGTGATATACATACAATCTTGTCACCTGCATCTAATACAATTTTTTCACTATCAAACGTAAACGTTTCGCCTGCTGGTAATGTAAGATCGTTAATAACCATATTAACAGCGCCTTTAGCCGCGCCACTTGCTATAAAGTGCATGTCAAACATTGTTTCACCATGCTCTAAGTGTAGCGGGTTAGTTGCGTCAGTGTTACATACCATTATTGTTAGCACTGCATATTGTTTTCCTGCTGGAACTAACAATATGTTTGTGTCTGTACTTGCTATTAGTGTGCTTGCTATTGCCATTATGTTTCCTTTTTAAAACAACATGCTCAACAAAAGAGCATTCTGTCTACTTATTATTTCGCCTGATTTTGAAGCACTGTGTTTGAAAAACAATCCAGTACCTCCTGCCGCAGGTGCTTTTACGTATACTTTAAGTCCGTCAAGTGGACTAGCTGGATCTGATCCTTGCAGTGTTAATGTAAAGTTGTCGTTAACTATAACTCCACCAGTTCCTTGTGATTCTAAAATTAAATCAGTATCTGACGCAGTAGTTGATAAAATATTATCTTGGAATCTAAAATCTTCAAATTCAACTCTGTTTCCAAAAATTTGTCCCTTGTTAGTATTATCTATCTGGAAGCTAACTACACTAGGTGCACCACTTACTTCTGTATCTCTAACTTCTACAAACGACTTACTTGCCGAGCCTTCCTCAATTCTTCTTTGAAAAGTACTTGTAAGTTGTGTTACAATAGTATCATCGACATATTTCTTGTTTGGAATATCATCGTCGTCGGTAATTTGTGTTTCGTAGTTGTTTGTACCAGTAACACTAATAACACCTGTGCCGGAGTTAATAAGATATAAATCTCCTCCGCCTGTTGATACACTATTAATACGCAAGCCTTGTAGTGTACCTGACGCATTAACTAATGTAAAGCCGCCAGTTATAGTTGTAGCACTAATTGGATCAGCCCAAGTAATAGTTTCATCAAACACAATCTTTGCATCAGAGTAACTACCCCTGTCTATCTGTATTCCTGATTGATTAAGTGTAATACCTGTACCTGATTCACCATCATTAAGTGTAATAATATTATCTTTTAAGTTCAGATCACTTGAACTAACTTGTGTGGTTCCTCCTAAGACTACTAAGTTTCCTGTGACAGTTGTAATACCAGAGTTTAAGCCAGTGTCTAGTGTAATGTTACCACCAGATTGTACTTTAACTTTATAGTCACTATTTGGAAGAGCTAAAATTTTAGAAGACATATATAATTCCTATTGCAGATATATGGGGGAAGTTACTCCCCCATTTTACTTTTACGATGTTATCGGTGTAACTCTCATAACTGATGTAGTTGAGTCGTTTTCAATAACCCAAGTATGTCGGTTGTTTGAATAGTCTCTAACTGATCTGTTGTAAAGTTTAGCAATTCTAATTGTACCGCCTGCCGCATCTTGTGAGTTGATTGACATTTCATTAGCGCCTAAAGCACCGTCTACTTTGTCAACTAGTGTACAAATGCCTACATTACCTGTACCTGTGCCTCCGACTGAAGTTTTAGTACCGGTTTTTAAATCGTTAACTAAAAACTTGTTTACTGATCGTTGTGCAATAATAAATCCTACTGCTGATTCTCCATTACCAGCTACTTGACAGTTAATAGTAATGTTTGTACCATCGGCTAAAGCGCCAAAGTATCTTTTGTTTAGTGGACGTCCCATTTTTTTCTCCTAATAAGTTACGTTCTAAGTAATACGCAGTGGGTCAGTTCTGCATAAGTCTATATAGTATAGCACGATTTGTGACACAAGTATTTATCATTAAAAGAAGCTAACGGAAATTAAGTCATAAAAAAACAGAGCCCGTAGGCCCTGTTTTTATTTTTAAAGCAAAGTTTAGCTAAAGCTAACGTTTGCAGATGTTATAGCAACATTCGCTAAGTAATCAGCGGCATTACCCAATGAAGATGCTGTGTTTGATAACTCAACATATCCATAACGAGTCATAAAGCTCACTACTGGTTCGAATGTAGATGGATCCATTACAACACCACTTGACATCAACGGGATGTATGGGCAGTAAAATGCTGGAGCATCTGATTCACTATTACCTTTGTAACCAACAAGCGCCATAGCGTTATCGGCTGCGTAAGTATCTACATATACACGCATTGCATTGTTCAATGTACCAACAAACTTAGTGTTTGTAGGTGCTTCAAACGTGCCTTCCGTAGTACGTGCAAAAGCACTTGTAGTAGCAGACTGTAGGATTGTTAGTGCAAAAGGACTAACAACACAATAGTTACCTGCGCCACGACGTGTACGCTGAGCAATCAAGTTAGCCGCTCTGTTGATCTGAACTGCCAATGCGGCATGCTCGTCACCAACGAAAGTTGCTGTACCTGAAACGGCTTGTTGGTTGTACGTTTGTACAGCCGTGCCACTCAATGAACGCAATGAAGCAATAACTTCCTGGTCAATCTCAGCAGTAATCTCTTGTGCAAGAGCTGCCATGATTTCAGCTTCGACATCAATGCCGTGCTGTGCTTGTGCATCCTGAGCTGATTCAAAAGTCCAACGAGCACTTAACTTACGTGTTTTCGCTTCAACTGTTTGCTTCAAGATCTGAATGCTAAGTTTGTTACCAGCAGTACCTTCTGCTAAACTTGTTCCTTTTGCTTTACCAGCATCGGAACCAGCTTCGTCACCTGAATAACCAACAGCAATTTTGAATGGGCTTAAAGCCTCTTCGCCACTTGTTGCATCATCAGCTGTATCACTGTAACGTACTCTTAATGTGTGGATTTGTCCCACAGGACCGGTCATCGGTTGTACACCAACTAGCTCATTTGCTATTACTGTTGGCATAACACGTCTGATAACTGGTAAAATAACTCTGTTAAGAGTTGCGACATTACCGGCAGTAGTCGAACCAGCGGCTGATGTTTCAGACAAATACTTGCGAGTATTTTCTAAAGTTGCTGACATTACAGATTTTTTAGTTCCTGAAAGGCCTTCCATCAATGCTGTTTTCGTCTCTTGCCAGCGACTTTCTAGTAATTCTGACATAATTATATCTCCTTAATTTAATCCAGCTAAACGACGAATATCGATGACATTCTCGTCTTGCTTTTGTCTACTAACGTTAGTTTCTTGTTTGTTGCCTGTTATTGCTTTGCCTTCTGTTAGGTTCGCCTTCTTCTTCGCTGGACTATTACCCTCAATAACTGTTGGTAAATACTTGTTAAACGCTGACTTTAATTTCAGTGTTTGAACAGATTCCAGTAAGTCTGTCATTATTTCACGCTGTGCTACACTTAACGGTGCAACCAATTCGTTCATAACTTTTGCTCGTTGTACTGACTCATTAATCATTTTAATTTCAACAGTCTTTGCTTCTGCAAGTACTGTAGTCTTATCAACGATAGTCTTCGCTTCTGATAGTTGACGATTTTTAGTATCGATAACTTTCATTAACTTTGCTGTTTCACTCTTCTCATTCAAGTAGCTTCCTGCATACTCGGATGCGAATGATTCAAACAGCTTACGACCGAAGTCATTCTGTCTTGCAATTTCAATATCTTCTTTAAGTGTAGTAATTTCTTTATTCAAGTTCTTACTTACTGTTTCAGATACTAATTTTGCACTCTTTTCAATAAAGTTAGCTTTAACTTTCTTGAAGTGTGTCTTAGCTTCACGTACTAAACGTACTTTCGTTTCAGCTAGGTCTTGTTTATCCTCGTAAAATTCGTGGATTTCTTTAGCAAGAGCGTCTACAATAAAACTTTCTAACTGTCCAAACTTGTTAGACATAGTTTTTTGTTCTTCGTGTAGTTCAGATACTTCTTTTCCTAACTGTTGCACTACAAAACCTTTTAATAGGTCTGCGTTTTCACGCATTGCTACACCGTATTTTGCTTTAGCTTCAGCTAGTTGTTTGCGGTCATCTGCAAACTCAGAAATTTCTGCTTGAAGTCGCTCACTAAGCATCGAATCAATGGACTCAACCATTTGACCCTTGTCATGCTCATATTTTTTAGCAAATTCTTCACGAAGTTCAGCAGTTACCTGCATCTTGTTCGCTTTAATTTTGCCTTCCCAAGCTTCTTCAATTTGCGCTCTGATATCTTCAGAAACGACATCGTTTTCAAAGAGTGTTTTCAGTGCATCTATCATACTATTCTCCTGTTTCATTGGAGTTTGCTAATAATATTTATTAGCGATTCCTTAAGATACTTTTGTGCCTTTGGGTCGTGTCTTGTTGCCTGTGCCAATTCATATGCCTGGTGCCCGCCTCGAGCATTCATTAAGTGTTCGTAAATTGCTGTCGGATATGCTCCTGGCGCACTTGGCTGTGCCACAACGTCCACTGTAATAATTTCAAAGTCCGATACATCACCGGAATCTGTAACTTCACCAGAGCCCCTAGATGAAACACCTAGTTTAACACCTGCTTCTAACATAGTTTTAACTAAAGTGCCCATCGGGGTTGGTAATATCTTCAATTTACCATAACCGTTATTATCTTCCATCCACATTTCTGTGATCATGTGCGATACACGGTCAAGGTTTATATTAAGGCCTTCTGGATGATCAACTTCGCCGAGAACACTATATCCCCCAGTAACTTGATCGTTAAGAGTTTTGACAGCCCTACCAATTTCATTAACGGGGTACACACGCTGGTTAGCGTTACGTACTCCGCCCTGTATGCAAATACCTTTCATAAAAAGATCTTTGCCTTCGTTAGCAGATTCTACGACGATGTTCGCCTGTTGGAATGTCAAGTTCTCACTAAGTAGTTTCATTCAAACTTCCTTATTTGCCAATGATCGATTTTTTATCACTAGCTGTTTCGCCTGCGCCTTTTTTCTCAGCACCGTGGCCTTTTGACATAGCTTTCATACCTGTTTTTCCGACTTTAGCACCCGGAACGTTTATGTTGCCCATGTTGTCCTCTTTAGGAGTTGGGTCAGCTAAGCCGCCTTTAGTTCCTTCAGAATTGGATTCGCCACCTTGGTTTAAATTACCTGATGTGCCGTCGCCCATTTTGTTAGCACTTGCTGTTGGGGATTTAGTGTTTGCACCGTTGTCGCCCATTGTAGCATTTACTTTTTCAACATATTCACGCATGGTTTCTGCTTCTGATTTATCAGCTTCTTCGACTTCTTCATCAGTTGCTTCGTCTACGTCAAGATCAAAACTCTCTTCTTCAGGAGCTTCTTCTTCGTCACCGTCGTCACCTTCGGCATCGTCTTCTTCGCCTTCTTCGTCATCATCGGAATCCATATCGGAACCCATTTCTGCATCAAAAGCCGCTTTTAACTTTTCAATTTCGTCTTGCAAGTCTGCAATGTCGTCTGCCATGTCGCCTTCTTCAGCATCATCAGCATCCATATCAGCATCAGCATCAGGCATTTCTAAGTCGCGCATCATGTCTGCTGATTGATCCATATCCATTGGATCTGCTTCTACTTCAAATTCATCTAGATCAAAGTTTTCTTCTAACTCTTCATCTGACTCTTCTACTTCTTCATCTGACTCTTCTACTTCTTCGTCACTAGATTCATCAACTTCTTCATCAGTTGCTTCATCTACTTCTTCGTCGGTTGTTTCGTCAACTTCAAGATCATCTTCTAAAAGATTCTCATAAATACTTCTGGATTTTTCTACAACTATTTCGTGAAATAGTGCTTCCGCTCCAGCGCGGTCTTCGTTAACTAATTTTTCGAGCATTTCCTCGAATTTATTACGTTCGCTCATTTTGTTCTCTCCTAAATGAAATATGTTTTACCTACGGTGAGGCTGTCTAATGTATTTACTCATTGTGTTAAATATGGGTGTATTATAGGCTCAAAATGGTTCATTTTGAAATACACGTAGATATGTTAAACGATTTTGCAAATTCTTCTACAGTAATGTGTGTCAAGTTACTAAAATTCTCAAATGGTTCTGGAATAAATGAATCCTTTTCTTCTAACACTCTTATATATCTCTTTTCCGGAGATTTCTGCATTACATTGCACGTTTGACGTAACCAATTGCCAAAATACGTTGCACCGTCCTCTGATCTTTTATAATTTTGTGTACTCGAGTATATGTTATTAACTCTTTTCTCTTCAGGACCAATACCTTTATAGTCAAAACCCAAAATATATATAGTTTCATGTGCATGCGATGCGGCTAAATGCATCGCAGTTGGTCCACTACTCCAACCTAAACTAGGTTCAAAGTAATTAAACCCTGTATACTGTTCAAATGACTTATTGTAATTTGTCCATACCTGGTGTTCATTTTGATATCTTGACATGTTTATTTCATTAACCATTTTAATGTCAACTGCAACAAGGTAGTCAGGTTGAAACTCTCTATACACTGCATTGCATGCATATATAGTTCCGTATTTTTTTAAAGGTTCTAAAGGTATAGTAGATCGGCTTGTGCCATTACCTAATACAAACGCTACGCTCAATTATCATACTCCGCCCTCTGCATTCGAGGCTAGTCCATACATTTGTCTTACAAACAATAATTCTTTTGCTTGCTCTTCAGTATGTAGCTCTGCGGCTTTTCTTACACGGTTAATCTGGCGTAGTGTCAATTTAGTTTTACGTGTATCGTCTAAATCTACAGGAGAGTCATCAAGGTCAGCTTCGTAACGCTTGTCTTCGACTGGGTCAACAGTCTCTTTGTCAAAATAAAATAATTCACGTAGTATCATAATAGTATTTATACAGTTACGCCAGTATTACCTGCGTCCCCTGCATCTCCTCCTGCTGTTGGATCAGCACCTGTATCCATAGCACCTTCAATTGGTGCTCCTTCTTCTGGTGCTTGGTCTTCCATACTGCCCATGTCGCCTGCTATTCCTGCGCCACTAATACCGGCAGTTCTCATTTCACCTTCGGCATCCGACGGAGCTGGATCTAAGTTCTCGTCATTTTCTTCTTTCCACATACGTTCATTCTCTGCTACTTCTTCAGCACTAAGTCCTAAGAAGCGTTGAAGCGCAAAACGATTAGAAATATAAGGTATAGCACTCATTTGTGTGTATGTTGGTACACGAGCATTATCAATTTCACTTTGTCTATAGCTTGCAAAGTTTTGTGGAGGTTGGAAACGTAAATCAAACATTGCAGTGTCTACGTTTACGCCTTTTTCAAGTATATAACGTTTGAACTCTTGATTAAGTTCTTCAACTACTAAGTTTTGTAATCGTTCGCAGTATGTGTTGAAACGAAGTTCTTGAATGTATGCCGTGCCCACTCTGCCGTCATTATACTGTGCCGCACTATCGTCTGCTCCCGTTGGTAAGTAGCTACTAGGGATTCGTAAACCACGTACGAGCTTATTAGTAAAATATCTAAGGTCATCAATTTCTCCAAGGTTAGTACCGCCAGGCAATGTTTCAACTTTTGATCCACGTCCTTCAGCAGTTTGTGGGAAGAAATAATCTTCGTTAATTGATAACGGATTATAACTACTATCAATTACATTAGTGCCGCCGCCAGTTGCACTAGGAATACGTCTCTGATGTATTTCTGTTTTTACACGCTCAACAAATTGCATTGCTAAGTGACTTGGCATATTACCTACGTCAACATAAAATACTCTTCTTTCCGGAGCACGTTGTACACGATAGATAATAATTGCATCTTCAAGTAATTCTTTTTGCTTGTATACTTTAAAAACTGTTTCTAACAAACTATTACCAAACGGATAGTTTTGATCTAGTCCTTCACTTAAACTTAAATGTATAACGTTTTCAGCGTTAACTGATAGTTCTCCATCTTCTGTAGTGTAACGGTTACCAGCACCTTGTGGTGCATTACCTACCATGCCGCGCACTTGGCCGCCTTGTGTACCACCACCGCCATTAACATTTCCGCTTGTAACATGCGGAGTAGTTGCAACCATATCTCTAAAGTTTAAGTTAAAGTTTTTAATAACATATTGCTCAGGTGTTTTGCCTTCGCTTTCGTTAACAATGATACGTGTTACGTTTGCACTGTCTACGTGGAATAATTTTTTAGTTTCTGGATCTCTTACAAAAAACTGATCTCCATACTTAAACACATTGCGCAATATTCTAAACATACGTGTTTCAAATTTGTTTAACTTACACCATTGCTGTAAGTACTGCGCTATAATAGTAGTTTCAGTGTTTGTAGATTTCTTTTTAAAGTCTATTGTAAAAGGAGTTCTGTTATTAGTATTTTGTTGCGAACAAAACTCTGCTAGAATATCAAGTGCCGCATTAACTTCTGAATCCATATCCATAGTGTTATACTGGCCGTAACGTTCAACTCTGTTAGGACTTCCTACATATACATCCGGTAAGTAAGAACTGTAATTAGTTCTTGCAGGCCCAGGAGTTCCGCCGTTATACTTTCCACCGCCTAACGGTGAATAGCTTCCTCCCATATTGTCGCCTGTTTGTACAGGTGTAAAATGCTTCTTCCAACTCATGTTGTTTCCTAATTAATCTAGTTACTTAGTGTGTAATCTGTTAACTTCTTGCCGTTTCTTCTGATAGCTTCGGTTTCTGTTACTAGCTTGTCTATGTTAGTATTTAGTAGGGTTAGCTGATCTGAGCTACCTGTTCCGGCGCCGCCACTAGGCATTGTTGTATTACCTGCGTTACTGCCTTTATAGAACGGTATCCAACTGTTGTCCTTAGTTAGCTCGTCGTTCATTTTTTCAAAAGCATTACCAAGGCGCTCCATTTGATCAGCATATAGTTTTAAATTACTAACGTCTAAATCTTTACCAAACTTTGACAACCCTTCTAATGCAGTTCCGCTTAATTTTACATTCTCAATAGCTGTTGCATCAATTTTTTCAAACTCGTTAATACCATCAACTAGTGTAGTGAAAGGTGAACTAGAACCAAAGAAGCTAGTAATAGATTCTAGTACTCCGCCCTTAGTAAGATTTATTAGTGCAGGTCCTAGTAAGCCTAATGATGTAGCAATTTCTGCAAAGTTTGCGGCTCCCTTCATGTTAGCCATTTCGCCAACACCTGCGGCAATCTTTTCAACACCGTCTCCGGCTAAGTCGATGCCTTTTCCTGCAAGTGTTATTGCCGCGCCAGTACCAATAAGCATAGCAGTAAATACTGCCGCACCTATTGCTACTGGGCCATTTGCAAACATTTTAAACACTGTAGTAAGTGCTTTAAATCCAAGAAACACAGCACCAGTAGCTAGTATTGCTCCTAATGCACTTAGCCCACCTAAAAGAGCTGGTCCTGCAAGCATGCCTAGGAAACTACTTAATGCACCGCCTTCACGTTCGCCTGTTGCTTGTTGATCATGATCTGGTCCTTCCATTGCTCTTTTACCAAATATAACATCTTTAGCTATGTTCATTAGACCTGACATTGCTGTTGATATGTGAGGAGCTATTAACACGCCGAGCTTATTTAATCCGTCGGCTAAGTATTTTCCTATGTCTTTCATCAAGGTACCTTTTTGGAAGGATTCCATTAAGCCTGTTATTACTTCTCCAAAAGACGTAGCGGCTGATTTAATTTTACTAATTCCACCGCCCTCATCCATTAACTCTTGAAACTTAGTAGTTATGTTGGTTAATACTTTGGTAACTGAAGCAAAAATACCACTATCAATTAGTGCGGCTTTCATTTTGTTTCTTGTCTCTGTTATTGTTTTCTCAAATGCTAATACAGTCACTGCTCGCCCATCGTCAATTGCTTTTTGTTTTTTTGCTTGCTCAATTTGTGCTGCCGAAACTGATTCTACTAAATTACCAAGGCCAAGCACACTGAGCGTTGTTAACGCAACTTGGTCGCCCATAGCCGCACGTACTGCTAACGCATCTTTTTCTGCTACTGACATGTTTAATACAGTCTGTCTAGCTTTTTCAATTTCTGCTGTCAGCATATCCGCCGCGCCAGGAACACCGTCACCTAATGCTTTAGTTGCTGCCGCAATTCCGGGGTTTAATAAAGCAAGTGCTGTTGCCGCTTCACTATATGGTACTCCGCCCATAGCAATCATTTCTTTAACAGCTTCGCCTAGTTCAGCATCACGTGCAGATAACATAGTAACTGTACTTGTTACTGCTAGTCTAGCTGTTTCGTCTAATCCAGCTAGTACACCCTTTAATCGCTTATCATTAGATACCTCATTCATTGCTCCCGATATTTCATCACGTTGTTTACCAGTTGCTTTTGCAAGTTTGTCAACTTCTTTAATATATGCTTGAGCAGAGGCTAATGTCTGTTTACTAGATAACCGTTCACCTCGACCAAGTCGCTGTTGCTGGGTTACATAGTCAGCTGTATACTCACTAACTTCTTCCATAGTCATGCCCAGTTGGAGGAATAATTGAGAGTTTTTACTTACACCCTGTAGTAATCCAGTAAATGCTTTTGCTCCACTGCCAGCTGAGCTGCCAAGTTTTGCTAACATCTCGGCGTTCGATGAAATCACTCCCGAATATGCTTCCAGAGATAAACTTGTTGTTGCCGCAATTGCAGATGCTTCGTACAAGTTTGCACCAAAGTCGATACCTACTTTTGACAAATCTCTAAACGTATCAATTTGGTTGTCTATTGTTGAAACAAGTAGTTGCCCTATTCCGCCTATTATTCCTCCAACAATTGGAATAGATTCTAACGCACCAGCAATATGACTAGTAAAGTCACTTATTCTGTCACCGCCTGTTAATAGTTCGCCTGTTAGACCTTTGAATGCATTTGTAATTTGGCCCGCGGCGCGAATATAAACGTTACCTACATCGTTTGCAGCCTCTTCTAACTCTCCTAATTCTTTAGTAGTTTTGCCAGACTGTTTAGCTAGTGCCGCTAATTGTTTTTTAGATTCTTCACCACCGCCCTTGCTTCCGCCATCGCCTTTGGACCCCATCGCCTTGAGCAATTTAAGTAAGGTTGCTTCAGTTGCCGCGTTTTCTAACGTGACATCTTCTTGTCCAATTACACCTGTTACCTTTTCAGCCATATTCTACAGTTCCTTATTAAGTACGCATATAAATATAAGAGATACATACTTGTATAATGTATTTATACGGAGAATAGAATGACAGATAATAACTCACCAGGAATGGTTGAACTAACTGCGCCAGGTGCTAATCCTTTACAGAAATTCTTTAGACAACCTAAATTATATATTACGTTGCCTAGTAAAGGTCGCTGGTATCCAGCAGGGGCTTTAGAAACTACAGAAAATGGCGAGTTAGCAGTATTTGCCATGACTGCTAAAGACGAACTAACTTTAAAAACACCAGATGCACTTATTAACGGAGCCGCAACTGTTGAAATTATACAAAGTTGTGTGCCTAACATTTTAAATGCATGGGTAATGCCTAGTATTGATGTTGATGCATTACTTATTGCTATTAGAATTGCAACATATGGTCCAACAATGGACGTAGAAGTAACTGCACCAAACACAACAGAAGCAAACAACTTTCAAATGGACTTACGCCAAGTGCTAGAAACAGTTGGTGTTGAGGAGTTTGTTGAAGATGTACCAACAACAACTCCAGGACTGCAAGTAAAAATTAGACCTGTGACATACAAAGAATATACTTCTGCCGCACTACAAACATTTGAAGAAGAAAGAATGTTTAGGATTGTTAACGACGGTGACTTAGAACAAGAACGCAAGCTAGAACTGTTTGGCGAAACGTTTAATAAAATTAGAGATTTAACTGTTGGAATGATTTCTAACAGCATTGTATCGATTACAGTTGACAATGTTGAAGTTACTAATAGAGTTCACATAACTGATTTTATTGATAATGCTGATAAAAGTGTATTTGCAGATATAACAAAGCATATTGAAACAGAAAAAACTAAACATGCTGTAAAGCCATTAAAGGTATTTGCAACTGAAGAACAACTTGAACTTGGTGCGCCTAAGGAGTTTGAAGTTCCGATTGTATTTGATCAATCAACTTTTTTCGCCTAAGGATCGTTAACTGGCCAGTTGATCAAATCCTACAAGAAGTTTCAGACTTACAAGGCCAAGCAAAGCAGTTTCGACATTCTATATTAGAAATAATGTGGCACATGCGAGGAAGTATTAGTATGGATGAAGCGTTTATGTTATCTTCTGAAGATAGGGAACTCATTAGTGACATTGTTAAAAGTAATTACGAAAACACCAAAAAGTCCGGACTACCTTTAGTTTAACGTACTGCTGGACCAATTGGAGCTGCCTTAGTTCCTGTAAGCATTGCTTTAACTGCTTCGCCCACTCCAGCTTTATTAATTTCTTTAGCTATATTAGTTACTCGCTTAGTAGACAACCCAGGACTAACTTCCTTAGGTGCAATAGCACCGGTAGCATTATTTTTCCATTGAGCACCTTGCCAAATATAAGTTTGACCATCATCGCCATCCAACAACTGTCCTGCGCCAGGTGCTACCTTAATTTTTGGATTAGGAACTTTCTTTGGATCAAAATCTGTAGTAGTAGTTGCACTCTTTTCAACGCCGGCTTTCTTTTCAGCTTGTGTTATAAGTGTTTGAAACTTTTGTAACTGACCAACGTCTGCGAATATAGCTTGCAATCCTTTAGCAAATGGTGCTAGTTGCTTTGCTAAGTTTGCAGGCAATGCTTCTCCCTTTTCAAGTTTTTCAAGACCTTTGCCCATTTGACTTGCTGAGCCTTTGCCTTTTAACTTTGATGACATACGTTTAGCACCTTGGGCAACTTTATTCTTTATATCTTTCATACTAGGTGCTTCATTGATAGTTTGTTTTTCTAAACTTGTAATTTGAGTAACTTGCATTATAACATTCCCGCTAATTCTTTTCTTTGCTTAACTGATAAACTATCAATAGTTGCTTGTAACTTTGGATCAATTTTTGCTGGCTTACCTACTGGAGGCGCTTTTGTTCCTGGAGCATTACCTGTAGCCGGTGCTTTTGCGCCAGGCGTTTTTTTACTAGTTCCTGTTTTACCAGTTTTAGCTTGCATTTTATCTAATACACTGTTACCAACTGTTGGTTCTATTTTAGCTGTTCCAGCTGGTTGTTTATCTGGAGTTGTAGCCGCATTACCGCCTGTAAGTTTATTCTTTGCGGCTTGTTTCAAAACATCCATAACTGTTTTCTTATCAAGTGTGCCTGATGGTAATGTCATTCCACCCGCAGATAACTTATTTTGTTTCATAAATGCGCCAAAGTCTTGGTCAGTCATAGTTTTATCATTCTTGCCGTTAATGCCCTGCCATTTTTTTAATACTTTGTATAGTTTATTTGCTTCTTTACCCATTTCAGCAGATCCAGCCATACGTTCACCACCAGGTAGCTTTCCAGCTAATCCTTTAACAGCATTACCAACACCACTAGTAGGTGCTTCGTTAATTATTTTATCTTCGCTTATAATATCATAAACATTCATGAGTAGTCCTTAAATTACTTATTAATTGTATTTAGTGTTTTATATGTCTTAACTTCGTTAATACAAGTTATCGCTAACGCTCAAACTACTTACACTTCGTTTTAACTTAAATGTTATTAAATGAATTATATGAAAAGCATTATTACGAATGTAATAATGTTTATACTTCATGTAGATTGTTTTAGTCAGACGGAACTATTTCTAGCCCCGTCATCTTGTTGAAAACTTCATGTGAGTCTGCCACAGCCAAGACATTGGAAAGAGGTAATTTTTTATACACAAGTTCAATGGGCTCTGACCTTTCCCATCCTCCGTCGACATTATGTTGCTTATAATATACAATGTACATTATATGTAACAATATTCCCCCGCTTCGTTCCTAGTGCTAAAGGGTTTTTATGAACTATGTTGTGTTTTTCGACTGCCAACAATGCAATCTATATCAACCTGTGAGCCCAATTTGTTTGGTGGCTTCCTCTCATTGGAGAGTCGATCAATATGTACGTGTGCTTCTATACGAGAGCTTTTTCCACAGCGGTAATTTAAACTGGCCCGCTAACCTTATGTGTTGGAATGATTTGCCTGTAAATGCTCTTTAAGAATTTTGGATCCGCCAACTCTAACATTAATAATACCATTGTAGTATTCGTCTGTTTCGAGTACTCTGCGTTCAAACTGTTCTCGCGCCTCTAAGTAACTTGCTATGCCTCTGCTAGGACAAATGTGAATAATTTCTCTTATAAAATTATCTTCGCCTAACTCTAAAACGTCTGCATTAAGTCTATCACTGGAACCGTAATAAGTTTGCCAGTCACTTTCTTTAGTGCTACGTCTTTTGTTTTTTTTGCCTTTGAGTGGTTTCTTTGTTACTTTAAATTTTGCTAGTTTTTTGCCTACGTACATCATGCCATTGACTTTGTTTGTTATCAAGTAAACAAACGCTTCACAACCTTCTGGCAGTTCGTCTATTTGTTTACCTTGATAAGTCCATTGCATCACATACTTATTGTTATTCGCCTTTGTCTGCCTGTCGTTTGGTTTTGTGCTTTAAATTTATCTCATCACTTCTTATTTTAGCATATTTTCTTATTTCTCTCAACCTTCTTCTGCTTTCTTTATGTGTTCTAACAGAGTTACGGGCTTCAAACTTTTCATTTGCGTCAAAATAAGCTAGATATGCTTTTATAAGTAAGTCATGTGTGTCATCTTCGATCATTCTATAATCTCAATATCATTCTCGTAACTAGTAAAGCCGTTTTCTTTAATGACTTTCATTACGTTGTTAACTCTTCCAATCAGTTCATCCTTATGGGATATAAGATACACGTTCTTATCGCCTTCTCTACCCATTTTCTTAAGAACACTAAGTGAACTTTCAACACCAGCAGTATCCATACCACTGTCAATTAACTCATCAATAAACAACAAGTTAATCTTTTGATATAAACTTTCCCACACATCGCGGAATGCAAAGCTCATACCAAGTATAAGTCTATTACGTTCGCCTCGTGACAAGTTATCAAAGTCTAGGTCTTGTCCTAGCTGTGTAATTTCAACTGCTAAGTCGTTCTGGAACACAACTTGATGCGGCAACCCTAACTTATCAAGATAATATGTAAGTCTATTGTTAAGATACATTAAGTTCTGATCAATAATCTTCTTACGAATGAAGCTGTCTTTGTTTGTAAGTAGTTTTAACAAAAAGTCTTGATGCTCTTTGAAACTAGTAAGTTCATTTACTGCACCCCAGTTAACTTCTTGTATAGCACTACTGTTTAACTCGTCAATTTGAGCTTGATACGGGTCAGATTCTTGTTCTTTGCTAGTTAATGCTTGCTTTAAGCTATCAACATTAGTTCTATGATCATATGCTTCTTTTGCACTATCATAAAACGTTCTAGGCTTGCCGTTAATCTCACCAATATCCTCAAGTGCTTTCATAACATCCTTTACTTTTACAGTAATTTCTGTCTGATATGCAATAGCATCCTCGTATTCTTTAGTTTTGCGTGTTTCAATCTCTGCTTTCTTGTCTGCATGTAGTTCTTGACCGCATGTATAACAAGTAGCATCTTCTAAATCTGCGATATCTTTTTTAGCTTTAACAACTGTTCTGTCTGCACGTTGTAGTGCTGGTTCTAAAGTACTTAACTCCTTTTTAAGAGCCAAAATAGCATTATTATGTTGCGACCAGTTAGATAACTTTTCATGCAACTCAAGTTCTTCGTCGATGTCTAAATGTTCTAGTTCGTCTATACCTTTTTGTAGCTTAGATACGTCTTGACTCTTCTTAGATAGCCATGCACGTTGCGTATTTTGCAAACTAGTAATAGTTCCGCCTATCTTTTCGTTTGCACTCTGAATAGCATTAATTTTTAATGTCTCTTCTTGAATAGCATCCTTAGTATAGCGTGTTTGTTCTTTAAGTGCATCTGCTTTTTCAGATAATATAGTAATACCTAGCAATTGCTCAATAATAGCACGTTGATCGTTAGTGCGCATACTTAAAAACGGCTCTGTATAAGTGTTTAAAGCAACAATATGCTTAAACATATCATGACTCATATCAAGCAAGTCGTTAATATACTCTTGTGTTTTACGACTATCACCTTGTGATTCGTCTGTCATCTCTTGTTCTTGGTTATCAACATAAAACTTGAGTATGTTAGGCGAACGTCCGCGCTCAATACGGTAATCTACGTTGTTCTTTTCAAAATGCAATGTAACTAACATGCCTTTGCTGTTAGTTTTATTAATTAAGTTGTTACGTTTGATGTTTGTAAGTGCAGTACCGTATAATGCATACGACAATGCGTTGATAATAGTAGTTTTACCAGTACCATTACGACTTCCGCTATCATCACCGCCTTGATCTAAGTTTTCACCTAACACAAGTGTTAAGTTGTCCTTATCGAAATCAACTGCTTGAGTCTGATTACCCACACTCATGAAGTTCTTGCACGTTAAGTCTTTAATTTTTATCATAGTTCGTTGTAAATGTCCATAAGCGTCTTCTTATTGAAGTTGTCTGAGTCGATTGCGGCAATTTCACCAGCAACAATTTGGTCGACACTCTCAAATTGTCTTATATCTAGTTCGGTAGTAAGTTCGTCTAACTGCTTTTGTGGAATTAAACTAATTTCTCTGCAACCGTACTGGTTAATGAAGGTTTCTTTTACAAAACTAGCTTCTTCAAAGCTAATAGGCAAGTCTAAGTTAACTCGTAAGTACATATTAGGCTTAATAAGGGTTTCTTGTTCGTCTATTAGTTGACTTAGCTTGATTGTGCGATACTTAGGACAGTCTGTCCAATTAATATATTCAGGTTCTTTATCGTTTTCACGATCAAGTATCATCATACCTCGATTATCGTCCCATGCATCAGCATAGTTGTGCGGAAATGCATTACCAATATAATGTATAACTCCTTGTTGTTGGCGCTTATGGAAGTGTCCACTAAAAACATATGATTGATGTTTAAAGTCTTCAGCTTTCAGCTCACCGTGATCGGGCATTTGTACCATAGCATTCATATAGAAGCTAGGAAGCTCAAAATGCCCAAAAACATACTTGCTTTTAAGGCTTCTAAGTTTTTTCCATTCATCACCAACTAACCAAGGAACAATAGTTACATCTTCAATTGTAGTAATTTCGTCTATAAAGGTAATTCCTGGAATATGTTTTGCAAACGCAGTACTATTAACGTCACGCTTGTCTTTATAATACAAATCGTGATTGCCGTCAAAGAAGAAGAACTGCTCAAAGGCAGCTCCTAGCTTTTCCATGCTTCTAATAGTAGCATCCATTGTTGTTAAGTTTAAACTATTCCGATTGTGATGCCAATCTCCACAAAAAATACCAGTTTCGCAACCGTTAGCTTTTGCTTCTTTGATATACCAATCGATAAAGTCTTCACAATCCTGATTGTGTACTTTACTGTTGCCTTTTAGGCCAAAGTGAATGTCTGTAAAGACTGCGGCTTTCTTAAACAAATTTAAATCCTCTATAGTTCTAATACATTATACATTAAAAGCAGGCAAAAGTCAATCGCTTTTGGTTTTAGTACCTGGATTAGCCATATCGTGCTCACGCTTTTGTTGTGCTTCCCATTCACCGGAATGTTGTCTAGTAAAACTAGGATTCATGTTATTCATTTCAAGAATATCGTCACGTATGTTCTGCGCACGTTTTTCGATGTTGATAACACGTACAAAACTGTTAGTAACAGCGGCAGTATAATATGCAAACGGATTTTGTGACTTAGATTCGTCAAATTGTAGCCCAATTTGTGCAAGTTGTAGTATTGCTTGACCGCGCATTTCGTCATTGTAAGTGTATCCACGTACATTACCACGTGTTGCATAACGATCACATAACTTCATCCACATCATAGCAAGCGTATTAGTTGCTTTACCATGAGTTTTATTAAAGTTACCATTTTCCATACCACCTTGCCAATGACTTTTTCCAACTAATATAAGCTCACCTTCGTCATTGTACTTGTAATGATGATATGGCGGAAAGTTTAATTTAGTTTTTGTATCAGCAACGGTCTTTGGGTTCTTTTTACGACCTGGCTCTTCGGGTATATGGTCAAATGACATCACACGGAAGATTATTTCTTCTTTAGTAATTTTCTTATAGTCATGTTCGCACTCTGCTTGCTTAACTTTTTCTCCTGCTAGTTTTCTACGATCGTATTCAGCAACACTTAACTTCTTTGCTTTGTTTCGTTTTGCTTCAGCAGTAGTTCTTATGTTTATTTTATCAATATCAAGTAAGATAATGTCAAAATCGGCATACGAGTCTTCAGTATAGCTACAAAAGGTAGCCTTTGATTTATGAATTTCTTTTAATATGTCTTTGTTGTTTAGGTAATTTACACGTCTAGCCATTATTTCTCCAAGTTCTAAGATGTTACATACATTATAATATACATACATTAAAAAGTCAACTAAATAACACTATAGAAGGAGCAATTATGTCATTTGATAAATTTAGTAGCGTAGTAGAACAGGTCGGTGATGTTGTAAGACAAACTTCAGCCAAAGCAGTTAAAGCGATTAATCAAGCTACGTCTTTTGTAGACAATCCAATGGGTTTAATGAAAGGTATACGTAGTGCAAACTTACCAACTGACGCTATGCCAGTATTTAAATCACATACCGGCGCTACTGTTAAAATTCCTAAGGGCGATAATGACTGGCGAGTTAGTTTAAGTATTCCGCCTATTATGCAAAACATGCCAATGGACCTATTAGGGCCCCTTGCTAAAACAGATGGTAAAATGGTATTTCCCTTCACGCCTTCTATAATATTTTCTCACTCCGCAAGCTACAATGCAATGCAACCTACACATACTAATTATCCGTTTTTTAACTATCAGAGCTCAGCTGTGGACGCTATAACTATTGCAGGAGACTTTTTTGCTGAAAATGCAGAAGATGCAGAATATTGGGTAGCGGCTGTAACGTATTTGCGTACTGTAACTAAAATGTTTTACGGCAATAGCGAAAATGCAGGTAATCCACCGCCCATTGTTAAACTTAATGGGTATGGAGAATTTGTGTTTAATGATGTGCCTTGTGTAGTGACAGCATTTAACATTGATTTACCTCAAGACGTTGATTATATTAAAACATCAAATGTAACAACTACTCCGGCAAGACTTGGAAATGAGCCAACATCACAATCTGGACCAGGAACTTGGGTACCAGCACAAAGTTTAATCTCAGTAACAGTACAACCAATATACAGTAGAGCAAAACAAGCAGAATTTAATTTAAATAATTTTGTTAGCGGCGACTTAATAACTAAAGGAATGATTTAATGGCAACTTACGGAAATAGCAGTCCTTGGCAAAATACTAAAGTTGTAGATAATCAGTATCTTGGACATTTTGAAATTAGACCCGTGCCCGGTGAAGCTGATGACATCCTTTATGAAATTGAAACACAATACACTCATAGACCAGACTTATTAGCGTATGACTTATACGGTACTACAAAATTATGGTGGGTATTTGCACAAAGAAATATGGATACAATAAAAGATCCAGTATATGACATTGAAGCAGGCGTTGGTATTTTTCTACCAAAAGGTCCTTCATTAAAACGATTGCTAGGAATGTAAATTATGAGCGGACATCATAGTTTTACCGGAATAAAAAATAATATAACAAAAAAACTGAATGTTATTAGCAATCATCATCCGGAATTAACACAACCTATAAACAATGTAGCCGCTGTCACCAGCGCAATCCATGTTGGCACAACTACAGAATTTAATGCCAGACGGGGAGGCGCTGTTGTTGATGCCGCCAAAGAAAAAGCAATGGACTTTTCAGCATCTCCGGGATCTGTAGGAAAAACATCTACACCGGGCGAACTTGAACCAGGAATTACTCCAGCACCGTGGGCTAATGAACTTGAAGGTTTTGCAAGTATGAACTGTATAGTAACACTTTCTGTATTAAGTGTTGACGAAGTTAACGATCCTGATGGCACTTATAGATCTAGCGGATTGCGAAATGATTCAATAATTGCTAGAAGTGGCGGTAGCGGTAAGTTTAAAGTTAAAACAGCATATGAAAAAGTTCTAGGCAAATCCTTAGAGTTTTTTATAGATGATTTAGAGTTTATAGCAGTATGTTCTCCAGATATTAATTCTAGAAATGCTAACGTAACAACACTAGAATTTAAAATTCAAGAACCATATAGTATGGGATTATTTTTAAATGCCCTTAAAGCGGCAGCAACTATAGGCGGTCATCCAAACTATGTAGCGGCAACTTATATGTTAACTCTTGAATTTGTCGGAACTGACGAAGAGGGTAATGTAGGACAAGCACCTCATTCAAGAAGATTTCTTCCAATTAAATTTAAAAACGTTGAGTTTCAAGTCACTGGCGCTGGCTCAGAATATAATTGTTCAGCATATCTATCCAACGAACAAGCATTAACTGACAGAGTGACTCAAATAAAAACTGATGTTTCAATAACTGGATCAACAGTTAGAGAACTGTTACAAACAGGCGGACAAAGTTTAACAACTGTTATCAATTCTAGATTGCTTGACAAAGAAGAAAATGATGAACTTGACACAGCTGATCAATATGTTATTATATTTCCTAGCTCGGGAGAGTATAATAGTAACAATAGAAACAGCTCTCAAGTTGCTTCAACCCAAAATCGTGCAATGCAAACAGCAGACGGGCCACCTGGCTCTACCGCAGTAGACTTTACATTATCAAAAGCTGAATTACAAAAACAGTATAGTTCTATAACTGGCAATACTGATGATGTTCCTTTAAACTACGAAGAGTATATAAGTCAAATTACTGGTATTGTTAAATCTTCGTCACAATTTGGAAAAGCATTTAAAGATTATGCAAACAGCGATTATGCAAAAAATGAAGTAGGCGAAAGTGACATCATTGCTAACCCAGGCGAAACAGGACAATCGCCAATGGGCCAGATGAAGTATGCAGAAGAGTTAGTTGATAATATTCCTATTTTTTCTAGAGGATCTGCGCAACTACAAACTAGTTCTACTAATAGAATGTTTAAGTTTCTAAAAGGAACAAGAATACAAGATATTATTGAAGAAGTATTATTAATAAGCACATACGGACAAAATCTTGCAACACAACTTTCTGACATTACTGACCCGATGGGAATGATTACTTGGTATAGAATAGAAACTGATGTTTATATAGTGCCCGGTTCGAAAGAAGTTTTACGATCAGGCAATACTCCAAATATATATGTTTATAGAGTTGTTCCGTACAAAGTACATTCTAGTATATTTAATAACCCAACAGCACCGGCTATTGGAATAAGCGAGTTAAAATCAGTTGCCGCTAAAGAATACAATTATATATACACAGGACTTAACAAAGATATTTTAGATGTAGATATAAAATATAAATTTGCATTCCAATCAGGAGCCATTGCTGATTCAGGTGCGCTAACAGCCAGTCAACGAAAAGGTACTGCTAATAAATCTTCAGCTGACCAAACAGACAATGATTATAAACTAAGTCAAGGTGGCACTGGTAATGCTCCAACTGAAGGAATTGGCGGAACATACGAAACTATTAACAATACTGCAATGGCTAATGGCGGCTCGGAGATAAGCAATGCAGATATCAATATTGCAAGAGGATTTAATCAACGCCTAGTAAATAGTCATGCAGACTTGCTTATGATGACTATGACAATTATGGGCGATCCGTTTTATATAAGCGACAACGGCGCTGGCAATTATCATGTTGGCGGAGATAACTCGTATACTAACATGACAAAAGATGGAACAGCAAATTATTCCAATGGACAACTTCATATTAACTTATTATTTAGAACACCAGTTGACATTAATGAAGATACAGGCGGATATATTTACCCTGAAGATTTGCTATTAGTTGAATCATTTAGTGGAATATATTCAGTTATTAGAGTTGAGAGCTCTATTTCAGGAAATAAATTTACGCAAGTACTAACTATGAATAGAGTAATTAACCAACAAGAAACTGAAACAACAGCAGGCGCTGCCAAATTTGAAGAAAGTTTCGGGAGCGAATCTCCTGATTGGCGGGACCGTATGAATAGGCTGGGCGGCGATACAGGCGGCCCTCATGGAGGCATTACTTCAAACATAGCTGGCTCTGGACCAGCTGGGCAATATGTTCCAATTGTTACTCCAGAGGCTCTCAAGGAAGTAGCCGACATAAGAAAACAAGTTGCATTAGACCGCAAATTTACAACACCAACCGGCGGCGCCCGATGATTAGTGAGAAATAATAACAATGTCAGAAAATCCAAATATACTAAGAGCCAACAAATACGTTAACTCCAGTTCGACGGGTCCGTTTGAAGCAATTGTAGTAAACCATTTAGATCCGCATTATATGGGAACATTGCAAGTTGAATTATTAAAGCAAACTGGCTCAGGTAATCAACCTGAAACTACAGGACAAATGGTTGAAGCTAGATATTTAAGTCCGTTTTATGGCGTAACACCTTTATCACAAAATTCCAACAATGCAGGTTACAAAAATACACAAAAGTCATATGGCTTTTGGGGAGTTCCGCCAGATATTGGTACTACTGTTTTAGTAATACTTGTAGAAGGAAATATATCCAAAGCATATTGGATTGGATGTGTACAAGAAGAAAACATGAACTTTATGGTTCCTGGATATGCTGGTACAGATAACTTAGATGGCCAGCCTGCAGGTATTAGGGCACCTGCCGCAGAATATAATAAAAAAATACAGTCAGCAAAACTTACAGATGCAACACGGTATAAAAAGCCTGCACATGATGATATGGCAATAAGTTTAATCCAACAAGGATTGCTAGAAGACGACACTCGAGGAATAACAACATCAAGTGCAAGGCGAGAAGTTCCTAGTGCAGTATTTGGTATTAGTACAGGAGGGCCTCTAGACAAGCGACCTGGTGCTCCTAAGGCAGAACAAGGACCAGTTGGCCTAAAAGCTAACTTACATACCCATAGACTTGGCGGATCATCATTTGTTATGGACGATGGTGACGACAAGTTTATAAGAAAAGGTAAAGCAGAAAGCACTCCGATGGAGTACGTAAGTTTAGAAGCAGGCGAAGCAGGCGGAGATCCTACATTGCCTGCTAATGAATTATTTAGGATGCGAACACGCACAGGTCATCAGATATTAATGCATAATACTGAAGACTTAATTTATATTGGTAATGCCAAAGGCACTGCTTGGATTGAACTTACGTCTAACGGAAAAATTGATATTTTTGCCGCAGATAGTATAAGCATTCATACACAGGAAGATATAAACTTTACAGCAGACAGAGATATAAACTTTACAGCTGGTCAAAATTTAAACATGGTAGTAGGTAAAGATCTTAAAGCTACTACTGGATCTAACACAAACTTTGTTGTAGGAACAAACGCTCTTTGGAATGTAGGCGATAGTTATGAAGTAGCCGCAGGATCTAACATAACACAATCTGCTGAAGAAAACGCAACATATTCGTCTACTGGTAATGCTAACTTTTTATCTGCCGCAGAAGTGTTTCTTGGTTCATCTGGCGGAAATGTTAATATTGATGCATTTAATAATTTAATTGTTAATGCTGATAAAGAAGGCCATATACATATCGGAACTGATTTACATATCACTTCTAAAGGTGAAACAGATATTAAGTCAACTGGCGAAATGGCAGTGCAAAGTACTGCGGCTATGAGGATTCACAGCGAAGCTACACTAGATATTCTTGGAGCAACTACTACAAAAATTACTTCAACAGGCACATTAGACATTAACGGCGGAACTGCAATTAAAGTAACTGGTGGACAAATAGATTTAAACTCTGCAGACGCTATTGCATCTATAGCAGTAGCTGGCGCCGCAGAAACTGCATTAGTACCGGCAGCTCCGACGCCTACTGCTCCTGAGCCGGCAGCACTAGCTGGGCAAGCGGCAAGAGTACCACAGCACGAGCCATGGTACGAACACGAAAACTTAAATCCGTTAGCATACACACCAGAAAAAACTAGAGCAAATACGGAACAAACTCAAACTTTTGTTCCGCGTACTCCAGACACGTTTGCTAAATCAATTGGAGTTCCTAAGAAAGGTGCTCCGCCTACTAAGTCAACTAGACAGAATAATACAGGCGATGTAGGTGTAACAACTAGTGGCACTTATACTACACCTGCAGGAAATCCAGCTAGGGCTACATCAACAAATGCACAAGGTGCACCTGTCTCTAATGATGTTAGGGAACGTGCTAGAATATTAGCACAAAGTATGCGAGCAGTTGGGTTTACTGACAACGAAACATTACTTTCTATTATTGCAGTATGTCATACAGAAAGTAGATTACTACCTGCAGAAGAACTTAGTTATGGAAATAATACAAACGCTTATATTCGTAGTATATTTAAAACTGCAACTAGAGGTGTTAGTGAAGCTGAATTAACTGCGGCTAAAGCAACAAAGGCAACTTTCTTTGAACTAGTGTATGGTAACAACAATAAAAAAGGACTTGAATTAGGTAATGAGTTTGACGGCGACGGCGGAGCATTTATAGGAAGGGGCGTTATACAAATAACTGGTAGAGCTAACTATGAAACATTTGGAAAAGCCGCTGGATTAATAGATGAAACATTAATTGACGGTCCTGTTAGTGATGTTGATCCGGAAGGCACTAATACAAACCCATTTGGTGTTAAAATACTATTTGATCCAAAATTGTTAGCTACTGACTTTGTAACAAGTTGTGACGTTGCGGCACAATATCTTAAAGCAAGATATAGACCAAACCGAGGTAAGGGTATTTTGGGTGATTTACGAATAGCAATTAACCCAGGTGGATACGATCATGCATATCCTAAGGATTTAGCATTTTACAAAGGATTAGATACTACTTGGTTAGAAGCACCTAAGCCTGAATCAACAGCAGGCATTAATGATAATGTTGCAAGTGCAGGCGGCACACAAGAAGTAAATAAAGGACCACAATAATGTGTAATGTTTTTATACCAGAAGTTAAAGTAACACGCCCTGGCATGGTACAAGATTTATCATCACAGTCTGCAGGACTAAATGAACAACGGTTTAATTATACCGGAGCTGAATCAAACCTTGAAGGTGATTATCCTCAAAGCACCGGCGGTTTAAATTCACAAAGTGGATCACCAATTGTCTATGCAGATCCCGGACCAATTCCTTCAGGGCCTGGATACTTAAAATTAAAAGCTATACTTGATAACGTCATAACAGGTGATTGGAAGGAAAGAGGAAAAGTTGGAAATCCAAATATATTAGCATGTTACAGTGTATGTGGACATTCTTATTCGCAAGATAGCGGATCAATGGCATATGCATGGTGCGCGGCATTTATAAGTTATGCACTAAAAACAGCCGGTATTGATAGCTTACGTTCTATGAGCAGTCAAGCATATAAAAATTATGGAAATGAAGTTGATTGGCGCACACTAGACAAAATAAGATACTTAGATATTTGTGTCTTTAAGTCAAGAACACGATCCGGCGGCCATATAGGATTTATTGTAGGTGTAGACAACAAGACAGGTAAACTTAAAATACTCGGAGGCAACCAAGGCGATAATGCTAAAGTATCAACTTACAGTGTTTCAAGTAACAGCCAGTATGTATTAAACATTAAACGTAACTGGGATATTCCAGCAGAGTACAATAAGCCGTTGTTTGGCAATAATAAATTAGATATTAATGCTGTATCAACTGGAACAAATAGTAA